CCCCAGCCATAAGGCGTGTCGTAGGAAGGCATGGCGGCCGTGTAAGGTTTCTTTATCGGACCTTTACCTACCTCGTCGAAAATAGCCGTAGCCGGTGTCAAACCAGCCGTCTTCTGCGTGGAGGTCTTCCTACCCATGTTGATGTTGGCTATAGAGATAATGGCATGGATATCACGTACGCCATTGGACATCCTCTTGCCTAATGTAACGCCCGAACTCCAGTCGGTCTTGGTTCTGTTGATCCTGAAAAAAGGATGCACATGATCAAGACCATACTCACAATACTCGCCGATATTGGATAAGTCACTGTCGCTGAATCCTACTACAGAATGACTAAGACCGATAGTCATCGTAGCGTTCATCTGGAGAAGTGATGACATGATGGTTGTATTATGGGATACGACAAAATTAGTAGTAAGAAACTGATGCGATTTATTATCGACCTCAATACAAGTAGCCTTATACTTCCCGTAATAATCTATATCGGATATCCTAAGTCTGTTATGGGTCTTGGATATATACATATCATCACCATCCATGACACAATAATATCCCATAGACCAGAATATTCTTCTTACGAATGATATAATATACTCACTTTTGTAAACAACCTTAAAACGATCATCGCCGGTGCTTATACCGCAAGCTATCTTCATGAATGAGCTTATAAACAACTCTTTCTGTTTTTTGGATGAATAAATGACATCATCCATCTCCTTCTTGCTTAGCTCAAAGATCCTGTCGGTAGCGCCACAAAGGAAGGAGGCGGCCAGAGACCCCATGAGCTGGGGCGATATCAGCCACCGCCGCTCAGGGAAATCTACCGCCTCACCAATATCTATAGTCATTTTGGAGAAGTCAGAATGGATGATACCCATAGTGCTCATAACCTTATAATCACCATGATACTTGACTTTCCACTGGTGCTGCCCGCAACACACCACGCTGCGACCGTCCTCAAAGGTCACTTTGTACGTATCAACGAATCCCTGAGGGTATACGCCCACTATGGTAGTAAGCTTCCCATCATCACCGTATATGATATCTCCTATATCGGCGAATCCTATTTTCTTAGATCCATAAGGAGTATATATCAGCTCCGAGTCCAGAAGAGCCTTGCCAAAACGACGAGTACCAAACATCCCCAACCCCTTCTTCTCCATACGGGCACGTTGGTACATCTCGGCAAAAAACCATTCGTTGTCACGCAAACGACTGATCGCTGGCACACGTTCCCCGTTTGGAAGATCCTGAAATACGGGAAAGAAATTAACATGCCAATAAAGCCATGGGGGGATGAACGTACCATTGATAGTCACCCCGTACTTGACCTTATAAGCCTCTTCTTTAAAGAACTGCTTAACATCATCATCCTGATCCTCCCATCCGAACAGATCGTTCCATACAGGGGGATTCTTCATGTTTACATAAAATTCTGGACTCGTGCTTAAACTCATTTCATAATATCCTTTAAAACAGACTCGATTCCACCAGAAACCTGACCCTTACGTTCCTTTTTCTGGACATTGCTTACAGACCTATATACATCCATGATTCCGCTTTTTTCCATATACGATTCATTCCATGAATTGATCTTATCGATCAACTTGGATATGAAATCGAACGCCCTTGCCATATCTTCCGGCTTCTCCTTGTCCCAAGGATGCTTATCAATATAAGCCTTGGCATCATCCACGGCCTTGGATATGACCTCAAGATTGTCATTAACCCGATCAACATCCTTACTCGTCGGCTTTCGTCTTCCCTGTGGCATTGGCTTTCATATCCTTAAACTCGTTATACTGTTTCATAAGAAGCTCATAAGATTGAACAACCCCGATCTTACTTACTTCCTTCACGCTCATGTCATGGAACATATCCTCAAGCTCCTTGTCAGCATATCTAAGACGTTCCTTGTCATCATAAAACACGAATCCAGACGTTTTGTCTTCTATAATACTCTTGGCGGTGGACGCATATGTCGTGTCTAAATCCAGATCCATACCGAAGCTGGTAGCCAACTGGATTATGAACATCAACCTAGAATTGACTTTTACAGCCTCTATATTCAACATCTGTATCTTATGGGTCATCTCATGAAGAACGACAAAATCCTCCTCTTTTATCAACGAAGATGATTTAAGGGCTATCTTCTTAGTCCTATCCTCAATATCGCTATACAGACGCTTGCTCTCACGTTTTATAGCCAGCCAATGTCTTATATGAGTATCTGCTTCTTCTTTAAGATAATCCCTGATCTCTTTCTTAATATCCTTATCCTCTTCCATTACGCATTGTAATCGTTATTGTTTAATTCAATCTCATCACTAATACTTTGGTCTATAGACCTCAATAGATCTCTGGTACTAACATCCCGCAAGAAGCGTACATTACCACCATTAGCCCTAGCAACTCTCCTTAAAGCGGAGTAAAGTATATCACCCAGCGAATATTCGGGTAACTCACGGCAACCGACTTCCATAACAATAAGAGCATGGATACGATCATCTATCTTACTTCTTACGGGACTTCGCATAGTATTTACTTATAAGCTTCCCCTATAATACGTAGAGGGAAATGTTTGAAATTACGTTCAGGATCGTCCTTAGTATAACCAATAAGAGATAGATGTTTCTCAAAATAACCTTCCGTGTATTTTGAGGTATCCAACGTCATCCTAAATATAGTTCTATTCTCATTGTCAGGATGTTTGTTATATGACACGTCTCCCATACATCCACATCCAAGATGATGCTCCTTGACATGGAAACCATCTTTATGGGTAATAAATAACACGATTTCTATCTTATCACCTATTTTCTGATCAAAAATATTTAGATAAAACTCGCTCTCATCATCCGTCAGTCCTATATCAAAGGAATCGTTAGGGCACTCGATATTAAAATCGTTATGATCGGCTGTTATCACCTCCATAGCATTCCATTTAGCTTTCTCTCCTTCCACGAACTTCAACGGGCATACCTCGGTCTTCATCCAAGCCTTCTCCTTGATAAAACAACCACACAACGAACATGCCTGTCTTCCCATCAATCTTTGAAGCAATACCTTAGCTGGTAACTTAAAGAAAGCTATATTAGAAGAGTTCTTAGGACATTTCTTGCATAAATCAAGACGATTCTTGTACCACTCCGGATAATCCTTCTCATCCTTAGGAATCCTGCCCAATAAACTGTCTTCCCAAGCTTGGGCTATTACTTGGGCTTTACCAATTGTTTGCACGATAATTATTTTTTAAACTGTTTTTGTTGAAAATCCTGTAATTGTTCCCATGTCATTCCATACCTACATTGATACATGGCTTCATGGTTATCACGTATAAGAGGATCTCCGTTCTTTAACCCCTCCATATCCTCTATTGCCTTAATCTTCTTATCCAGACAATCAAGCTCAATAGGCATCCTTTCATCCGGATAACGATTACCTTCCTTGACAAATATCCGGCGTATCTTATCACGCCTTACACGCATCTCACGGAGATTGCAGATAACGTATCCGATAAACGGGATCCTGATAGATATATTATCGGTATATCTGGAGAGATGATGAATATAAGATACGGATGCTTTCATGCACCACTCGACCTGTTGCTTGGTATATTTTCCTCCAGATCTTCTCACCACCTCATCGACAATATCCCTGTCGAACGAAATAAGACTCCTATCCATCGATGTTAAGCTTATTTCTCTTGAATACGAATCCCATTACACGGGTATCATCACCCTCCCCGTCAAGCACGAAATAGTTACGTAGGCTTCTCATCTCAATAGACAACTCACGGGTACGGAAATTCCCGTTCTTCTTGTCCACCAGAAAACCACCACGCTTCAACTCATTGTTAAGGACAGCGATGTAAGACTCCTTCTGTCCATGACAATCCATGTACTTAGCCCTGGTATCATCAGAGTATCCGTAGTTGATGTAGAAAGAAAGTAAGTTTATCGTCCTTTCGGTGATCAAGCTTCTACCCTTAGAATCCAGATAGCCATTGTATATCCTTAAGAACTGCTGGATCATATCCAGTCTAGTGTCGTAAGGTAACGCAAATACGAAAGCTTTTCTCTGTTCCGGCATATGAAATTAGTTTTCAGCAAAACTACTTAAAAAAAATATCGTTGTCAAGAAATTTTGCCATAATCAACATAATATATGCTGACTAGCATGTATTTACGATAATCCAAAGGGAAAAGGCTAGTGGGGTAGTACGAACGAAGCCATGTATGTCTACGTCTGGCTACAATAGCGAGGACAGTGAAGTTAACGTACGCTACGCACGTGGACGGCGGGGGACAGCCTTATCCTGCCTCACGGGATGCGACCGCTCCCTTTTTCTTTTTGGCTTCTTATCGTCCCATGATATAGTCCAAGGCATCCAAAGGGGAAAAGGTTGGTGGGGGACACGCTGGGACACCCAGGGTAAGGCTACCGCCGTCATACCGGACAATGCCGCCAGAGGTTCGCTATTGACATGGACGGCGGTAGAGTTATGTTAGCCTGCCGGAGCGTGAGCGACCGCATACGACCTTACCTTTTTCCCTTTGGATTCCTTCCTCCCAAGCTATGGGATATAAAGCCAAGGGGAAATGGGAAGCCTTGGGGCGATGGGGCCTGCCGTAGAAGATACGGACGGCCGGAGCGTGAGCGATCGTACAAGACCTCGCTTTTTCTTCTTTGGCTTTTTCTCCACCCGATCCCCTTACCGGGATCCCAGCTTCCGGTATAGAATACGGCTTATACCAGGTTTAGCCTGCGGTATGCTACCTGACGGCACCATACCTTGGCGGTAAAAAGCAATGTTTTATTAAATAGAGACTTTAAGTGGAGTACACAGGAACTCGACGTCAGGAGAGGTTCTGTGTACGGATAGAGATATTAGTAAGTAAAATATATTTATAGAGTTAATTATATTTAATAATATACCTATTAACGCGCGCGTAACAAGTATGTTGAGAAAAACCATCGTTCACGCGCACAGCGTTTTACGGACATCACCTACCCTCCTTAAACAACAAATGGGCGACCTTCACAGGCTACCCATCCATCCGAATAACTTGTTTCGTATTGATGAAACTTGTATATTCGCAGCAAAAACTTTAAAAAAATGTCTGGAACAAAGATAGCACTTTTACAGAAAATGAAATCAAATTTCGATAAGATTCTTACCGAAAAGTATATTCCACGTAATATTCAGACCAAGAAAGATGAGCTAGGATGTGTAAAACTTCCAGCCGGATCACTTATATGTCCAGTTGATTTTAAGCCTGTTACTAATAAGGAAGGCAAGAAAGTGACAGCCATAAAATATTCATTGAAACATGAGGAGTATCATGGATCGGGAATCCGGATCAGCGATGAATGTAAGATGGCAATGATATATCTTATTATCATAAACGTACTCAAACATGTGTTTCTAAGAAAAAGGATGCAAGATGGAAACAGAGATCAGATAGAGATCAATACCAATGATTTTATTGATATTCTATCGGATGGATGCGCTTATTTCTGCTACCGACATGTATTAAGAGATTCTCACGAAGATATAAACTACCAACTTATAAGTCTAAAGGCTTGGGCTGAAGGAGAGATCAGAATAGCATTGTCAGATATCGTAAAATACAAGCATAAGGCTAGTAAGGTACCAAGGATAAAGGATATGTTTGTAAAGAAAGGAGAATCCATATACACTTGCATTGATAAGAATCTTGATTCGGATTCTAGACGAAGAATGGCTAACAAAAGCCGGAAGCTTGATAGGGTGAGAATCCTTTCCAAAATAATATTCAGAGCCAGAACCAGAAACGTACATCACATATACAAGGTAACTAAAAGAAAGACAGTTAAGTTCAATGTAGCATACCTTCTTAATGAGTTGAATAAGAAGCTCATAGGCATAGGTATGCGTGAAATATCTCAATCCACTATATACAGATACATAAGCATGTTCTTAGACATGTGTAAGAAGAGTATATCCGATTTGTATGACGAGGTAAAAAAAAACAATGGAGTGGTGAATACCAAAGACAGAAAGAACGTAACTATCGGATGCTTAAGACTATTATACAAGGGGAAATATATGCATATCCTTATATCGACAGAATACATAAGAGATGTATTTTTAGGAGAAAAATCTTCCGAGATGAGTAAAGCTGGATGATTTGAGTATCAGATATAAAATTTAATATTTACATATTATTCACATTTATTTTTAATAGTTAATTATAACTATTCGTATCTTTGTACCATAAACTTAAAAAGACATGGTACAAGAGGATTTTAGAAACGAAAACGACCTCCTTCGTCATATTATGACGGTGGATAAAAACGTAGAGCAGGGTCGTGCCTTGAAGAAGATTTTCACCACTAGGGAGAATCTGTTTATTACCGGTAGAGCCGGTAGTGGTAAAAGTACGTTCATGAGACGTATCGTAAAGTTCTTGGGTAAGTGCGTTATCGTAGCCCCAACTGGAGTAGCGGCGTTGAACGCCGGAGGACAGACCATTCATTCGTTCTTCTCTATAAAGAACGATCCTTATATCCCTTCTATCGAGAGAGGTATGTTGTCTAATAAGGTGGATGTAAGTCCGTTTATGAAGAAGAAGATCAGAAACCTTGATACTATCGTTATCGACGAGATCAGTATGGTAAGACCTGATTTGCTTGATGAGGTGGCTGACATACTTAGACAATGCAGGCGTAGCAAGGAACCTTTCGGTGGAGTTAGGTTGATTATGTTTGGAGATCTATCACAATTACCGCCTGTGGTGACGGCGGATGATTTTATCGACAAATATTATGAGAGCCGGTTCTTTTTCTCATCAAAGGCATTAAGAGCGTCAGGATTTTCGGTCATTACCTTCGAGAACGTATTCCGTCAAAAAGATCCTCAGCTTCTTTCCGTACTTGAGGATATAAGATGTGGGGTTATTACCGATGAGTCAAGACAGATATTGGATAGTAGGGTCAAGTATCCGGATAATATGGATAATACTATAATCATATGCTCAACTAATAAAGAAGCTTATGAGATAAATAAGACTAATCTTGATAAGATCAATAATAAGGTATTTAAGTTCGATGCTACTGTATTCGGGGAAAAGCCTGTAGCTCCCTGTGAGGATGAGCTTATAGTAAAGGTAGGAGCTAAGGTCATAATAACCAGAAACGGCAATGGGTATGTCAATGGTTCGATGGGTATCATAACCAGCATAGATACTGTTGATGAGACGATATATGTTCATCTAGATAACGATACTGAGGTGGAGATAACCAAAGAGAAGTGGGAGAAGATAAAGTACAAGCAGGTGGATGATTCTCTTGAAGGCATTTCTTGCGGCTATATAATACAATATCCATTGAGGTTAGGATACGCTATAACCGTTCATAAATCTCAGGGAATGACTTTAGATAATATATTCGTAGACATCAGCAGAGCCTTCGAAATAGGACAGATATATACCGCTCTTTCAAGATGTAGGTCTATAGACGGGCTTTATCTGAAATCAGTGCCTAAGGAAGATATGGTACTGCTAAGCGATAAGATATCTGACTTTATAGAGAAGGTGGATGAGAATGAGGGTGTTTTGAATCCGGAAAAGATATCTGATATCGGGAAGGATATGATAAAGAAACAACAGGATTTATTTAACTTCGAGGAATACGGATTATAATGGCTAAGAAAGAACTTTTTTCAGACGTAGATGAGTTAGTATCATCTTTAAATAAAGAGCTTGGAGAAGGCTCGATAATGAACTTCGGTGACGATAAGCCTATAATATCCATACCAAGGGAAAGTACCGGATCGCTGGTGGTGGATAAGGCCCTCGGCGGAGGATGGGCGGTAGGCCGGATTCATGAGCTGGTCGGGATGGAATCTTGTGGCAAGACTATGATGTGTACGTTAAGTATGATCGAGTTCCAGAAAAAACATCCAGATAAGCTAGTAGCTATAATAGACGTGGAGAACGCTTTCGATATTGAGTACGCTAGGAAAATGGGATTGGATATAAACCGGTTCTTGATCTCCCAGCCAAGCTACGGGGAGCTGGCTATTGACATCACAGCCAAGTTAGTCGAATCCGGGAAGGTCGGATTTATTGTCGTAGATTCTGTAGCCAATCTGGTACCGAAGAAGGAGATAGAGGGCGATATGGAAGACAGCAACATGGGATTGCAGGCTCGTTTGATGTCCAAAGCCATGAGGGTTCTTACAGGGATCGTAAACAAAAGCGACTGTGTTCTGGTATTCATCAATCAGTATCGGGAGAAGATCGGTGTTATATACGGCGATCCTAAGGTAACGACCGGAGGTAATGCCCTTAAGTTCTATGCCTCTATCCGTATGGAGATGGCGAGAAAGAAGGTTATATTAGGAGAGGACGGATCTTCGGTAGGTCATGAGGTTAGGATAAAGGTTCTGAAGAACAAGACAGCCGTTCCGTTCCAAATAGCAGAGACAGCCTTGTATTATGGCGTGGGGTTTGATAAGGAGCTTGAGCTTTTGAAGTTATGCGAGGAAACCGGTATCTTTACCCGTAAAGGATCATGGTACTGGTATGGGGATGTTCGTGTAGGGAACGGAGTCGATAATACGTTAAGTATTATGAGAGATAATTGTGAGTTATGTCAAGAATTAAGAACTAAACTAAATATTTGACTATGGCAATAGGAGTAAAATTTGTGGATGTAATTCCATCCAGCGTAGAGAATGCTGTGGAGGTTAAGAAAGGGGATGTGAAGAACTACCTGTTCGTAGGTATTCCTATGAGCGAGTTTATTGGAAAGAGATATGAGTATGAGGGATTCATATACATGTGCCTACAAGGTGTCACCGGTGGTACGGAACTTGGTGGTGATATAGCCATAGCCGTGTTGAGACCGGTTCGGCCAGCGACAGGACAGGCTTCTTATCATTTGGTATCGTATACGCCTCTCACATATACGAGATCTGATGTAGCGATATTACTTAGAAATGGAGATTTTAAGGTTGTTAAACGTGATGATTGTAATCTTATCTGATCATGGGTACGTATATCTCTATAAAATCAACAGTAAACGCATTCAGGTACGGTATTGATCCTATACCTGAATGGTTCGATAAGATATCTAACAAGACTGATGAGGTTGATGTTATGGTTGAAGGGAATAAGGTAAAGGCATTGGATATAAGGCTAGAAAATGGTATTCTACGGGCTTTTTACGGTTATTATATAGGTATGTACCCAGATAAATCGATACAGGTGTTTAGACCGGAGGATTTTCATTCATTATATACGATTAAAATATGAAAATATACACTGGACTGATAAAAGATCTAGGATGTAGATGTTTTTATTACAATAGCGGTATGAATATACCTATTGGGTTCGTATGCGCTGAGATACCTGATATTAGTTCTATATTATCATCAAAGAATGGATTATCTCATTTTTATGAACATATGATAATAAAACGTAATGATGATATTAGTGATAAGTTATTCTTTGATTTTAATGGATATACAGATCCTAGATCATTAGTATTTAAAGGATTTACATTGCCTGATGTTGATATCAAGAAGTGTATTGATTTTTCTTATAATTTTATCGTATATCCAGACATAAGTGAAGATCTTATAGAAAGTGAGAGGAATGTTATATTGACTGAAATTGATAATGATGAATCATGTATTAATATAGATAGACTTATAAAACTATCTGGAATAGATAAACGTTGTTTTATAAACACATTAGGTACTAAAAGGTATGTCAGCAAAATAACAAGGGATGATCTTTATATGTGCCGAGATACGATATTGAATAAGTCAGAAATGGTATTTCATTTATATGGATGTGATGATTTTATGAATAAATATGTATCGGATATAACGGAATTATCAAATGACGTTGATATTAATACATACTATCGTAATAGTCTTAAATATTTCCATGTTCATGGTCCTAAATATGGTGTTTATAAATATACTAAAAAGCCCAAACAGTTATATGTATCATTTGTATTAGATAATTATAATTTTAAGAAATTGTGTGTGTTGCTTATCATATTATCTATGATGTGTGATAATTATAATTTCTCTATGTTTAATTATCTTAGATCTAACGGATTATGTTATTCAGTAAATAGGAGATATATAGAATGCACGAATAGAATAGTAGCCAACTTGATAATTGACGTAAGCCCAGATAAATGTGAGATCACAAAAGATTATGTGGTTGATTATATTAATAACTTTAAGCTTATAGCAAATAATGACAACATAGAATATGCTATAAGAATGATTAAATTAAATGATAGATTGAATATAATGAATATTGAGGATTACCACGATGCCTATATATCTTTTGTAAGATCAAGACTTAATGGGGTAATGGATTTATATAAATCATATGACAATATATCTGTGGATGATGTTATGGATATGATTAAAGATATTACCGAGAATAGATTAATAATTCAATACTGCTCTTTATGAATATAGCGATAGGAATAGATCCGGGTATAGATACCGGAGGATTGTCTATGATCCCGGAGAACGGAGAGATTAAGGTAATCATGACACCAAGGATATCAGCTAAAGGGGATATAGATCTTAGGGCCATATCAAGTTTCTTCCTTGACGCAGCGGATAAAATCCAAGAAGAAGGTGGGGGAACGCTGGCGATCGCCGTCGAGGACGTCCACAGCATCCACAACAGCTCAGCCGCCAGCAACTTCACCTTCGGCGGACGGCGCCGGGAACCAAACGCGCTCTTCGCTATGATGGTGGAGATGATGGAGCGATACCACTCGCATCCGGACGTCAGGTTCATGTTCGAGGAGGTACAGCCAAAAACATGGCAGAAGGAGCTTCATACGACAGCCGATCGGGTGTATACGGCGGCTAAGCTGGATACGAAAGCTACCTCCATCCGATGCGCCATACGCCTTTTCCCTTTGGTGTCTTTCGTAAAACCATGGTCAGGTAAAGGAGTTCAACCTACCAAAATACAAGATGGAATGTGCGATGCTACGCTTATAGCCGAGTATATTAGACGTAAGTTTAAGTTATTTTAATACTATTAAGCGTTTGTTGTATTTGAATTAATATAATTATGATTACATTTGCAATGTAATATAAAGGTTGTTCATTATGTTATTTAAGTGCTTGTCGAAATCATTGAATGAGAAGTTAAGTAAATTAGAATTGGTTGTTAAAAATGCCGGATCTAATTCACTCTATAAGAATATTAAGATAGATATCATCAATAGTCTAGCTTATATTACTTCCGTAAACGCCAAGGTATGTGTTATAGAGAAGCTGGAAGTGGAGTCTGATTCTAACTTCTCTTTCTTGGTAGAGGCAAGCTCTTTCATAAGGTTTGTAAAAAAACAGAAGAATGGTGAGATTAAGATCGTGCTTTCCGATAAGAAGGACAGTATTACTATATACTACGCCTCTGGTGAGTATAGCTGTCCGGCCTTTGACGTAAATACTTTCCCTATGGTATATAATATCCCTGATGGAGGTATTAATGTTAAGATGAATGATTATGTATCGGTCCTTAACAAGGCCAGTAATTATACGGAGATCAACGAGCTTTATCCTTGCATAGAGAATGTGGTCATTGATATTGATGATATTAATATTAATATAGTAAGTACTGACAGGAATACTATTTACAGGTATTTTATCCCTAATCAGGATAAGGTAGAGAAGGTATTTATCCCGGTATCAAACGCCTCCTCTTTATTACTTGATAAACATATAAATAAGTCATTAGATACGTTGTCTATCAAAGTAGATGATACTAGGACTTACTTCTCTACCCCTGATATGGATATGTATGAGATTCACTTTGACGGTAATTATCCTAACTGGAGGTTCGTGGACGAGCATTTTGTCAAAACAAGTACCTATGTCTTTGATAAGGATCTACTCGTCCAGGCCCTCCAGAATAATATCAAGGTAAATGAGTTCGATCATTGTAGATTGATATTCACTGAAAAAGGATGCGGTATTATGTCAGAGAACCCTATGTATGGAAGATCTTGTAAGGAAAGGCTTACGGCTTTATCGCATAACGGTAATGATATTATATGCGATGTGCTATGTGGTAGGTATCTTGGTATAGTTAAAAGCATATCATATAATAGGATAGTTATCGAGCATGACCATAAATCTCATTTTAATAAGATTTATGGGGAAAATAATAAGAATGAGTATTTCTTATCATCATCAATTATTGTTTAATTTTTAAATATATATAATATGGGAGTTCGTGAAAATTCGCTAGGATCTAATAATCACTACTTTAAGATAAGTGGTGGTGGAGTTCTTTATCAATCATCCAAGGAGCCTAAAGAAGGTTATGAGGAACATGTGAATGATAAGACCGGGGCTGTATCTTATTGGAAAGTATTTTGGAATGGTATAGAGGGATATTTATCAGATATTGAGATAAGGGAGGTTGACTATAACGGGGCAAAAACTAAATACGTAGCTATAAAAATAAGCGATGACGAAGGAAACTATATTATAAATGTTCCTTTGATGACTCAAAAAGGAGGTATTAATAATTATGTTAAGTCATTGGTGAGATACTTGCCTAATATCGACCTGAAACGTAAGGTAGTGATCAATCCTGCTCATGCTAAGAAAGGGGATCAATATGCTCCCGGTAATTTCTTTATCTCATACGCAAGGGAGACCCCTGACGGTAAGGACGAGCTTATCCAGCAATATTATAAGAATGGGCAGAATGGATGGCCTGACAGGGTTGAGAGTACTGATATAATGGGGAATAAGAAGTTTGATTATACGACCCAAGACGCTTTCGCTTATCAGGTACTTAATAAATATATCCAAAGTATTAAGACAGATGGTGTGAAACCTACTCAGTCGGCAAGCCAAAACAACGCTGGTGAGGCTATAACGCAAACGCCCCCACCGTCATACGCTACGCAGGCTCCGCAGCAGACGCCTCCTCCATCATACCAGCAGGCTCCGCCTCAGACAGCCCAAGCGCCTTCTTTTGGAGGTCAGCAGCCGCCACAATATCCTCCTTTTGGAGACGACAGTGACCTACCTTTCTAATTAACTAATTGAAAATGAGTAATTTAATGGAAAGCAATTTTAATATATCTACTAAAGTGAACCGTGTCTCGATGCCTACCCAAAATAAGGTAGATACGGTTATGAAGAACTTAGGGCATCGACCTTGTGTAGCGTATTCCGAGGAAAAGAATATGTATTATAAGGACGGAGAATGGGTAGCGTCAGATCTTGACGCTACTATCTTACCTCTTAGGGAGATGTTCGAAAAGACATCTGATTTGAAGTTAGGATTGAAGATCGTGTATTTAATAATCAAATTATAATATGGCCACAATTGAAGATATCAAAAAACTTCTGGAGAGTAAGTCATTTACATCAGCCAGAGACCTTGATGAGCTTGAGGAGAAGCCGGATGATAAACAAAACGAGGTTAGATTGAATTGCGAACCTATGGTAGGGATGGTGGAGAAAGAGGGAAAGATCTTCCTTAACTCCGTAAGATTCTCGAAAGCATGGAACTCGTTGGGTAAGGATATTCCTATCAAGCAGGGTAATGCCTTCCCATTAGGGCAGGGTGATGTCCTTGATATAGACACAGGGGTGTGGGCATCGTTCCCGGATAATACCATAGGGGTGTTGATGATGCTGCCGTCGTTTACCGGCGATACGGGACTTACTTTGGTGGGATCACCGTTCGTCTCGTCTAATAACGGGAATATCATGATCAGGGTCACTAATGTCCGTAAGGATATGGCTATAGTCGAGAAAGATAAACATATAGCTGAGTTAATTATAGTCGGTAAGATAAATGCCGATATTCGTAAAACTTATAACAGTGATAAAAATGTTCGGATTGAAGATAGTAAAGAGTAGTTATATAAATACTCTAAATCAGGATCTTGATGAGGCTATTAGCTATTCAAGTAGATTAAAAAGAGATTATGAGGATTCCCGCAAGAAGATAACGGAATTAGAAGAGAAAATAAAGTATCTTGATACGCTTGTCGATTCTCTTGATATGGATATAAATTCCAAGGATTCTCATATAGTTAAGATGGGGAATGAGCTTAGTAAATCAAGAGAGCTATATAATGAGTCGGTAAAAGAGAAAGAAACTCTTAAACGGGCTTATATGGATATCGAGAAGAAACATAAACTATCATCTAAATTACTCGATGAGGCTATAAGAAGATATAAGGAACTTGAGGACCAGAATAAAATTATGTCAGATCGTATCAAGTATCTGGAGGCAGAGATTTTAGACATCGATGTTCCTGATGAGGTTGTTGTTGATGAGGATAAGATGGATCCTAACTCAGGTCATATTGATATACCTGAAAATAACGCTCCTGAGGTCGCTGATGCCGGTATTGACGTAAATGTCGAGAATAAGGCGGAGGATAAGAAGAAATCTAAGAAACGTAAAAAATCTAAGAAAAGTGAATAAGATCTTGTTTTTCTTGTTAACGTTATTTACCTTAGCGGTTGTCGGATGCAGTACATCAAGAACCTATTATACGGAATATGATACTACTGACATATCTTATGTGGTGGATTCCATAGTGTCTTCCGGAACCGTGATGGGCCAATGGAAGGAGTGGCGGTTTACGCTGGACGACGGCCGGGTCGATAACTTTGGCTTCACCGCCCTATACGACGCCAAGGGGAAGGCTAGGGGGTCTATACAGGTAAGGCAAAGATCCGATACGTTTAATATCAAGATAATTGATTACCATAAAAAGGATAAAAAATGAGTTACGGGTTAGGATATATACCATCCCCTGTGGATGACAGAGACGCTATCATGAATATGCAGCATGAGGCTGTTCCTGATGAGTATAAGGTCAATAACGTTGATAGCGTAGTGGATCAAGGATCTTCTCCTATTTGCGCCGCGGTAAGCTTAGCTGAGATACTTAACTGGAGAAAGAGTATAAGGGCTATTAAAAGACCGGCTAAGATCTCTCCCTACGATATATATGATCTGAGAGAGGATAAGGATCAGGACGGTATGGTTCTTCGTGACGCTATCAAGTCTATCAAGAACGTAGGCGTAGATGGGGAGAAAATAAACAGTTACGCTAGGATCATAGATCCGGTATCGGCTAAGGTAGCTTTGATGCTGAATGGGCCTTTGGTTATAGGTCTGTATTGCTATAATTATGGTAATCGATTCTGGCAAGGCCAAGGGCAGAACTTGGGAGGTCATGCCGTTATCCTCACCGGCTGGGACAAGGCCGGCTTCGTCCTACAGAACAGTTGGGGGACGGGATGGGGTAGGTCTGGTGTAGAGACGTTCCCGTTCGAGGATTGGTGCTATATGCTAGAATGTTGGACAATAGTTTCATGATAGATTCATAAGATGAAAATACCTAAAGGAGGTAAGAAAAGGATGAATCAATCTCCTTTTAAGGTTTTCGGGTTCAAGCTGTTTGATAAGGTAATGTTTCAAGGAGAAGAGCGTTTTATTTACGCAAGAAGACTTTCTGGACAATTTAAAATAAAAGATATAGATGGGAACAACGAAAGGAATATCTCTTATAAGAAATTAAGATATGTCAGCCATGGCTTGATATCTATTAAAACTAATTTATTTTTATCACAATGAATATTGTATTTAATAAATCGTTCATATATGAATGAGAGATGATAAATGTATAAAATATATTTATATAAAATTTAATAATTTAACTATATGGATATAAATCAGATAAAAACGTATCTACCATCAGGATGGGATGTGGTTGATCTAATAGATCACGGCATAATCGATCTTGATATTATGAACGGGAAGATGATGGGTGAGTATGTGGCTGTGTTGATGATAAAGTCTTATGATAAGATTACTGAATCACATAACTTAACCACTTTCTCGTTCCATGATAAAGATATGGATAAGTTGAGGATGTTGATAGGTAATGCTATAATGGCGGTAGGATATAGGAATAATCCTCTGACAGGAGATGGGAACACGGCGATCAAATAAAGGTGCTGAATATACTGAGAGAGGGATATTGGATATCCTTAACAGACAGTTCTTGGTATCTCCTAGATGGATTATAAACAACTTATATGTCTATAACTGGGAGTCTGATTATCTGGCTATAACCAGATCCATGTACGCCTATGAGGTTGAGGTTAAGATCTCGCTTGCTGACTACAACAAGGATTTCGAGAAAGAGGGTAAGCACCAAGTAATGCAAGGCTGGTTCGAGGCACGGAAGCAAGCCCTGTACGAGACCGGGGACTGGGTCAGGTATGGCCGCCCCAACTACTTCTACTACTGCGTTCCGGATGGGTTGGTTGATCCTAAGGACATACCTCCGTACGCCGGGCTTGCTTATGTTTGTGGCAGGAATTTGAGAAAGATCAAGGACGCCCCTATCCTGCACCGTGATAAATTTGACCCCGAAGCTTATAAGATGGCAGACAAATTCTACTACAATTGGTGGAACGAGAGACGTAAAGCCAGACAGATAGAAGGGAAGGATATGAAAGACGAGTTCAGGAAAAGCATGAAAAAGGTGAAGGAGAAGATAACCGTCGATGCTAAGATTAAGGCGATGGAGGCGTTCTGGAGCGTCTGCGATTACGCCTACTGGCCGTATGGGGGAAGAGGGGTGCCCGGAATGAGACCCAACTGTTCCGCTTGTGGCGAGGAATGTAAATTACAATGTCCGAAAGGAAAGGAATTTAAAAACAAAATAAGATGAGCAAAATTAGAAGTGTATTGGCGAAAGTCATTTCGTTTGCCTCTGAGCAACCTATGAGTTATAACGAGGCGTTTGAGTTACTTGAGGATGTAGATACGTGCAAGGTCAAGATCTGGCTGGAAGAAGGGGCTAAGATGCCTAAATACGCCCATGAGGATGACGCTTGCATGGATTTGTTTGTTAAGAATATAGAACTTGACAGTGGTAGGATCATATACCATACTGGAGTGCATATAGCTTTACCTGAGGATTATGAGATGGAGATCCGCCCTCGTAGTAGTATCACCAAAACCAAGTCCGTTATCCAAAACGCCCCGGGGACCGTTGACGAAGGATATAGAGGGGAGATTATGGTAGTGACTAGACGTATAGATCGTTATGGTGACCCTTCTTATTCTAAAGGAGATAAAGTTGCTCAGCTACTTATTCGTAGACGGGAACGCATCGTATGGGATCAAGTGGAGTCGTTAGAAGGCCTTGGAGAATCCGAGAGAGGAAATGGTGGGTTTGGTAGTACTGGAAAGTGATTAATGTCTTATGAGCGGAAGAATTAAAATAAAGCCCAAAAATAAGGATAAGAAACCTAAGATCGATGTATTTAAGGTAATAGAGAACCGGTTCAAGAATATGAACGAGCTTCGGGATCTTATCGACATGGATCCAAGGAAAGGGCTGGTCAGGATCCGGGACGGGGCCGGCTTTAGGGAGGTGGAGCGCGGCGGATGCCTGCACCGGAACTACCTTAACCTATTGGAGGAGGAGCTGGGGGCTAAACTATCAATAGATCTGATTGATAAGTATGTTAAAAGAAAATAGCACATCACCTATCCTAGTAATTACCTAGGGTAGGTTCGTTTTGTACACCGAAGTATCTACCACGATCTGGCTATCTATATCCTCAATCAACTCAATGATCTCATCTCTTATATCGTAAGAAAGCAAGATCGTGATTATGGTTAACATAAAAGATAGTATTATCCCGAATCCTATTATGACAATGATATCATTATACCCTATATCTAATATCGGCATTACAAACATCAACCCTGACGTGAATATCATTACAAACAACGTGGATATCTCATTTATCATGTCCCGCTCCATCGTATCCTTAATCATATCTCCTCAACTTTAGTATGATTTATTATCCTACTGATATGACGGATGCTTAATCCCGTCCTGTCCTTTATCTTACCATATACGTAGTTCCTTGATACGACCGTAGCCAAATCACCTAACTCGTCCAGTATCTCATTATACATCCTATGGATCTCGTTGTTGCGGATGACCGTACTGTCCCTTACATATATCTTCTCAACATCATCGTCGCAGAAGAAGATCTTAAGCTTATGAAGTATGTCTCTAAACATGATTATCTTTTTGTCCCAAAGATATGAAAATTTGAGGATAAAACCAGAAGGAAGCCAAAAAGAACGGGAGGCGGTGGGAGGACGGGGGGGGATGCCCGGAAGGATGGAAGCCAGTCCTTTCCCTTGGATTCAGCGACATGATCTGAGAATAAATCATATATTTGTATGTACAAAATGCATAATAATATGATATTAAATAAAATTAATTCAATGGGGGGGGGTATTTTTTCATCCTCCATAAAAATTTATCAGTATGCTTAGAAGAAGATTTCATTCATCAGGAATACATCCGTCTAACGCCGGCGATGGAGTATATGGAGTTGCTAAAAATCTAAAGTTACTTCCATCCAATAAGGTAGATGCCGAATGTATTGGAGCTGCTTTGATACATAAAGGCCATAGGATTATGATCGAAAAAAACGAGAGTAAAAATCCTAGTTATAAACAGGCAACAGAAGGTATGTTGGCCAGTGACAACTTTGTATGGGGAGAATATTTGGTAGATCAATACGAGATCCCTAATTATGATACTATTGATTACGATTACCAAGGCCTTACTAGCGCATATCTTATGAGTAATTCCGGGATATATAATGGTCAGCCACATATACCAAATGACATATCTCAATGGACCGGAGTGATGTCTGATTGGAATGGTAAATCTAATTCAGAGGTATTAAAAAAGATTGGAGCCACAGAACAAGGATCTTATGCTATCTCAGGCAATCTTCTTAATGGATTCATAAATAGTAGCGACGCCCTTGGATTCGATGACTGGTATATCCCCTCTTGTCCGCAAATGTCATTGGTATATATGAGGATGGTTGATATAAATGATATATTGTATCTTATTGGAGGTAAGATGTTCCAAGCCTCAACTGAGGCGTATATGACAAGCTCTGAATGTAATGATAGAAATTATTGGTCGGTTTCAGGCTACGGTCAAGTAGGCGTATCGGATAAAAGAAATCCTAAAAGAATTAGACTGATACGAGATCTATAATATTAAGGTAGTGGTAGTGCCACTACCTATCTAATTATCCCATAAAGATATATACCAAGGGAAGTAGCCGGCGGAAGCCCCGATGGGTAGGCCCGGAGGGATGAAGGGAGGCCTCCCTCCATTTGGTACTACATCCTCATCACAAGCTATCATTAGGTGCTACAATTACTATACCTACTCTATAGGTGTTATTGTAAATGCCAGTTCCAACTGCAACAGATTGGCATCCATGGCAGGTATTGGCTACTATACAATAACCACTTGTTATAAGATTACCTTGCCAAGTTATACGATTGTTACTTGTAATCTGATTATAAAATTCAGACATGTAAGTGAAATTGATGATCTCCTCAGGATCGGTTATCTCCGTTATAGGAGTAAATTTAGTTATCCTATGCCCGTATAACTCCGTATCAGCTAAATCACAATGCACACCAGAATCATATAGATACGTAAGAGTCCCTTTTGAAACACCTCCAGATGTGCCTAATAAAACGTTGTACTCATATTGTTGATCCTTTGAAACTATCTGTCCACCTATTCTTATAACTTCTATCTTCTTATTGCGATATATATCAAGATAAGATCCGTTAAAATCAGATTGATATGTATCTCCATCAATATATATATCTACAGGATTAGGACACATGCTCTTGTCTATATTAATACGGTAGTGGATCTTACCGGAAGAAGAAGTCCTGCGCCTAAACATACCCCCTCCTTATCTGAGGGTTAAAATACCCCCCCCATGTATTCAACTTCTTTATTCATAATATGTTATGTTTTAATTATATCGCAAATGTAATAAAATTAATGAGAAAGTCGTTAGGGGATGAGAGATGGGATATGTTGGGACGCCGGACATATTGGGATATGCGGGATATGTGGGACGGACCACCTCCCCGAAATCGGCCCGGCCGGGCTGCCGTTTTTGGGGCCGCCCCCCCAATCCAAGAAGGGCGGCAAATGGGAACGGAAAACAACCAGCGATCCAAAAAAAAGAATGCTTATTTTCAATTTAAATTGTTGATTATCAATGATATAAACCAATATTTTAATATACATTTACATTTGATTAGTTTTATTATATATAATCGTTGAATTTTTATTGTAAAATATTTGTTTGAAAATAAAACATGTACTATATTTGCAATGTGAGATAACAATATTAACAAACAAGGCGTGCTAGATGCCTATACAAGTCCCTAGGGCAAGGGCAAATCTAATGACAAGTAAAGATCTTAACAAAGTACAAAACGAGGTAAAAAAAGCAAGTGAGAAAACATTAACAGGTGCGGTCAAAGCATGGTGTAACCTGTTTAAATCAGGCAAAGAAATCAACGAGATTTTGAAAGATAATGATATAAAAGTAGACAAAGCTATAGTACCGGCTTTGGTTGCTTTGGCAAAAGATAAAGAGGTAGTAATACAACTTTGCAAGGATATATTGCCACGTGTGGATGAAACTTTTTGCGCTTACAAGGAGATCGAAAGAATATATCTCGATAAACAGGATCAGGATAAAAACACAAAATTATCAGATGATAAGGTAGCTGAAATAGCGATAACAGGCAAAGCGCATAAACGCTTTGGATATAACGAGCCTATAGAATATGAAGGGGGTGTATATTATGATGTGTTTAACGGATCTGATAAACGTATTGTAAAGTGTGCGGTACCTATCAAGCGATACACATATAATTTAATAGCCAAATGTATCACTTACTACCTAACACACTCTAAAAATGATAGATAAATAGACGGGCTATAATAGCCCGTTATGGTTGCATACTCTTGCGTCCTCGTCGCGCAACCGGACTCAGACTAAAAGAGCTAGTTATTTAACATATTGATATAAGCATACACAAGTGGGTAGGGGTATAGCCGTTGGCGTTCGATAGCTTGTGTAAATAGGCCGCCGCTTAACAATGTGGTTTAGGTCCGTTTTCAGTCGCAAGACGGACCGTTATTCTTTGGGCTTGTATCAAGACGGGTTAATACGTCCGGTTTCCGGATAGGCCGTGTAAAACACGGGGTATATTGGTGTATATACACATGTATAGGGCGTATGTCCATACGTTGCTAGAGTAACACGTATGGAGTGCATAACGGAGTTATAACCGTGCTAATGTATCAAAACAATAGCGTTTAAGGTGGCTTAAATACTTATGCGCTATATGTAGTAGCAAAATAACAACCCTTACAAGGGTATTTAGTGCGGTTAAATTGACGGACGAAATACGCCTTGTCGGTACGTATCACGGGTAACGTATGTACGTATTTGGCTTCGTTCGTTCGGGGCAAAGGGACAAACCAAAGGGAGTCGGGCGGGTGTGGTGTGCTCGGCTAGCTGTATTGATAACGGCGGCCTTGTGCCTTTATAGCCGTGTCCGTTCTTATTGGTGTAATTAAATGAATATATTATGTACAAAAAGAAATTCGATAATTTGAATAGGAAACTATCTATTCAAAAAGAAAAGTCTTTAGAGGCTGCAAGAAAGTCTCAAATGGAGTTTTATATTGAGCTTACCAAAGAACTATACAATTCTAATAAATTAGATTGTAGTAGGGAGTCTGATAAATGTAGGCGGAAACGTGTTAGTTACATGGCAAACAAATTACGGCAATAGATCGTTTGTTTTTATTTGATTTAAAGTTTGTGCCCTTTCGTACTGTAGTGATATAGGACGGAAGGGCTTTTTTGTGCCTATATTTTACAAAATGATAGAATGTGTATATATTTTGCTTACACATAAAAGTGTTAAGGCGGCAAATTTTAAGCCTTGATCGAAAATGTGTAAGTAAAATTCTTTATTTAGCATCATTTTGTATACATATATATCCATGCGGACGGGTATATTGTGCCCTTATGTATGGTTTTGCGCTTGAATCGATCCTAAAAGGTATATAATAGGCGGTACTTGTTGTATATTTTTTATCTATATCTAGGCTTGTCTTCCTTTAGAGGTAGCTCTAGGGGTTGATATATATTATGTTGTTGATACTCAATTATTTGTATTATTTGGTTATTGTTTTTAAATTACGGTTACTTATTGTATATTTTTATGGGTGTATTTATATATTTGGTGCTTACCTTGTTTTGTGGGTATATGGCGTTTGAGTTGGGGCGGTATGTTATAGCTACGGGCGACGCCCTGCCTATAATCATAGTTTCTTTATTGGTTTTATTATCAATATATTGTATTAGGCAAGTATATAAGGCAATCAAGAGCAAAGACCTCGATATCCTAGACTGAACGGGCGTTCCACGTGGAACAATCGGGAGGAAGGTCTCGGTTTTTGTGCTGGGAGTTGGTGGGGTTGATTTGTTTTGCGGGAGGGGACACTTCCAAACAAGGGAAAACAAGGGAAAACAAGGGAAAACAAGGGAAAACAAGGGAAAACAAGGGAAAACAAGGGAAACAGGGGAATCCAAGGTGAGATAAGGAATCCCGGGAAACAAGGGTATCTTTATAGTAAGGGAATCTTATGTGTATGAAGGTATGTTTATGTATGGGTGTGTGTGTTTCTTTGGGTGATGGTGGGAATGTAGGAAGCCAAGGGAGAACGGGGGGGCGGCGATGGCGTGGAGTAGGTCCCGCTGGTCGTCCGTCCCTGTTCCCCTTTGGCGGTAGTGTAATATTAAAAATCTGACAGTGATATGACGAAAGAAGAAGCAAGGAACGTATTTGGCGGTAGTATAGTAAATAATCTGCTGTCGCTAGGGGCTGAGCCTACCAACGTGGTAAGGCAAGACGGGTTGATAGAATGGAAAAGTGATGGATATATAGAGGTAGGAGGCGTACAGGTATGGGCCTACTATTACTTTGAGGATGGTGAGGACGTTGATAGGTGCGACTGGGAGGACCATATGGAGATAGAGGTAGAGGAATGTTGGATTTAAAACCAGTTAATGGTGATGAAATAACACCAAGGGGAACGGGCGGCGGTGTCACGGCGTGGTAGGCTGCGGGTGTCTACCGCCGTTCTTTTTGGAGTGGTAATATAAAATACTAATAGTATGGACGAGATTATAAAATTACAAGATGAGATACTGTCTTACCTTCATAATAATATTACAAAGGATGAGGCGTATTATATCCTTACGACTGATAAGGATATGATAGAGATTCTTATAGCTGATAAGAAGGACGGAAGCAAACGTATCAAGATTCTTGATATGGAATATACTATCGAGAAGGATGATATGTTATTGTTATTCGATACTGATGGGATAATAGACGAATGTCTTTTGGTTGCCAGCTACATAGGGGTAAATATGTATTTCCGCAGGCAAGATGCCAACGCTATTTTGAATAACATCAATAGAGAGAAAGTTATGAAATATCCTTACATAGCTATTCAGTTAGATAATATACAGACTATCGAAAAGCGTAGGGTTATTTTTGAGATCACCGGACATAGGATAGATGATAACAAAGAGAAAATAGATTTTATGTTTGTTTATTTTATGGCTAGAATATTATGAGAGCGAGGAGAACTGTGAAGGAAAGAGATATTGTGAAGATATTGGTATTCGGGTATGATAGGATGCTTATAAAATCCATTAAGGATTCCGGATTCAGAAGTATGTCGGATGTAATATCGTACGCCAATAATATGGTCGGGGATAAGCCCATTGATCATATTAGGGTATCAAATGAGGCTCGTGGATGGTGTGGGTCATATACTAATTATGGTAAAAGAATAGATTAGTTCGATAGTAGGATATGATATGAGAAGGATTATAAAAGAGAAAGACGATATCAAGGTATCTATATTTAGTGGGGATAGATTGGCTCGTGTTTTCATTGATTCTGGATATAGGAATATAGCTATGGTGATAGCCGATTGCGGTAGAATAGCTAATGGTTGTTATCATATACATCATATTGAGGTGGTAAATATGGATAGGGAATGGTATGGCACATATACCGCTGATGGAAAGAAAATTAATTAATATAAATAACATCATGAATAATATCATAGAGAACAATGATGGGGTAAAAAGAAAGGTAAGGGTATATGATTTCGGCGAGAAGGTCGCTGATAGATATACTATTGTATGCGTAAGTGACAGGAATAAAGATTCAAGAGGAATCTTATTTTATCCGATGTTCACTTGTAACGAAAACCCGTCGCATCCGCAAGGAATAGGGATGTATGTAGGGGACTATTATCCTCATAAGGGAGGTATGTACAACTTAGGGAGAAGGGTGAAGGATATAATGTCTTTGCCTAAAGAAGTGATTAGATACATAAAATGGGTAACAACAACATGAATGAAATAGTTTACAACAATTACGATTTGGTTGCTTTCGAGCAGAATGGAGAAGTGGTAGTAGCCGTAACATTCTACAGGTATTACAAGAGGAAAGCTAAGGGCGAGGTTAATTATAGATGGAGAACCAGATGCCCGGAGCTGGTGGATAAGATCGTAAAACACCGTACCAAGGTATTTACCGGTCAACTTATCCAGTTAGCGAAAGCGTATGGGGAGAAAAAGGTTATAAAATATCAAAAGGAGGAGGAAGGAGTATGTCAAAATACGATAGAGACGCTATAGAGATATATATACTGGATCATATAGATACAGATAATTATGGTAAGCAGTTTAAATACGATAGGGAATATATGTCTTTTATGCTTAGTGTGTTCAAGAATGAGTATAAAGAACATATCAAAAGGGATGGAATTAAGAAGGCTTTTGAGGATTACATAATGAGCGTTCCGTCTATATTCAGGATTCATATAGCGGATTGTGATATTAGATATTTATTACGTTCATGGGGAGTGGAGTTTGATGAGGATGATGATGAGATATACATCTTATACAAGAAGATCATAAGAGAGGTCTTCTTCAAGATGTGTAATGATATGAACATTAGATTTTAGTTTGTTAATATTGTGACCATGACCTTGGCGGGGTGGAAGGATATATCATAATCGTACGTGTGCGGATATGATCCGGGGTCGGTTCCCGGCACCTTGACACAACTTAATTAAATAGTATATGGACAATATTTTAAAAAGAGCGGCAGCGGAATTAAAAGAAGCCGGTTGCAGGGTTTTTGCGTGGCAGGATGATACTTATAATAGAGGTTGGAGTAAGGGTGATTATATAATGTTGTATTACGCCTTCCCTGATTCACCCAACATCGGGTATCTGAGTCATGGGGAATATGGGATGAGCGTAGCATATAGTAGAGCTTATATACCGAGCCGTGGGAGTGGATCGGGGTGTTGTATCAAGGAGGAGGCTACGTTCGACCTTGCGACGGCGTTAGATGCGTTGAACGGGCCGTTACCTAGGTGGTGTAAGGCCTATGGGGTTTATCCAAAGCAGTACGATAATATTGATAAATGGTATAATAGCGATAATCATAACAAAAAATTATTTAAGGAGATTTGATATGGAGGTAAAAGATTGGGAAAATCTGGTTTTAAACACAGAGGTAGGATCACATTGTTTTGTTACGCTGATTGATAATAATGACATTAGTAGAGGTTATGCGCAAATCAGACGCGCGGAGCATTTCGGGTATAACATCTGCTTCACCCGGTTATATGGGAGTAAGTTTTACTTCGAGAAGATAGAAGAAGGACGTACACAGCAATATATCAATAGGAGGAAATGATATGGTGATAGAGTTTGATTTTGAGATATACAAAAACGGAGATTACGATAAGGTATATCTCCGCAACGGGAAAGAGCCAAGAGTATTATGTGATAATGGGAAGAGCGATCGCCCTATAGTCGTGATGGTTGAGGACGATAACGCGGATGATTATATTATTCTACGTTATAACGAAACTGGCAGGAGGGATATCAATAGTCAATCGAGTCTTGATCTTATGTTATCAATAAAAGAACGGGAACCAGAGTTGTGGATTGTTGTTATATCTTACATGGATAACAAGGATAAGAGACAAAAGATGGTCTTACCTAATTTTTTCTCAAGGAATATAAGAGGAAATATATATCTTCAAGGAAGCTCTAAATCAAGTGTATCATATTATGTTGATAAGTTAGAAGAAGATAAGTGCTTCGATGAGCTATGCGAGAAGATAAGGGTAAAAAGAGATCGTATTTATAACATGGAAATAATATCACTATCAGATGACAAGGCGACAGTTTAACCAGTTGATAAATGAACTGGACGGCAAAAGCCCGTTTATCGTATTACATAGGGATACCGTTGCGCCTAAATACGTGGGCGTGGAGGTGTCGAAGGATGGGATGGTATACAGATATGCGATAATAGGGATAAACGATGAGTATAAGGCTAAAAAAGCCCTTATTTCGAAAATATTAGGCATAGCTAGTTACCTAAATGGCAATAAGCCCTTAAAAGAGGATTGATTAGACGTATTTATGGTATGCGGCATCATATACGATATAATGCCGTGAATAACGTTGCATGGAGGGTATGTATGATAATATGATAGATAACGTATTCGTGTCTTGATATCATAATATTATGCCATTATATCCTCTTTTTGTATAAAAAGGATAACAAATAATATAAATATCTTAAATATGGAAGAAATTAATGTAGGTGACAAAATCATGTTTCGTATAACTGGTAACCATAATATAGGGTATGCAAAAGGAGAAAGATATGTCGGGACAGTATTAAGTAGAGATCACCGATCACGCCTTCATGTGAGGGCGGAAGGCATGCCTAGAGCTTGTATTGATGAGCGGGATGTGGATAAGCTTATCGAGGAGAGTGTGGATTTTGATATGGATGAGGTAACACCTAATCCGGTGGCAAGGGAGTTGTATGAGCTAATGAGTAAATATGTTTGCGCATTCGGATGGTTTCATGAAAGTATCAACGGATATATCGTGTATGATTATGTGATGATGGGTAAGCATTTAGAACATAATGTTATGTGTCTGTTACATGATCATGGATTCGAGACACGGTATATTGATAGTCATTCTTGGTGGATGACTAATGAGAGGCTGATGTCAGAGGTAACATATACGGAGGGGGATATTCATATAATTGTTCATGAGTGTATGGAGGATTATGTGGATAACGTGAAATTTGGGGAGGAATTTTATAAAAACAAGGAAATATGATAAGATACTTACTCGTGACGGCGATGATAATATTGACACCGCCAAAAAGGAACGGAGGCATGCCCCTCGCCCCGAAGCCGGCCGTGATCGAGGCACGGGTATGGGACAAGCTGGCGGCCGCCATATCTTTCGTGGAGTCAAGGAACGACGATCGGGCGTACAACGCCACTTCAGGGGCTTTAGGGAGGTGGCAGATGAAAAAGGTGTATGTAGATGAGGTTAACAGGATATTGCGCCTTAAACGGAAGCAGAAGCGGTATAGATACGATGATAGGACAAATCCTGTCAAGGCTAGGGAAATGTTCGAGATATATCAATCTCACCATAATCCTAAAAAGGATATAGATCGGGCTATAAGATTGCATAGGGGATTGCATTCTGCTAAATATGTTAAAGAGGTTAAGCGTAAATTGAGAAAATAAAAAGAATATAGGAGGATAAGGACATGGACGAGAATAAAATGATACGACCGATGGATTTTGTTCGGCTTACAAATATTGACGAATTAAATGTGATTAAGGACACTAAAAACCATATAGGGCTGGTCAAGGAGGTCAGTCGGGACGGGAGAATGAGTATAATATGGATAGGTGAAACTTACAGTCAGTTGGCGTGGTTCAAATCGAGCGAGTTGGAGGTGGTGGATAACCTTGTGAGCATCCTGACATGCGGGCTGGCTAACTTTCGCGGAGACGGAAAAGAGAGCGCGGATAAATTTTATTCGATTGGCTAGAAATAAGGGCAATTAATTAGAGGAGAAAATCATATGGATCGTGAGACATTAGTAAATATCGTTTATAGCGGTAAAGTAAGATTTATACCAGTAAGAAGATGTTCATTATGTGATGAATATATAGGATATAAATTTGTTAAGATGTGCGATGGGAGTATAATTCCAGTATTTTCTAGTGGATGTGGGTGTTGTGGAGTTAATAATGGACAATTGTTTGAGAGGACATGGGATGAGGTGCTTGACTTTATCAATGAATCTCAAAACAAGCCTATGGATAAGAGGACAGAAGTGGATGAAATTATATTAAATAAATTGTAAAATGGCTATAAAATCTTATAAAGGATTCGACAAGAATCTTAGATACAGAGGCTTCCAATACAAAATTAGAGGGATATATGAGATGGATGGTAATAAAAGGGGTTAGATATCCTAGTTCCGTGATATCAGCATTTGCGGCATATAATATAGATAAACATTTCTTGAAGATCAGGATCAGAAACAAGTGGCATATAGTGTCTTTTGATGATATCAATAAGATGGATAGTCAGATGGTATATTTAATGAACAACTATCCTGATTTCGTTCAGATAGGAAGATGGTGGATATCCAAGAAGGCGGTAATGTCTTGGGTTCCCAAGGGGCAGGCCGTGGACGGATCGGGCTGGGTTATATCCTTCACCCTGTCCTTTGGTTTGGATAATGGGACTCAAATTAAGTTTTATAAAGAAGATGAGTACTTAAATGAGATAGATAGGTTAAACGAGTTGTTTAATGTAATATTATAAGGGAATATGTTGATAGATGTAAATAAATGGATTGAGAAAAACGGGAGCTTCGAGGAGGTCAATGGATTGGATTTAGTGAGACACGGATATGAGTGGATTAGACGAATGCGCAAATTCGAGAATAAGGCAGATCGTCATACTTTCCAGAAAGTGTTTGGTAACAAAAGAGGTAATGAGTTATGGGACTGTTTTTTAGAGGTAGGAAAATCTATCTTCATATTAGAAGATAACTATTTTACGATTAACGACAGGAACGTCTTCTCTTTATGTTTAGCAGAGTGTAGTGATTATGATCTATATGAGCTTGTTCATAATATTGAGACTCATAGTGATCAAGGTAAATGATATTGTTTAATTTTAAAAAAAATAAATTTTTATGGAAACGAAAAAGTATTTATCAGTTTATTTAGAGAGTGGATATCTTTTTGACGATATGTCAGAAAAATTAAAGTGGTTTGAGATTGATAAGATCTTGATCAGTTTTACATATGGAGTAGTTAGATATGTAGGAACATGGGGAGGATGTAGGACTGAGAAGACATTAGATGGGAAATTATTTTATTCGTCCGAAGAATGTTTTAAAAAGGGCAAGAGCATCCCTAAGACAAAACTATCAATATATGATGTTTTTAAGTCATTATATGGATTCGCTCCAATAGGTGATGTGTGGAAATACAAAAACGGAAGAGCTGTCAAGGGGGAGTTGGAATATTTTGATGTTGAAATAGATAATAAAGGAAAAATTTATTGTAAGGAAATATATTACAGAACATGTGAAGATGTGTATAAATTCAATGACTTAACTGTAGTTGACAAGAATGGAGACATAAGATTAGTGAAATCATCAAAAAGTAGATTAATGCTTAGTGATGATCAATTAGATGTCGTGGAGAGAATGAAAGGCATCATTGACGACATGGTTAGGTTAAAGATGATTATGTATATTGATCAAGACTATAATCTTTGTTTTCTACCGGGAGATAAGATAGAGGACTTGACAATGGACAAGACTGAAGGGTTTGTGGATACCACCGGTATAGTGACATCTATAAAATCTAAGGATGTAGTGGAGTTTTATGTAGAAAACCCATTCGTAAAGATAAAGGATGAGTAATACTTGGATCGGGATTGTAGTGGTTCGTGAGAATAACTACAATCATATCTCTAAACGTGAACATAGATTGGGAGGTACGTATGTCATTCGATTGACGTTAGGGATCTAATTATATTAAAAGAGGAGGAATTATGAAAGAGATTGTATTAAAAGTGTATAAGTTTGATGAACTGTCAAAAGATTCACAAGAAAAGATCATAGAGCGTGAGCGCTGGAATGTAATGGAGCAATGTATGGATGCTTATAGTATAGACTATCAAGAGTCGATGAAAGCCTTTGAGGATATGACAGATACTAGGGTTTATAATTGGGAAGTTGGATACGAGAGATATGATTTTAGTTATGAGTTTAAATACAATGATCCTATTTATGAACATCCTACAGATTATAATCGTGATATATTCCCTAAGAATCTATGCGGTAAATTATTGTTCAGGTATATCAATAACAACATTATGCCACATATCACGAAAGGTAAATATTATTCTATAGGCAAATATATAGATGGGAAATATAATTACAAGTGCAGACGCAGTCGGGTAATATTGGGATACGAAGACAATTGTCCATTAACAGGGATGTGTTATGATTATTATCTTCTTAAACCAATAATTGATTATTACGATACTTGGTGTACTTACCCGGAGAATTTCTCTTTAGAGGATTTAATAGAAAAATGTTATAATAATTTTTTCAAGGCTTGGCATGAGGAATATGAACATTGGGCTGACGATGAAGATGCGATACGTGAGGAGCTTCATCATAACCAGTATGAGGGTTAGCTTTATTATGAGAATGGGGATGTGTATGTTGGTCTATTAAATGAAATAGTATGAAAACACAAGAAGAATATGCCCGTGAGATTGACGAGATTGTTCGCCGTGATGTAGAGAGTTGCCAGATTGACTGGTTTAAGATTGATAAGGAAATATTCATGCTTCCGGAAAACAAGAACAAGACATTTATTCTCGGAACCCGAAAGACAGGATGTGATTTGTTGATGCTGGGAGGCACTAATTGTGATGAAAGTTATTTGGATGGGGTTTTTGGGTGTCTTGGTAATGAGAAATTCTATGTTTGCCAGCCAATATCTCTTTATGAGACAACACGAAATATCCATGAAAGACCTGCCTTGTACGCTTTTAAAATAGCGACCGAGTATTTCAGGGCGCATGGAATGGTTCCCGTATTTGAAAATTCACATTGTAAATTGATGAGATTATGAATATAGAGATAATAAGATATAGGCTTCCGATTTATTGGATTGGGGCTTTGATTAATGGTGACTACACTGGAATATCTAACGAGGAAGCGCAAGAAATTGATGACTTTGTAAAACATGCAGATGGTTGTCCAGTTGGTGTGGATTGGGGAACAGAAGGTTTTTATTCGTATAATGACGCAAACGCTATTGGCGGAACTTGTGTCGATGTTATTTTTAGCAAGTATAATCAATAGTTAACACTCAAAACTTAATAGATATGAACAACTCTATGGTCGCTCATTTGTGGGCAAACGAAAAGGAAGAATCCGCAAGAGGTAGTAATCTTTTCTTTGAAGGTAGAAGTATTTATTCTTATGGTTATCATTTTGAGGTTGGAAGAATCGTAAGAAATAAGTGTGGTGAAAAGGCGTATTTGCTTAACGATAAGTATTATTCTTCTTCCACCTGTAAACATCAACATTGTGTTCGTAGTGCAATACCAACTGGCTCAAAGGTATTTTATGTTGGATATAATATGTCTGATGATGGCAGCATGGCTTTTATCACCAGTCAATTGGAGCTTATCAAAGAGGTTATCGAGAAATACAAGAAGGTTAGAACAAGCCTGTCTTATAGGGATGTTTGGGGAGTATTTAGAAGTCTAATGGATTATATTGAGTTCTTTAATATGGGTACTCCCAAGAGCCTTCTTAAAAAGAGTGCAAACACCTGGATCGGAACTAAACATGAGTTATCTTATGGATCGGATAAGATTAAAAGTGAATACGTCCATGAGTTAAAGCGTGTGTTTGAGGTATTGCTAAATCATCAAGCGTTAGAAACTTTAGGAACGACCAATGTGATAGTAGATGAGATTTGTGGTGAAGGAACGTGGGCTGGGTATGTGGCCAGATGTCAGAGATGGGAAGACAGTCAGGCGAAAAAAGAGGCTTTAATTTTTGAAAAAAGAAGAAAAGAAGAAGAAGATCGCAAGAAAAAATTTGAAGAACAGATCGAGATGTGGAAGTCTGGCAAGATTCTGGAATTATATCTACATTATTATTTGGAGGATGACCAGCCTAACGTATGGCTTCGCATCAAGAATGGCATAATTGAGACTAGTAAGAATATCAAGATAGGACGAGCTGAGGCTGAGAGACTTTGGAAATTGATAAAGTTCTTCCATAATGGCGGTAAATTCCAACACGATATGGTATTGGATACAACCGGTCACAAATGGAAGATCAATAGCTATAAGAATGATATATTGGTTGCTGGATGTCACAGGATCGCATATAGCGAGATGGAGGGTGTTGCGAGACAATTAGGATGGGATTAAACAGATATCAACTAACATTTGAGAGCTATGGCAATCACTATCAGATTTACGGGAGAGACATCCAAGATGTCATGGGTGGCGTTACCGGTGGAGCCGGCGTGTATGGGTAGGCGGTCGGTGAAGACAAGGCGCAGCCCTTGCTCGTTGGCTTGGTTGAGTAATAAAGTAACATATAAATACGTAAGAAAATATGAGTATTAAAGAAGGAGATATGGTATCTATAAGACAGGGTTTTATCAATAGATATAAAAATGTACAAGAATCCATCGTGAAGGCAATGGACAAGGCATTGGAACGGGCAATAGGGAACAGGGTAATAGATTTCGAGAAGTGTGAAGGCAATTATTTGGACGTCTATCCTCTTATTGGGGCGGTCTTACAGAAGGAGGTAAGGAGAGTACTTGGCGAAAATGCGAATAAGGATATATACCGGAATATGAAAATAAAGGCGACCAAGTACAGAAATGATTACAGGGTATGGTTGGACTATGCCGGGGATTACAGAAACGAAAATATAGAATAACATGAAATATCAAAATTTTATGTGCCCTTATGAGCTTGCGCTAAAGTTGCATGAGTTGGGTGTAAATTCGGAGTCGGAATTTTATTTTGTGAAAGAGATGAAAGGAGGGGGAACCCAGATAGATTCAGTTACGCAAAATACAATGAGGTATTCATATAGAAAAGAAGGCGACCTCATACCGGCTTATATGAGTCATGAACTTGGAGAGATACTACCAAGTATGATAAATATCAGTAAATCAAAAATATGGGATGACTGGTTGCAGTTGACACAATATTTCCCGAATAAGGATATCGAATACTACGAAGCTGCTTATGTTCGATACGATGCTTACAATCCACAAACAGAAGTGTATAGTGGATTTGGAAGTACAGAGGTGGAGTCGAGGGCGATGCTGCTTATTGATCTATTGGATAAAAAAAGTATTGACATTAAGTGATCTAAACTTAAAAAGTTTAAATAGAATATGAAGACAGTAAGATTATCTGACTTCTCGCCTTATAATAGGAATAAGGGAAAGACGCAAGATTTGCGTCACAAATTCAGGAATCAAATACTTGAATATTGGGGAGAAGATACCGGGATTTTGATAGGAATAACCATGGTATATGAAAGACATTTGTGGAATGAGGAAGTTAAAGTAATATGATTATGGACGATAATAGGATAATGGAAGCGGCTAAGTTAATAGCCGACTCATCAGCGGCCTTGATCGAGGCTATGGGGATGATGAGCGAAAATATCGAGAGAGCTAATAGGGGCGAGTCTTTGGCGTATACCGAGGAGGCCTTTAATAAAGTGGTTATGAATAATGGAATAGATTATAATAGTGTTATGAGTAGAAGTTGGATATGAGAAATGGAGGAGGACTATGGGTAAAGAAGTTAAGATAGATGTAGGATATAAAGATGTGCTAGAAAAATCATTATCAGCCATCCAATATCTAAGAATACATGGATTCTCGACGTACATGGAATCGGAGGGGATTGTTAATAGAATAATGATGTTCAAGGATAAGAATGAGATGAGAGATCAAAAGATCAGATCAATTTAATAGAACTAATTATGACAGTAGAGTATAAGTGTATTGATGTTTACAAGAAGCCGGAGAATCCAATGGAATGGTTGCCGTGTCCACGATGCGGCCTCCGGCCTCTGGTCTGGGAGTTCGATAACGGGAGAGCCACGGCGTGCGGGTGCGGGACAGACTGTTATAGTCATTGGAGCGTGCAAGCGGAAAGTATTATGTCGGTCATAAAAAGATCTGATAACGGTAAGTCGGCTGAGGCGTATGATATTGATGAACTTAAAAATAACTGGAATCATTGGGTGAGGACAGGGGAGATACTGTTTACGCCGGGAAATGGGAGATGGTAATATAATTAACAATTTAAGACATGGATCATTATTTGGCTACAATTCAAACAATATTAGATAGATGTGATGATAACAACACATCTCCTAGTATTGATGACATGGAGATAATAAAAATAAACCTATGCAGAATAATTCAAACTCGTTACGGAATAACTCAGTTATGGTTCATCCCGTTGATAGAAAGAATACAGAATGCTTGTTGTAGACATTACGATGATGTTGATATGTTATGGGAAAATTTTGTTAAAAAAAATGACTGAATAGGAGGGATAAATATGAGTACAAAAACAAGTAAAGAATATAAAGCGATAAAGAATTATATCCATAATGAGCTTGGGCTTACGAAGGAAGATATAATCAATGCAATTAGATCTGATATAAGAAAATATGTTGAGGAGTGTATATGTAATACTTACGGGAATGATAATAATATAGAGCAGATGATTAAGCTTATGGTAGATAATGAGCTTAAAAATAAAGATTTTAATGTCATTCCAAGAATGGTAGAGAAAGTATTAAAAGATAAGATGTTAAACGATATAGAGATTATTATAAGAAACAAGAATATAAATGATTGAGGATATGAAAGATGAGGATATTTTAGATAAGGCAAGAATGGAGGGCATGAATCAAGGGATATGGCTGGCGGTTCAGGAGCTAGCCCACGACGGGCGATGGACGCAAGCCGCGGAGGAGCTGATATCTTCTTGTGGATTGACCGAGGATGAATGTAGGAAGCTGCAAGAAGAAAGCGAATCATTCAATGATGAGATGATTAAGTTTATTGACAATATGTTTGGACGTGAGAATATGATAAGTGAAGGCAGTACTATAAGTGAAAACGATACTATATGTATAAATATTAAGTATCATAAAATAGGGGAAGTCTTTAACTATAAAGTTGGTATGTCTGAAATGACATTAAGAGTAGATAAGTGTGATAGATGTTCGGGATGCGCTTTTGAAAATTATATATATGATTGCGTAAAATCAGGTTGCTTGGGATGCGAAAGGGAAGATGGGGAGAGTGTTAGATATACAATAGTTAATACATAATTTACAAAGCATCATGAATGGAGAGAATATAATACCTAAGATAACAGACAAACGTGGGATGTTATGGAAACAGCCCCATAGGAGATACATAGAAATTGATGAGGAATACGCTTTAATGACCAAACAAACCTTTGAGGGTCTTAGAGAATATTCAGTAACGATCCCATCGGGGGAATATGAAGGGAAGATGTGGAAGGCCAATAGAGGAGGTATATGGTATCTATATTGGTATGATCATGACGATAATCCATCAATGATCAAAATAGAGCGAAGAGAAATATTGTTACTTAATTAATACAAAATAATATGGGAGATAGAGTGCAAGAAGCCAAAGAAGAAGGCATAAGACAAGGAATATGGCTATGCATACAAAAATTGGTGGAACTGGAAAGGTTTGATATGGCAAAATATTTTATGATATCCTTTGGATTTAATAAAAATGAGTGCGAGGGGTTATTAGATAAAAATGGTCTAAACGATAAAATGGATGTATTTATCAACCGATTATTTAACGAAAATAATCATATAAGGTATTTGAAGGATATAGGATATCATAAGATAGGTAGTATATTTAAATATAATACCGGCATGGAGAAAATAGAATTGGAGGTAATAGAGATTGATGATAGCAGTTGTGATGGATGTGTATTTAATAACAGGGGTTATTACTGCATGTATTCTTGTTGTTGCAATATAGATAGGGAAGACAATACAGATGTCATATACAAAGAAGTAAAAAGATCATGAGTTTAATAGATAAATTAGAGGATTTGGTGGTCAAGGTAGACACCGAATACCAAGAGAAGATGGAGGCGGTGATCCGGGAGATAGTTCCGGGGATGCCGGAAGGGAACGTGCGCCATGCCGCCGAGTGTATGTGTACGGACAGGATGGGGAGCATGATGGATATCGATATTTATATATTAAAGGAAGAGGATAGACCTTACGAATGCCATTATCTAAAGGATCTGCTGGAGGATAGGGTAGCTAGAATAGCCAAAATGCATGAGGATGAAAGTTATACATACAATATGGATGATAATTATTGGTGCGCCACATGTGGATCCCATTCTCATAAAAAGGATTCCAAGACAGGGTATTGTTGGTATTGCGATACAGTTAATTGGGTTAAAGAGGATGGGAAGGATGTTGGAATATAAAAACAAGCAATTATATAACAAGGAGGAATAAACATGGGAAGAGGTGTTAATACAGGCGCCTTGTCTCCGGTCGGCGGTATCGGGGAAATACGAATGCGAGCAAACCTGCGAAAAATAGTGGCGTACAAAGATTTCGCGAAACAGATGGTCATGGCACAATACGAATGATAGAGGAGATTGGTGATTAAAACATTAAATAACATTAAACATGAAAAAGAGTAGAAGAATTGTAAAGAAAATGAGCAAGAAGAGCCTTATCAACAAGAAGGCTCTTCGGTATATTATCGCAAACAGTAATTTATGTAAACATGCGATAAGAGAATTGGAATTAGCCGGATATAGCAAAGAAGAGGACGGTCCTAACAAATGGATGCGCGAACAGGTAATAGAAGCTGTCGCGCTGTTCTCTTCTCATGGTAACAGCGGATTCTCGGCACCATTTGAAATCAATCTCGTCAAGAAACTTTGCAGTTTTGATATAATCTCTCCTTTGAGATTTGACGATGGCGAATGGGAAAAAATAGGCTTAGACGGGAGTTGCCAGAATAAAAGAAAATCATCGATATTCAAAGAGCCGGACGGGAGTATCCATGATGTTGATGCATTTTCAAAAGTTCCTGTAAAAAAGTTTTTATTCGCCACTCGAACGTGGACGGAGAACATCCATAAGATAGGATGGATAGGAGGGTTGTTTGAGACGGACGAAAACGGAATACTCACTGGAAGATATTTTGGTAGATGTAATGTAAAAGACTATCAGAACGGATATATGCCAAAAGGCAAGAAAGAAATACCATGCAGGGAGATAGAGATATCGCCGGACAATTGGATTATGACAGTTGAATCAAACAATGAGGCTTTGATTGAATTGTCAAAGATTTATGATATAGTCTGGCAACAATGCCCTTGCTTGAAAGGCATAATGAATACCAACGTTACACCGGAACTTGAAAGATTGGCATGCGAACAAATGAAGGGATAAACAATGAATGACAAATTTGTAGACATGCCGAAATGCATGGCGGACAAATACGAAACCGCCGACTTTATTGCCAGCGATCCCGTCCAGTTCCCAAGGCGGTATTCCGGGCGGGACGCGGAGGTCAGTGGGTTCATTACTTCGTGGCTCTCGTTCGGGAATCGAAAGGCGATCATCGGGGCGGCGGAGATGAGGAAATGTCTTGATAAGATATTTGATTTGGCAATTAATGAAAGGCTTAAATAATTCAACACAAAATCATATAAGATGATAACTTCTATAAGGATAGACGACAACAAGAAGACTCCATTTAAATATATCCAAAAGATAAAAGCGTTCAAAAATGGCTCTGAGTTTATATTCAAGCCCGGCGTGAATGTGATTGTAGGCAAGAACGGGAGCGGGAAATCAACCCTCCTGAATATGATATCGAAGTACATGTTGTGCGAGAAAAAGATGTGTTCTGAATTACCGTCAGAAGCATTGTATTTCCCGGATATATTTGATGATGACAAGGTGCTTGACGGGATCAGTATTAAGTCGGATTATATCGGGAAGGTATTCCATCTCCTACAGCAAACTGAAATGAGAAAGGATGATATATTGGATAATATCAATAATTTAAGTTTGTATATGAATGGAGCATCTAGGTCCTCTGGGGAGAAGAACCTTCATGCCATGAACTCGCTTTTTGATTTTGTGTTTAACCAAGATGAGTATGCGTTTCCGATACAGAAACTTATGGAATTTAAGAAAAAGTCAAATGAGTTCTGGGCAAACAGGATCGACAATCTTTTAAAATACTACAAAGACAATCATGTGGTATTAATGGAGAAGGATTTTGAGTATACAATCATTATGGATGAGCCGGACAGGAATTTAGATATTGACAATATCATGGATCTGTACAAAGTATTGTCATTTCATAAACCGCAAACACAAATTATAGCCGTAATTCATAACCCGGCTTTGATTTACAAGTTGAGCAAGCTGGATTGCGTGAACTTTATTGAGATGACAAAAGGGTATTTGAAGAAAATTACTGGTTTTATGAATAAAAAATAAGAAAGGAGATGAGAGAAGAGTTGAGAACAATAGGATCAAAAGGACGCCATGTGTTTACAGCAACCTTTGTTAGATTTGGATTTAGGAATGGATACATTGGACCTGTAAAAACGATGCTTTTACAAGATGTGACACTTGATAGCAAAATAGTATCAGATCATTTGTGGTTCGATTTAACAAAAGGATTTAGTGGTGCTGATTTATCGCCAGGCGATGTGGTTGAGTTTTGCGCAAGGGTTAGTGCTTACGAGAAAGGATACAAGGGGCACAAGGATGATGTACTTAATAGACCGATAGAAAGAGACTATCGATTATCAAGACCGACAAAAATTAAAAAGATCGGGAAGAAATTAATATTAAAAGATGAGGGGAAATAATACATGATAATTATATGCCTAAAAAATTTATAATTTATTAAAATATAATGATATGAAAATTCAAGTAGAATTAAATTTGGAAGATGTATTCGAGGAAGCTATGTACAATGAAGCGACGTTGAAAGAGGAGTTTACCAGCTCGGTCAGGTTAGCTATAATACATGAACTTAAAGAAAAGTTCAAGAATGAGTTGATGAGAGAAATATCCAATCCGATATCAGAGAAGATTGAGGATATAGCGAAAGAATCAATGAACGATCTTGTCGAGAACGCCAGCGAGAAGAAATATAGGTTCAGGTTAGATTATATGGATGAGGAGTTGACAGTAGACGAGTTTATAAGAGGCAGGATGAAGAAAGTTGTAGACAGCAACATCGAGACAATGGTAGAATCAAAAGCCAAATCTTTTGTCAATGAGTTAAGGAAAAGGTATGATATGGCGTTCGCTGCCTTTGTCGTAGATAGCATGAGAAAGCAAAATATGTTGAAGGATGAGAAGATAGCTGAACTGTTAAAAGATAATCCAGATGAGAGGTAGGGAGGATGCCAAAGGAAGGCGGCGATCGGTGCTCATGACACCGCCCGTACCGGAGAAGGTCAGGGTATTATCCCCGGCATGGTATAGGGCGGCAGTGGAGTTTCAAGGTAGGCCGGAGCAGGAGCGACTAGCCTTTTGCTCGTGGTGTTGTTGTCATGGAGGGTGTAATTTGTGTATGGATATAAGCAAATACAATATAAAAGGGCTTAAGATATATGGAGGATAAGGTGATTATATACCATTTTACGATTTTAGTGTAAAATGGTATATAATCACCTAAGCGTATTAACTATTAATAATGTTTATTTAATTTAATTCAAAAACAAAATGTCTACTTTTGTAGACACATAAAAATTACACATATGAAAAAGAGTAAATTTGTAAAGGAGTTAGAGAGGATCATCGATATGGTTAAGACCGGGGATGATGGTTTCGAGTATGGTGGTAAAGTCATTTTCTATAAAGAAGATGATGATGACTATGAAATCTTGGTAAAGAACATCGAGATGAATCTTATGGTAGAGGTCAATACTATGGCTAGTATGGATGATAGGACTTTCGCCTGCCTTATGGGTGAGGTCTATAAACAAAAGTTTACAAAGGCTGTAACGATATCGGAGGATGAGGATGATGAAGACAATTGATAAGATGACCGATCAGGAGATATATGATCTTACTGATGAGCAGGTAGAGAAATTGATCGTAATAAGATGTGCGGAGGAAGGTGTCAGGTTTATGGATGAGCCTCCAATCATGAGGACATATGACTGTAAACCTATTTCTCCATCCCATTTCTTCTACTATTTAGAAGGATTGAATATAGCCGTTCTTGATCAGGATGATGCTATTAAAATAGCTAAGTTCTTAAGTGACTTTGATCTGTACAGGACTAGATATGATTTCACCGTATCCAATGAAAAGCTATACAGCAAATTGGATATAATTAATATCAAACATACTCCGATGTTTGATACGAAAGACGAGGAGACCTATAAGTCTATCAAGGATAAGAACGATAAGATTGAGGCGGAATATAAAGACCAGCTAGAGAGATATGAGAGAAATATGAAGAAAATGAGTAAAATTCGGGCCGAGATATGGGATAAAGTAGCCGATATAAGACATAGGATTGATAATATGAACTATCTTAGGTCGCTTTTTGCAAGGGAATATCTACCACTGGTGGATAATGATACGGATAAGGCTATGATATTTTTCAAGAAGGCTTATGGCGTGGATGATGATACGGAAAGATATATTCGTGAAGGAATAAAAGATTATCCTTTGTTTAACAATAATATAGATTAAAATGCACAATTGGTTTAAATGTACGGTTTCTTATGAGACCGATGCCGAGAACGGCATGAAGAAGAAGGTAAAGGAAGAGTATTTAGTAGATGCCTTTTCTTATACCGAATGTGAGGCTAGAATCATAGAGGAAATGAGACCATTCATCTCCGGTGAGTTTAGCGTTGATATCAAACGATTCAGGATAGCGGAATTGTTTGCCATGGATGGAGACCGGTTCTATAAGGTCACGGCTGATTATATTACGATAGACGAGAAATCGGGCAATGAGAAACGCAAGGCGTTTAACTACATCGTTCGGGCCAATGACCTTGATCATGCCAAGAAGAACTTCGAGGAGGGCATGAAAGGGACTATATCAGACTTCGTGGTCACCTGTATTAAGGAGGAGAAGAAGTTGATGGATTTCTATGAGTTTGACGGTAAGATCAGGAACCCGGAGAAGCATGAGGATAGTAAGCAACAAGGCTAGCTACGAAACCATGTCATCCGTCGCCGAGAAGTTGATGGAGATAAGTAAGATGGAGGGTACGATTTATCGTATCCTCACATTGTCTAACAAAACTTATCTGGCTTCCAGATTAGGGTATAGCAGGTCCGGGTTCTATAAAAAAATACAGAACAGGAACTTTAATATCCGGGAACTGGCTCAGATATTCGATATGATCATCAACTTTAAGGATCAGGATTGGGCGGAGAGTAAGATAGATAGGCTTAAAAGATATAGGGCCATAAGCCTTATGGAGTTCAATAAGAATTATAAACGAAAGAAAGCATGAGAGGCAGGATGTTGCCGTGTGAGAGATGCGGGAGGATGGTAGCTGTCAGAAGCAAAGGGTTATGCCAAGTATGCAGGGCCAAGGAGCTACCGCCAAAGGAAAGGGCGGCGATACGGGTGAAGGCCAAGCCAAAGGGGAAGAGCATAGCCGTTTTCTTTGGCGCCCATGTGGCTAGATTGAGTATGACAAGGAGATCTGCTACCGGCGCATACATACCATGCCCGGGGGTAAGCAACATATGCCACTTATACCCTAAACGGAAATATAAATCGGTCGCCGAGGATAATGATAACATTATCTACTTGACGGTTGATGAGCATGCAAAATTCGATTATCTATTAGATACGATGGATTTCAGCCGGCTCTTGGACGAGTTTGGCAACGTATGGCTGTTGGTAGCCAGAAGGATGAGGGATCTCGCACCTAGAGTCGAGGAGGATGGTAAATTAAAAACCAGATTATTATCATGGATAGAAGAAAACAAAAATTACTTTTAGCTCTTGGATACGAGGCTATAAGTGATACGATATATAAGAAAGGAATGGATATGGAAGTCATAAGCGATCAAGAATCGTTTGATGATATGAGAGTTCGTTTATCCAAAAAACATCATGTGGTTATCACAGATGATGGTGTTGTAATAGAGTTTGTTCATAATAAGTCAATGGACGAGAATGCGCCATCATATTATTGGCGATCATCATTACCAATATTAAGATCATATCATACAGATCCTAAATTTACCGCTTTCTTTGGCATATTAGACGTTTTGTCAACGATCCCAAAGAAAGATATGATCGAGGAGAAAAAGCCTGTTGAAGAGCCTAAAAACGAGCCTAAGGAGGAGATGGAGGTTGAGTATGATCTGGAGACAGAGCAACAGTATTATGCCGCTGAATGGATAAGGGATATCCCGACACCAGTGTTATATAGAATGACTGTCGCTGGCAAACGTGTGTATTATGAGATGGATGTTGATGGGTATCCTATCATATACGATGGAGCCACTAACAATATCGCCAATGGGTATTGTGATACGTCCGGAGCCTTGGAGAAATGGAAGAATGAGATGAGACTCAAGGGCAAGGACCCTGATGAGTACGCTAACTATAGGGCCGACTTAGGTACTATCATGCATTATCTATTTGGGTTGTATCTGACCGGGGTTAACATAAAGCTGATCCCGACATGGATCAGGAAGGTGGTCAAGGAAGCCAAGCTAAGAATAGACAAGTATAGGATGGAGCGGATATTAGTGGATAACATTGATGAGCTAATAGAGGATCTAATATCATTTGCCATATTCTGCAAGGAAAGACATGTAAAACCTGTATTGATCGAGAAGATGTTGAGGTCAAGCAGGTTAAAGGTAGCTTCTTCGGTGGACGCCGTGGTGGAGATGGATAGCGAGCCGGAGACAGTGGAGATAGAGGTCGAGACAGGAGAGTTCTATAAGACGGGAGCCAAGAAAGGTCAGCCTAAGACGGAGAAAAAGAAGATAAAGAGATGCAGGAGGATATTCGCTATATTGGACTTCAAATCAAACAGGAAGGGCAATTTCTATGACGAGTACGCTTTCCAGCTTGAGCTATATAGAAGAATGATACTGGAGAACTACGGAAAGATATTGGAGATAGAGGAGATATATAACTTCGCTCCGGGTGATCCTACCGCAAAGACCAGCCAATATAAGCTGAAAAGACAGACCGACAACCCTATATTGAATATGGCTACCGTAGTATATCTTCAAGGAAAGTATAAGTTCGAGAAAACCAATTATACGGTTACGTCAAGGATCGGATCTTTAGATATAGAGGGTGATTTTGAGTTGAATGGTTTGATAAGAAAAGAGTCGCTGAGAGATTATATATATAGAGTGATGAGCGAGAGGAGAGGATAATGGAATTCAGGGAGTTTGACAAGAGCGTATATCGGTATGAGTTGGATCATAGCAAGCCAAGGAGGAAGATGACGTGCCCGCAATGCGGCAAGGATAAGTGTTTTACGCCGTACGTGGACGTAACCACCGGTCAGATCGTTGGAGAGCAGTTTGGGGTGTGTGATCATAAAAATAAATGTGGTTACTTTAAATATCCAACAGGGAGCGAACTTGGGAACAATGATCTTTTTACCGATTCAAACAAAGTATTAAGGAGGTACAGACCTCCCGTGGATCCGGATATAGCCAACTGCATTCCGGTAAGCAAGATGTTTGAGACGCTTAATCCTTTCGAGACATCTGATCTTCAGGATTATCTATCCAATATATTCGGATCATATCATACCAATAGAGCGTTCAGCTTATATAAGATCGGGATGATGAGATTCGGGGATTGGGGTAAATGCTGCGTGTTCTGGCAACTTGATAAAAGTTGGGTGATAAGGACCGGGAAGATAATGGATTACGGACCAGATGGTAAGAGGGTAAAGGTTCCCATGGATCATGTATGCTGGGTTCACATCCTCGACGGTCAAGATTATTTATTAAGGCAATGCCTGTTCGGTGAGTTTCTTATCAACTTCTATCCTAAGGAAGCCACGGTATATATAGTTGAGTCGGAGAAGACGGCGGTCATCTGTAATATCGTATATCCAGATAGGCTTTTCATGGCATGCGGAGGTATCCATATGTTGAAAAGGGAGATGATAGAGGCATTGGGACGTAGGAGAATAGTCCTATATCCTGACAAAGGATCGGCGTTTAACGAGTGGAAGAAGAAAGTGGATAGGGATATGAAGGGGATGAATATAGAGATAAGCGATTTTCTCGAATCAAAACCCAATATAAATGAGGGAATGGATATAGCGGATTATTTTATCATTAAACAAATTTACAATGGCAAAGGTAGTTGACAATTACAAGAAATTCAAGGTGCTTGAAATAACAAGACAGGAGATGATGGATAAGCTCACCAGATATGGGTGCTTAGGCATTTGCGATATGTGTAACAGACCTACATCCGTAGGCTATTACGTGGCGGTGATCAATCAATGGATGTGCAAGGACTGTTATAATGATTTCATCAAATCGGTTGATAGGTATGAGGAGGATATGAAAATAGAAAACAAGAATTTTAATAGATTCTGCAATCTGTTTAATGTTAAGATAGAAGAAACGGTATGAAAGAACTGTCTTTAGCCCAGAAAGCTATGCTTAACGGATCCGTATGCCCGTATTGCAAGGCCCCATCCACTATGATAAATACGGTGAAAGGAAAGCAAGTTGGATGCGAGAAGTGTGGGGCTTGGATGAGATCCGATTCTACGGGTAAACCTGTAGGTAGGTTAGCCAGGCCGGATCTCCTTAGGAGTATGGATATGGTAATGACCGAGATCAACGTATTCTTAATAAAAACAGGACAGGATAGACATGATCTTTACAAAGAACTATCCGGTGAGCTTATGATACCGGAGGAGCATATATCACCTTACAAGATGTCTTTGCCATCATTACTTAAAGTCATGAGACATATCAAGGCATATAGTGATAATCGGATACAGATATATGATGGAGGGAGGGGGAATAACTGCCCTAGGCATAAGACGATAGCGATCGGCGGTAGCGCCTGCCACGGATGTCCGGAGTATCTATTCCATGTAGTGGATAAGGTAACTGACTTGGTGGTGTGTGACGCTGACATGAGTTACGGTGATTACAAAAAAATAATTATTAATAAAAATTGACAGAACATGAAAGTAATTTTCATTCACAAACAGACAGGGTTTTATGTAGGAGGATCGGTGTTTAACAAGACATGTGGTTTTTACAAATGCAGAGATAAGATGATAGAAAAAGGCATAAGCGAGGATAAGGCTAATATGCTGATTGATATAATAGGTCCACACGTATGTGTGTGGGAAATAAAAGATGGGGATGATCCTTATGAGAGCATGAGAAGCAGACTCGGAGATAAAGCCTCATATTTAGATGGAGAGGATATTATCGTAGAGGATTATGATTATGACGAGGAGGACGAGGATGGGGAGATCGACTGAATACTATAGGACACATCCGGAGGCTAGAAGAAAGAAAGCCGAGACGGATAAGAAGATCAACGCCCGCCCTGAGCAGAAAGCCAAGAGACGGGAGTTGGGTCGCAAGAACTACAAGACCGATAAGTTGAAAGGTAAAGCCTATCGGAAGGGAAAGGATTTATGCCATACGGCTAAAGGACTTAGATATAAATCAAGATCAGCTAACAGAGGGTCTAAATCCGATACGGCTGGCGATAGAAACGCAAGAGGATGAGTGAGGATAGGATATGGAGGTCATCCAAGGAGATTATCATGGATGCCTATGAGAGGATAAGAAAGTATCAGTCGGGAGAGCTTCTCCCGGCTCGTACTGGATACGCTTATCTTGACAAGGCGTTACTGGGCGGGTTCTACCCACAACATGCGGTGGCTATAGGCGCTAGGCCCGGAGTGGGCAAGTCTTATTTGGCTCAGAAGATTATGAGCAATGTAATGAATGTTAATATCAATCCCCAAGCTGATGATTATGTATGGCTCAGATGTGAATTTGAAATGAATCCAGAGGATTTGATGTTACGTTCACTATCAAAAAAAATGGGAAAAGATATACAAGATATACTCCTTAACGAGATGTCAGAAGATGAGGTAAAAGAAATGCAGAGATGCCTTAGAGAAGAGAACTCTAGCAGAATAACATACATCCCTAAACCATCGACAGTAGACGAGCTTCAGAACTTCTTATGGAATAGTTATATGCCAGCGAACAAGGATAAGAAAATGGTATTTGTATCCATAGATCATACAGCTCTTATACAAGGCACGGGTGACGCTAAGAGGAATATAGATAGTCTGATAACCATGTGTAATATAGCTAAAAGAACTTTCCCCAATATATTCTTTCTTATAATATCACAACTTAACCGTGATATTGAGGGAAGACGGGATCCTAAGGATCATATGCCAAAACAATCTGATTTCTATCAATCAGATACATTGGGGCAATTGTGTACGGCTATGGTAGCGTTGAATATCCCAAAAAGATACGGCTATTCATCATACATGCAATTCCCGCAAGGCTGGTATCCTAATCTGGAACGTTTTAAGAGTGAGTCAAGACGATCTTTCCGTGTGGATGGATTATTATTCCATCATATCGTAAAGGTCCGTCAGAGATCGTTAGAAGAGATTGACGCTATACATGTAGATATCATGAAAGGATATGAGCGATATTATCCTGATGGAGGTGTGGTGCGCCAAGAAAGGTCGGGAGGCTCGGACGCCCCTGTGGGCAGTGGCAGGCCGGACACGACCGTAGTGACGCTACCGCCCCCACCTCCCGGCGTTCCATTGGAGCAACAATATATACCGTCCAGTGATGATTTCAATGTAGTACATGACGAAACACCTTATTGACATGAGATTGAGACATAATTACTTGCTTGTAGTGATAAAGGTGCTGGAAATGTTCTTGAAGACCGTATTGTCGGTTGAGGATAAGATGGGGATAAAGGAAATTATATCCTCGTTAAAGGAAATGGCTAAATACAGCATCAGATATATCATAAATCGGGAACGGGAAAAGGAGATCATGAGTATCTGTGATGAGGTATCCAATAAAGTACAGGAGTATAAAAGGATAAATGACAACTCAATGATATTGGAATTGGAGAACCTAAAAAGGGAAGTTGTGGCGGTGGAGGATATTCTTAGCTCATACAAGGGGGTTCTTGACGCCGAACTGGTGATAGCCGAGGATGATATCAGAATCATACGGGACAAGATCGCTATAAGCCTGAGGGAGGACGGAACATGTAAGAGCATGACTGATGCTGATAAAAGGGCTAGGGTGGACGTAAGATACGAGAGGGCGTTAGAGGATTATCGAATCCTTCTAAGATGCGCCAATACGGTTAGGGCTAAGATGTCGGTTGTAGGGCATCTTAACCAATCTATAAATCAATCTATATCAGTTGGTAGAGTTGGTATGGCTAATGAATCTTATACGGTAAAACAGTATGAAAAAGGGAAAGAGATTATCGAAAGCAGACGCCCTTAGGGTGTTGAGAAGGGCTTACGATCTAAGGTGATTATATACCATTTTACACCAAAAAAATGAGAAATGATATACATTTGTACGAAACATCATACTGGGTATCACCAATACCCTCTACTGGTTGCTCAAGAGTGAGATCGCCGGATTCTTTTACTGAACTAAACGTTTTTGATTTTACTTACCCAACGAATGTTTTAGGGTAAAACCTTATATCAAAGACCTCTTTTGCTCAACCGTCTTGTCCGAAACAAGGGACTATATGATTCGATTGAGTGAAACAAAATTAGAAAAGAAGAATATGAAATTAAATAACATACGTATGTTTTACAACATATCTGGTGTAAAATAGTATATAATAACCTATGTATATTAATTTTGAACAGATGATGACATCAGGATTAACGATGTCTGATGTCGGGTATCTCTTGATGATCCGGCAGAAAGAGGAGATGGCTAGCGTCATTCCAAAGGAGAAAATAGATAGTTATAAGGCGTCTGGTTATATCGAGCTTCAGAAGAATGGAAAGTGGAAGATAACGCCAAGGGGAGGGTCGCTGCTGATGCTGATAGAGACACCCGGCCTGACACCGGAGGTCGAGGGGATCCGGGACCGTATCGTTGGTGTGTATAACGATATGGGTAAGGATACAGGAGCTATCAAGGAGGTAGAGAAACGGCTCGTATGGTTCGTAGCTAATACCAACTTCAAGGAGGGACCTATAGTAAGAGCCGTAATATCCCACATAGATCTTAAACGTGAGTATACGATGAGATTGGATAACTTGATATGGAAACCATCAAATGTATATAGTGTGCATATGAGTTTATCAGAATCAACGTTATTCGATACGATCATAAAAATGTATGGCATGACGTCTGACTTGTATCTTAGGGAGAACAAGAACAAGGAACTGGCATGGTTGTTCGCCATAAGCCGGCTCCCGGATCCTCCCAAGAAAATGGATAAGGAATACGCTATCACAGGCGATGTTAAGATGGATATCGAAAGGATATCGGATATAAAAAAAGAATTAGGCAGAAGATTAAAAATGTCAATTTAAGTTATGAAAAAGAATGAATTATCAAGAATAATAAAAGAAGCGATATTTGAAAAGATGGGTGAATTTAATGGTCTTAATCACGCCGCTCAGATAATGAACGAGGATTATCTGGATACAGACATGGCTATGGATTCCCTTGATTTTGTAGAAGTTGTAATGGAAGTGGAGAAGAAAACAGGTAAATGTATACCTGATGAAGTGCTTAATGTCAAACCTTATCACAAGTTGACGGTAGGAGAGCTTATAAATATGTTGTATAATTATTTAAAGGATTATGAAAAGAGATGAAATATTGGAGATAGCGAGAAAAGAGATATTTGAAAAAATGCATGAGTTCAATTACATTAATGGTATAGAGGTAATTGATGATGTAAGAGAAGACAGTGATTTTTCATCTGATTTAGCTATGGATCTATTTGATTTATTAGAGGTATTGATGGGGATTGAAGAGAAGATGGATATAAGGATTCCGGATGATGTCTTTGGCGATAAACCTATTGATGAGCTAACTGTGGGGATATTTGTGGATATGTTGTATGATTGGGTTAAGAGTAAGTAATGGATTTCGGATATGATGATTGGGAAGAGGGGTTAGAGACCCCTCTTGTTGATGATTGCGATGATGATTATAAAGAGGAGGAAGAATATGATTTCAGTTAAGGAACTAAGGATAGGGAATCTTGTAAAAGACAAGGCTGGCAATATATGGAGGGTAGGGTGCGTTACTGGTATGCGTAATGAAAGTAAGTCATTGATTCTTGAACGTGAGGTTGATGACGGGATAATGAAATGGTATTCCGGGGAAGATGATGTCATGCCTATTGAGATAGATGATAACCTGCTTAATACCATCGGGTTTAAGCGTGATAAAGGACGGGATGTATATCGAGGCTACGGAATATCTATAGAGATTTTTGATGATGGGTATTATCTTGGGCTTAGGGATCTGGAAGACGATCTAAGCGATCCTATACATATCAAGGATCTCCACCATCTGCAAAACCTGTCAATGGATTTATATGGACATGATATAGATAAAGACTTATGATTATACCGGAGAATAATTTGTTATGCAAGGTCATAAACGGAGAGAAGGTTCTTGCCGCATCCTACTCACAGATAGACACGTTCGTCCAATGTCCATACAAGTGGTATAAAACTTACGTGGAAGGGAATAGATCCACGGAGAAGCATGAGGCCACGTCATATGGTACGGTTATCCATCAGACGATGGAGTATTTCTTCAAGAACGGATGCAGGCCTTCTTATGAGGATATGAGCAAGGCATTCAACTACTACGCCGATATAGAACAGATTCCTTTCGATAGCGTAAAATCCCAAATCGAGTCCATGCAACATGCGGCTAGGCTAATAAGATGGATTGTGGGGTTGTTTGAGAAGGATGCTGCTGGCAATTATAAGAAGGCATGGTCCGATCTTACGCCAATGGAGAAGGTGGTCCGGGGGTCGAGACCGGCCGGCGTGGAGGAGGGCTTCGTCCTGCCCTATAAGCTGCCCAAGCCCCTTACTTTGGATGGTGTTACGTACGATAAGGTACATATCATAGGATCGGTGGACTGGCGTGGAGAGTATAAGACAAAGAATAGGATAGCTATGTATACGATAGACTGGAAGTCCGGGAGGAAATTATTCGATAAGGATAAGTTGCTTCACAACCTCCAGCACCCGATATACGCCTTTTACATACTAAGGAAATACAAGGTACTTCCGGATATGTGTAGCTATTTCTTTACCCGTATGCTGGACAATCAAAATGTGAAGGTAGATAAGGAGAAAGTGGAGAGATCGGTCAAGGAACTTAATGATATCCTTCTTGATATGTATGATTTCGAGACAAAGAAGATTGATAGCTACCAAGCTCACGTTTGGGACGATGCCAAACAAGGGTATAAGTACGAGAAGCGCTACCTCATGGGACGCCAGCCGGCCTGCCTTGAACCCCGCCCCAAGCCCTTGTGTTTTTGGTGCGATTTCTCGATCCACAAACAAGGAACATGCAGGTACTCATCGGATTGGGACGAGTCAAAAAGAAAGAATAAAAAAGATTAACTTTATTAAAAAGCCTAGGTAAATATCTAGGCTTTAATTATATTTGTGCCAATAAATAAACGATTATGGATAAAAACGAAAGAGAAAAACAGGTATTGGATCTTCTGATGTCTAGAAGGGATATCAGGAAATTGGTAGAGAAATCAAATGAATGTTATTCTAAAATGGATTTCGTTGGTGCCATGAAATGCCGGCAGGAGATAAAGGATATCGTAGACCGGGAATCGAAGATCATGTTGACAAAAAGCGAGTCTTTGGTGAGTTTGATGAACAACGCTGATAATGAATATAAATTCAATATGCTGGTATGGCTACATTCCATGATGTGTATGGCAGATGTGTTTAACGGGATATTGGAGGATTTCAAGGATGGGGTAAGGAAAGCCAATGGCAACTCTAAGTTCGTTAAATTCGATAATCTGGATCGGTTGATGACGGAATGCAAGAAGGAGATTGATTACCTAATGAAAGGTACAAGTAAATCGTTTCAGATATCTTTCGCCGTAAGAAGCGATGAGTTAAGGGAGATGATAGAGAATATGGTTGGAGACAATATCCGAGAAGGGTATGACATATTCAAGGAAGAGGCTAAGATGACCAAAGAGACAGACAGGAGCAAGATAGAGGAATTTAATAAAAGGCTGGACCATGAGTAAATTTGATGTAAAGATAGGTGATATAGTTCATACCCAGATAGGGATAGGAGAGGTGATAGCCATAAGCAAGACCAAAGAGACTTTGATGGTAAAAATGGACGATGGCCGGGAATGTGCGATAAGACTAGAGTACGTGAAAGACGTTTTTGATAACTACAGAGATGACATATAAATTAAGGCCATATCAAGAGGAGTGTGTTAAAAGTATCTCCGATTACATAAACTCTGATAGACATGATCCGGTATTGATCATAGGTCCTGTAGGTTGCGGTAAGTCACTTCTGATAGCAGAAGCGGCTAGATTGATGGGAGATAAGACGCTGATTTTACAACCATCAAAAGAATTGCTGCAACAGAACCACGACAAAATAACGTCGTATGGCATACCGGCTACCATCTACTCCGCTTCCTGTGGCAAGAAAGAGCTATCTAACATGATATATGCCACGTTAGGATCTATCAAGAAAGTTGTTGGTCAGCTTAAGGAGATGGGGATCAGAAACGTATTGATAGATGAGGCTCATGCCGGATACAGTCCTGAGGATGGCAGTGAGTTTATGACATTCATGAATGAGCTGAAGCCGAGAAAGGTGATAGGGTTTACAGCCACGCCATGTAGACTTAAAAACATGTCGATAGGACAGACATCATATTCCCAACTTAATTTCATCACTCGTATGAGACCGGTGTATTTCAAGAACCTGATTCACGTGATACAGGTAGAGGAGATGATAAGACAAGGATTTTGGACACCTCTTAAGTATGAGACATGGAATTTCAATGGAGATGCCCTTAAACTCAATTCTAACGGATCCGAATATACGGCTGAGTCTATCAGTGAGGCGGTGAGAAAAAATGGCTTAAACAACCTTATTTTACGTCGGTTGATGGTATTAAAAGACGTATGCAGATCTATACTGGTGTTTATGGATTCTGTTGAGAGCTGCAATACCGCCGCCGAATGGATGAACGCAAAGATATGCGCTGGCATGGCGGAAGTGGTTCACGGAGGCACGCCAAAGAAACAGCGGGAGGCTATAGTCGAGGGGTTCAAGTCAGGTAAGACGAAGGTAGTGTTCAACTATTCCGCCCTCGGTACGGGATTCGATCATCCGGGTCTGGATTGCGTGATAGTAGGAAGGCCGACATTCTCGTTCTCGTCGTTTTATCAGTGGCTTGGAAGGGCAGTCCGTATAAAAGACGGAAAGGATAGTGCTTTGGTCGTTGATTGTTGTAACAACTCGTCAAGGTTCGGTGATATAAGGAAACTTAGTATAGAGAACTACAAGGGGTATGGATGGGGAATGTTTATCGGCGATAAGCTAATAACTAATATCCCGATGGGGGATAAGGTAACGAAAACAGATCTGGATATCAAAGCCGCCAAGAAAGATCGTAGGAGGGGGCTGGCGCAGGGCGTAACCGCCGCCCCTGTTCCCGGGAGACCGGATCATCCCCTTGGCTCTACGGTGATGACATTCGGCAAGTATTGTGGATGGATGTTTCATTCGATTCCAGTATCGTATTTCAAATTCATAAACGAGACATTTGACTGGGATAATGACAGGAACAAGGATATAAAAGAATACATAGATTTTTTAATCAAAAACAACAGATTATGACAGGATGTATATATCATGAGGCTGATCTTGACGGAGTAATGTCAGCGGCTATAGTAAAAAAGTATTTCAAAGGGGACATTGATCTTCTTCCTTACAATTACGGCAAGGAAATACCTGACGTGAATAAATATGATAAGGTGTTTGTAGTTGACGTGTCATTTGGCGATAGAACGAGATTCTTATTCGACGAATGGGAAGACAAGGGGATAGATGTCACATGGATAGACCACCATAAGACGGCGATAGAAGCTGTGAAGGACTATAATGTCAAAGGCAAAAGACGTATCGGAACGGCGGCTTGTGAGCTTACGTGGGAATATCTTTTCGATGATATCGAAACCCCTGACGTGGTAAAATTATTGAGCGCTTATGATGTATGGGATCATGATCGCTTCGAATGGAGTGACGTTCTTTCATTCCAATATGGGATGAGAGGGTATTGCGGGCTTGACGTTGACATGGTCAGGGAGGTGCTAAACAAGGCGAATGGCGAGTTTGTTTCTGATATGATAAGAAATGGCGAGGCCATAATAGAATATATCATCGAGAAAAACAGAGGAGAAATGAAGATGTTCTCATTCGAGGCAGATATATTTGGATACAAGGCGATATGTATGAATACTACGGAGTTTAACTCCACCACATTCGAGTCTATGTACGATCCTAGAAAACATGATTTGATGATGCCATTTTGCTGGAACGGAAGATTCTTCAGATGCTCGTTCTATACCACCAAGGAGGAGGTGGATGTCTCGGCGCTGGCACGCAAGGCCAACCCCGGTGGAGGAGGTCATAAGGAGGCTGCCGGCTTCCAGCTTAGCGTGGAGGATATGATGGAGTTTCTAAAAAACAGAAAAATGTTATGATAGGGCTAGTCTTTGCCTTTATAATAATGGCAGGTTCTATCTATTTGATAATAGAAGGGAATAAGAAGGATGATTCTACTGAATTTTATGGAGGGATAATAGCAACGATCTTATCTATCTTTTTGATGTGTTTAGTAATACAAAATATAAAAAATACAGAAAATATGGGGAAAATATACAAATTAAAGAGACTTAATGAAATGAAGCTAGATGATTATGGCTTCGGTCTGTTCGAGTACAATGGCGCTCTTTATTTCAAGGAGGCAGAGGGTGAGAGATGCTTTGATGTAAGAAGCGGGAATGAGGTTATTATCGGTAAAGATAAGATTGTAACGGTCTTGGAGGATTGATCATGAGAAAGCTTAATGACACCAACAGGACAAGGAAGAGGAGCGTACGGCACTCGTGGATAAAGGCGGGTCCGGGGATCCAACGCTGCGCTATTTGTGGGATCACGAAGCGAAGTGAGTATATAGACGGGAAGACCGTTCATTGCGTGCATCTATCATCTGGTGAGCTTTACTCTATGACAGGTGAGACGCCAGAATGCAGGGATCTTAGTGAATTTTATTAATCTAAATTACGAAAATATGACATGGTATAATACTTACGAGGAGATAAAAGCCAAATATCCGGATACTGTTTTTGAGGAATATTGGTTGGTAGAAGAAGATGTCGCTAAATTAATGGGGCATGAACCTATTATAAAAGGATGGGCTATAATCAAAAATAATCCTAATATAGATAGTAACATTATATCTAGTAACAAATTAAATATCAATGCTATTGAAGCCGATAAAAATGAGGGCGATGAGCGCAATATATTGTTGCATATTGGGATATTATCCCCATTTAATGATGATCCAGTAATAATAATAAAACAAAAAGGAGTTTAAAATGAAGGAGGAATTTTATAAGTATCAAATGGTGGTCTATGATGGCGATATGTTTGAGGTAGTTGAGACCGCTGATAAAAGTGGAAGAATGAGAATCAGACTATGGTCGGATGAAGTAGATGAGATTATTTGGGTTGATGAGGAGATGGTCGTATCATTAGGTAGAGCTATTAAGTTAAAACTTATTGATGAGGAAAAGGTAGACAATGTAAACGCTTACGATCTTTCCCGTTTCAATAATATTAATAGTGCATCCATCATTAAAGCCCACCAAGAGGAGGTAGCCAAGGCATGTAAGACTGCCGTAGGGAAAGACGGTAGCGGGAAGGACGACCGGGCCGACGGTAAACTCCGGTGGGATCTCCTTCCTTTGGCTGAGATAGAGGACATCGTGAGGGTATATACGGAAGGCGCCAAGAAGTACGCTGATAACTCATGGCAGGATATACCTGATGGGTTCAATCGTTATCTAGGTGCACTTATGAGACACTTGGTCGCTTATACGAAAGGGGAGAGATATGATAAGGAGGGATTCATGCATCTATCCGCCGTATGCTGGAACGCCATAGCGTTATTATATTACGATAAACATAACAAAGGGCTTATAGAATGGAAGAGTCAGGAAAAAGAGTAGTAGATGAGGGATTAAGAGCTATCGACAAAAGAACAGGTAAATACGTTAGGTGATTATATATAATTTTACACTAAAAAAATAACATATAAATAGGAATTTATAAATATTCTATTTATATTTACGCTATGTATTTGGTGGAACAACATATAATTACTATTAATGATAAGAGATATAAGGATTTAGATCGAATATGTTTCTTATCCAAAAATCTGTACAATGCGGCTTTATATATAATAAAGCAGGAGTTTCTTAGTACAGGTAAATGGATAAGAGCTGTAGATCTTAACAAGAAGATGGTAGCAGAGAATAACATAGATTATAGAGCAATGAGTGGGTCATCCTCCCAGCAAGTTCTTATGGCTTTAGACAAGAACCTAAAATCTTATTTCTCTGCTATCAAGGCATGGAAACGTGATAATAAGGAATTTACCGGATGCCCTAAATTTCCAAAATATAAGCATAAAACAAAAGGAAGGAACGTATTTTCTTATTCTTACGCACAGTTTAAACATAGAGGAGGTTTTATCTATTTCCCTAAGAAGGAAGGATTATCTCCTTTAAAGACTAATTGCAAGGAAGGAACTGTAAAACAGGTTAGATTTGTTCCTAAATCCGATTGTTATGTAATAGAAGTTGTATACGAGTCAATTGCAAAAAAACAACTTGATGATAACAACAGAATCATGTCTATTGATCTAGGTGTAAATAATCTTGCCTCTATCGTAACTAACGTAAGCAATAAGCCTATTTTGATAGATGGGAGGAGACTTAAATCCATCAATCAGTATTACAATAAGAAAAGGTCAGATATTCAACAACAATTAAAGAAAGTAAATGGAAAAGAAAATTCGAGACGGTTGATGTCCTTAACAAGAAGGAGAAACAATAAGGTGAAAGATTATCTTCATAAGGCGAGTAAGGAGATAATAAATACTTGCTTGAAGGAAGATATAACAACATTGATAGTAGGTCATAATGATGGATGGAAACAAAATGTTAACCTTGGTAAAAGGAATAATCAGAATTTTGTTTCGATTCCATTTGAGATGTTTATATCAATGTTAAGGTATAAATCGGAAAGACAAGGACTAAGATTTGTTGAAGTAAACGAATCTCACACGTCAAAATGCAGTTCTTTCGATTTAGAATCAGTAGATCATCATGATACTTATGTTGGAAGAAGGGTAAGAAGAGGTCTTTTTATGACAAGAGATGGTATTCTTATCAACGCTGACATCAACGGAAGTTATAACATCATGAGAAAAGTAAAGGGGGATGCAGTAATGCCGCTCCATACAGGGTTTGGGTATAACCCAGTTAAGAAATTTATTAACTAATTATACGAGTGCAAACTTGTATATAATTACCATACGTTAATGTAATCAAGCGCACTATTGATGATAGCCTATTCCCGATAGTTAAGTATCTCAGTTACAGTTATAATGAATTAAATTATGATTATGTAAAGAATCTGAATTTTGATGTAAACGTAAATTGGGAGCAGCGTAGATATCAGATTGTTAAGGATTTATTATCTAACGATTTCGATGGGAGAAAGATGAGTATAGATGAGGTAGATAATGCTATATTTACCGCTGATTTGATTATTAACAGATTAACAACTATTTGAGATGGTAAGAATTGATTTTTTCACGAAGAAAGACGCTGAGTACAGCGACTACATGCGGTATATTATCGCCAACACATTACAGGAGTATGAGGGTGAGGTCACGTTAAACCAGATCCCGGAGAACAAAGCCACGGAGGAGGAGATATCCAAGTACGGTATAGAGGTATATCCTACTATCATCGTCAGCGGAGATAACATGGATGGCTTTAATAAACTTGAGGGGATGGTCAGAAAGGCTGATCTTATTAACGTCATGTCATTATACGATAAGAAATAGGCTTATGACGATAAGGGATAAATATTTTGGCTGGAAGGATATATTCTTTAGCAGATTCGTACATTGTTGTAATGAAAAAAGTGACCAACCGCAAGGGAGTAATATACCTCTAGCCAAAATAAACTTCGATAACAAGACAGGATATGTGGAGGACGGGACTATTAATATAGCCGAGCTTCTTCAATATCTTTGGATAAATAATAAGGTCTATAGGTGTGAATATGCACCCATAGATATATCCTCTGTCTTGCAAACATTGATTAGATTGACCGAGAACGCTAAGTTCATATTTGACGACCAACCAGGCATACATGATATGATCCCATATAGAGGTTTTTTTCTTAGAGATGATTTTTTACCCGGGAAAGATTATTCACTTGATTTGGATAAAATAGTGAGCGGGATGGGAGGATGGTATGGGGAGGATGAGGATCCATGTTACTCGATGTTCGTCAGTCAAGATCAGATATGGAACTTGAACCCGATATTGAAGGTATTAGCTGATGAGGGATCTATTCTAGCCAAGGAACTTGGGTATGATATGAACTCATATGTCAGCGATAATGGATACACGATATACAACCCCTACCTCTCGTGGATTAATCATTACTATCATTATTGCCCGACATTTAATGAGGATAAGCTGAAACCTTGGGATAGGGTGGAAGACAGAAAGAATAAATTCAAGATGACGGATAAGGTTAAGAGAGGCGCCAATAATTGGTATTATTCAGGCGGGACTATATCTTGTGTGGATAATTTCTTGGGGAAAGAATACAGGAAAAATCTCCGAACCTTCATATATCGTGGAATAGTATTCTTTTTAGATCGGATATGGCATACACCATTGTTTGAGAAGATGGGCGTGAAAATGAAATACAACGCTTATTATTGTTATGCCGCTACTTCCGGGATATGGTATGATAAGGGATTCAAGGAAAGACTAGCCACGAGGTTTAACAAGTCGCTGGGCGGCGACGGGGAACTGTTCGGGGCTAACCTAGCCTGCATGGTATGTGACCGTAAGGATATCGATTGGGAGGCGCTTCGTCTTTGGCTTGACAAATACGATGATCCTACTGATAAGGGCATGGTGAATAGCCCTATTCAATTTATGTATTTATATTTATATTACACTTTTAACAAATAATTTGAAATAAAGAAGATAAATAACTGGATTATAAGAACATTTGGGTTGAGAGGCTCATGGAGCTGGGCTAAGAAACAGATGTTAAATGGAGCGATCATTAAACGTAAGGCTACTACAGGGACATACAAAATAGCTATTGATGATGACAAGAATAGGTTACTTGTAGCCACATGGGATCATCTAGATCAAAGTCCTGTATGGGAAAGGTGCCCGCATAGTTTATTAGATGAAGATGCTGTTGATTATTTTGTCACAGCTCATAAGGAATTATCATATGGAGGTATAAAGATCAAGATGAAAGATGAATTTAATTGTAACGATAAAATATCGAAAGCATGAAAAAGATTACCGATAAAGACGTAGAGGCTCTTAAAGCCGGGAAGAAGATAACAAAAGGATTTATCCATATGCAATTAGATGATAAGGGAAGATTGAACTTGTGGAGTGATATCAACATAACTGACAATTATAGAAGTCTTAAGATAGACGCTAACAAATTGTTTGATCATGGGATTCTTACTGAAGAATATGATAAACTTAGAATTATAAACATACATCAGCAAGGTAGAAGAATATGAGAAGAAGGATGATAGGCAGTCAAACCGTTTCAAACGGTATATATATATCTTACACACCAATGGCAAGTTGTATACTCGTGATAAATGGAATTATTCGTGGAGAAACGACGCCGTAGGAGTGGCGTTGATAAGCGACAACAGCAGCTTCGTTATTTCAGGTATTGAGCTTAAGAATCGAAGCTGGTCTGTTACAGACATTGCCGGATGATTACCTTGACGGGATAGCCCCAAATACGGCCATGTCTTTAGCGGGTAACGGATGGACAGTGGATGTGATAACCCATTTGCTAAGAAGCATCGAACGTAAGCAGATAAATGATATTGTAAAGGAATTTCGCAAAATTACTGATGAGCTTATGTTCGGGTCATTAGAAACGGATATAATGTGACATGTGAAGGTGAACACGAACAAAATGAGACCATACGGAAGAATCAAGACAGTTAAGGGATCTTTATGGAAAAAGGATATACATCCACCGAAAGGGCACAAGAATTGGTGGGATGACATATGCGATCCTGTACCTAGAAGTACTATGAAGCTTAAATTTAAAACAGAGTTAAGAGATGATTATAAACAAGAAATGGTCAATGCCGAACAGCGAGACATTCAGCATAAAACCGATAAGGGAACTTATAGATAAATATCGAGAAGAGGGGATGGTTATAGTGGATCCATTCGCCAGAAACAGCGATATAGGGACGATCACCAACGATCTTGACCCTGAGACTAAGGCTATGTATCATAAGGACGCCACGGACTTCCTGCGTGGTCTTAAGGATAATATAGCTGATATGGTACTATATGATCCACCATATTCCACGAGACAGGTATCCGAGTCATATAAAAAGCTTGGAGGTGCTGTTAATATGCAAACAACGCAATCTAGTTATTGGGCTATGCAGAAGAAGGAGATAGCTAGGATCACCAAGAAAGGAGGGGTAGTCATTACCTGCGCGTGGAACTCCGGCGGTATAGGGGCCGGGCTTGGCTTCGAGCAGCAGGAGATTCTTCTTGTGGCTCATGGGGGATGGCATAATGATACGATCGTTACAGTAGAAAGGAAAATGAAATTATGAAGGAAAGGATATTCACCACAAAAGAACAGGGGAGGGTGCTGGTCGAGGCCGGCCTCCCTATCTCCACCGCCAGCGGGTTTAGGGACCGATGCCTAGATCGACTGCATTCTATGGAGGACGAAGCTGGCCGCATAGGACTTATCGAGGCCGTTACACCGGACGTCTTCAACCCTGTTTGGGATGTAGGGACGTTACTGAATTTGCTCCCATATGAGATAGAGGGTTCTACATTCGAATGTTATAAGCTAGAACATGCATGGTCTGTAACGTATAGAGATATAGATGAGATTCCTATATATTGGAGTAGTGAGAAACTTCTTGTAGACACATTGTTTTCGATGATGATGGAATTACTTAAACATAAGATTATATGAGCATAAAGCAAATAACAAAATTAAGGTACAAAACGAAAGATAAGCCTCCTATAGAAGGGGTTCCTCTTTTAGGATACAACAAAAAATATAGCTGTCCGTGGGAAACAATGTATAGGAGAGGGGATAAGTACTACACCTGCATGAAGTATGATGCTGAATTTGAAACATATCCACCGGAAGAATATGAATATTTATATCCATGAAAATATGAAACAAGTAACAAGAATAAGATACAAAACAGAGGATAATCCGCCTATGGCTAATGTCCCTCTTATAGGATACAGTTTGGAATACGACTGCAAGGTAGCGTTGGTATACAGAAAGGGGGATAACTATTACACCAATATGGAGTGCGATGTTGAATATAAGACATCTCCTCCAGATGAGTACGAATACGTATATCCGTGAGAATTAGAAGGGATATATTTATATTTAAGCATGATTAATATTATTTTAATATTATTCATGCTTTTATTTTTGTTTAAATCCTATCTTTGTATCAGTATTAAAAACCAGATTGTTATGAACAAGTTGATTTTAAACAATATCCAAGACCTGTGGAGGTGGAGGGAGAAGATAAACATTGATGACTTTAGAGAGGAGCCTATGGCTGAGGATATGCCACTCTATTTCCCATGCGCTGTTATCTGGCATGAAGATTATGGTGAGCATGACGATGATAATTATATATGTTATGGATTTGTTTATGTAGCAGAAATATTAGGGATATGAGTGTTAAGAGACAGATATTTATTAATAACAAAGGCATTGATGGGGAGATAGCTAATAATATGACATTTGATTTCGATTTCAATGTTGACAAGAATATTCTTGAAAAAATAAAAGCAAAGAAGGAGAGCAATAAACTAAATACAAAAGATTGGGCGCTGTTCTCGCTTATGGTTTTGTTTATTTTTGCGATGGGAGTTGTAAGTGGATGGTTGGCGTTTAATTGTTTAAATCATGGATAATTTAAAAGACATACAAAATATAACCGGTCTTACGTCAGAAGCTATATTCAATATACGTAAACCTGTTGATTATATGTGTAGTGATATAGACAGTCATATAAAAGATATCGAGACACAATGTGATTATATTATGGATGGGGATGAGGAAGATGTTATATACTATTCAAAATCAATTAAATCAGACGTAGATTCTTATTTCGAGGATATACGGTCAAAGGTCGAGAATCTCCGTGATTGGGGAGAGCAGTGGAAAGTATTGGCTAAAGACCTGTTTAATAAGCTGCTGGAAATAGATAGCGATAATACTATAGACAGCTATTTGTCTTATAAGGCATTGAATAAAATCAGGGAACATTTAAAATAAAATTATAAACATGAATAAAAGAAAAATCAAAAAAAAGACTCCATTTAAATAATAAAGAATTTCAAACCTTATTTCGTTCAGGCAAGAAATACTTTAGATATGCGATAAATAATCTATGTCTTGCTTTTGGATGTTCTTCATTAGAATATTGGATATACTTCTTTGAAGGTAAAAGAATTGATGGGAGTATATATTATAAAAGCATTTCACAATTAGCTTTTAGATAAAGATAAATTAACAAAATAAATAGACATGAGCAAATTACTATTTTTTGATTTAGAGACAACCGGGGTTAAGTTCTGGAGAAACGGGATACACCAAATAGGAGGGATCGTGGATATCGACGGGCAGGAGGCCGAGAGGTTTGACATCCGCCTAGCCCCGAACCCTTCCGCCACGATAGAGCAAGAGGCGCTGGACGTGGCTGGCGTTACCTTGGAGCAGATACAGTCGTATCAACCTATGGAAGAAGGGTACAGGCAGTTAGTTGGTATATTATCCAAATACGTGGATAAGTTCGACAAGAGGGATAAAATGTATTTAGTGGGGTATAACAACGCTGGATTCGATAACAACTTCCTACGGGCTTTATTCCAGCAATGTGGGGATAAGTATTTCGGATCATGGTTCTATCCTAACTGTATGGATGTATATGTTATGGTGACACCGTTCCTGATGGGTGTAAGAAACGATATGGAGAACTTTAAGTTGATGACCGTGGCTAAGACTATGGGTATTGAGATCGACGAGAATAAGCTTCATGACGCTACTTACGATATTGAGCTGACTAGGGATATTTTCTATCGTATAATTGGCAAAATGGACATTAAGCTATGAGGGACATTTTAGAGGCGATGCATGATTATCCGGATGAGGCGCTTGGGTTGTGTTTCTTTTTGATAGTGGTTGTCTGGTTATTGTCAGGTATATTTGAGAAAAAAAATGAATGATAAACTCGATGAGATACTGGATCTCCTAAGATCTCAAAATGAGATGATCAAGGATATTCACGACTATGTGAAAGAAGTTACCAGCGAGAAGTATGATTAAATAATCACAAAATTGATAGTAATCCATTGCAAAATCATAGAATTATTTGCATATTTGATATATTAAAATGAATTGATAATGAGTCTAATAAGATGTTCATATAAATATCGTATGTATCCGAACAAAACACAAGAAGAACTTCTTGCAAAAACATTCGGATGTATCCGTGTTATGTGGAATGCTTGTGTTGATTTATTCAATTCATATGATAAAGGGACAAACCCTAATCCGAAATTCCCAACAAAGTCGGATCTTGTTATTGAAAAACCTTGGTTAAATGAAGTCTCGGCAGCTACCTTGCAGCAGAAGCAACGTGACTTTATCGAGTTCTCCAGACAGTACTTCAACAAGAACAGGAAAGAAAAGCTCGGTAAACCGAATTATAAAAATAAACACGACAACCAGTCGTTTAGATTGCCATTTCCGAAGTTTAAAATCACTGACAATAAGATCCGGATCGAAAAGATCGGATGGGTTAAGATTGTTATCGATCGTGAAATACCGGATAACGCTCGTTTTATCTCCTGTACCGTTTCAAAGAACCGTTCTGGTCAATACTTCGTATCAGTTCTTGTAGAAACAGAACAGTGTTACAAACAGAAAACCGGCAAAACAGTCGGAGTTGATTTAGGGATCAAGACATTAGCTACATTATCTGATGGGATTGCTGTTGAGAATCCCCATTTTCTTTGTGAGAACCAAGCGAAGTTAAAAAGGATGCAACGGCATTTATCGAGAAAGAAATTAGGAAGTAATCGAAGAAACAAATGCAGGCTAAAAGTATCAAGGCTTCATCGTGATATAGCCAACAAGCGTTCATGGTACATGCATAATTTGACCACGATGTTGGTAAATAATTACGATGTTATCTGCATTGAAGATCTAAACACTTCAGGTATGCTACAGAGTCACAAACTTGCCGGTTCTGTATCTGATGCTTCTTTCTCGATGTTCCGTAATCAACTTGAATACAAATGTAGGTGGTATGGCAAAGAACTGGTTATTATAGACAGATTCTATCCGTCATCCAAGACATGTTCAAGATGTGGCTGGAAGAATAAAGATCTGAAATTATCGGATCGAACATTTATTTGTAAGAATTGTGGCTTGGAGATCGACAGGGATCTCAACGCCGCAATAAATATACAAGCCGTAGGAGTTGATGCGGCTATACGGACGCAGAGCAGCCGGGTTGCCGGTTGCGTTGAGGCGTCTAAAATGGAGTAGGATATCTTAGTTATTTCTATGATTTTCTATGAAATTTACAACTATGGTGATGATAATTTTGAAAATAGGAAGAAATGGTTAAAAGAAAATATTCAATAGATGATTACGCAGAGTTCAGGACCATCAAAGATTGGGAATGCAAATGCTGCGGGAAAAAGATGCCGGCAGGAAGTAAACGGATGTTGCCTAGAATAAGAAAATGGGCGGATTACGGTATATGTTTGTCATGTTTCGATAAATGGAAGTTAAATGGAGGGGATATTGTTTATATAAATAACACAAGTCCTAGGAAGCAAGCTCCCCGTATCAAGAAAGAGCATGTTATACATATGTCCAATATCCTAAAAGGGAATTGTGATATAATAAAAGGCCGAAAACTTTACGTGGCTTTAAAAAAGGTGATAAACAGCGGAAAAACGATTGTCCTCAAATTCGATACCGATCAACCGATATGCATGTCAACAAGAGTCATGAATCCTTCGTTCGGGGAGATCATGGACGAGTACGGCAAGGATATATTCCAAGGAAAACTTAAACTAACAGATGCCCCAAAAGGAGTTAAAGATTTTATAGTTAACTATATAGAAAAATATAATAAATTATGAACTTCAAGACATTTATATTCATGATCCTGACATTCAGGAGAGTAGATCCTATACCTAGGAATATAGGAATTATGGTAAGTGTAATGACTTGGATATCTATAATACATGTGATATTCAGCTTTACTATACTGATAATAAAATTAACGAAGTAAACGATATGAAATATGTGAAAGACAAAAATAAAATGAGCAGATCAAACAAAATAGAAAATTTAGTAAACCGGTATATTGAAAGACATATAAAGGATAGGCATCTAAGCGATGATACGATAAAAGAAATAAAGATAGCCTATGTTATGGTTATAAAAGATTTTATTACAATTATTGACAAGTCTACATCAATGAATGAAGATGATATAATATACGTCATTAACAGCATATCATCAATATTATATGAACCTATAGACATCTCTAACACCGATAAAAAAATGTTGGAGATAGGGATAGCGCTAGGCCTAAAGGGTGCTATATCATGTATATTTGGTTCATTATCAAAAGATGACTGCAATATAAAAGATGAGATAATTGATATATCTAAACATATAAAAGAAAAATTAATATCAGATAATCATGGATAATAAACAACTTTACAAAATAACCTTAACAAGGGAGCAACTGATGTTGATCTCACAATGCGTGGAAGACATCAGTAGATTTGCGGCGGGTGACATGGATCTACAGCATACGACAGATACGTTGATAGATGATATGGATAGGACGGAATCGCTGGGGATAAGAAGCTTTATAATCAATAACTCACGAGCGATAAGAAGAAGACTGTTCCCTGATCTTGGGGATTATGAGCATATAGGATATGATGGGGGTAGTAAGGATAAGATAAATAGGAAGAGACTTATCGGTAACACCTACCAGATATATAGGTCGATATTACATCAGTTGGCCATTGACGAGAACTGGAATAACGTGTATAGTAATATCACGTTGCCTTCAGGTGATATGGGAACGATCAAGGTAGAGAAGGTTGACGATGATAAGGATAACGACATTTAACGATACTAAAATATGAGCTTATTTGTATGTGCTAAATGCGGCTGTATCGATAATACCGCCACGTCTAGTTGCTGGATGTTGACAAACGAGTATATGGTGGACAAATTCGAGTATGCCAAGGAACTACAGCCGTACAAGGGCATGGGGCTGTGCAGCGAATGCGGGAGGCTTACTACCTCCCCAGACGGCCGTGATGTCGTGGTGCCCGGAAAATGGCACGGGAAGTTCCCGAAGGAGAAAGCTACCGAAGAGCAGTTGAAACATGTAGGGTATAAAAATCTAATAAGATGAATAAGATAAGAAAAGGAGAAGTTAAAATATATAAAGGAAAAGAATACATAGCTATCCCTGAGATAGAAGAAGAGAGTTGTACGGGATGTTGTTTTTACGACAAAGGGATTTGTTTAATAAATCATGCTGATGATCCTAATTGCCTTCATAGCGGCATGATCTGGGAACAAAAAGAAAATAGTATGAGCGATATCAAAGAAAAGGCTATCAAATTAGCCATAGATGCCATGAAGCCCATACCGATACACTCATCACCATGCTACAGCGTAAGTGATAACAGATCGCCGGAGGAAAAGCATGAGGAGGAGATGAGATTTTGTAGGGAGTTTAACGACCTTAAATGCGAAATGCTTATTGACATGGCTAAAAAAATAGAGGAATATTTATTATAAGATATGGTGATTATATACAACCTTAAATATAAGGAGATTATAAGAAAAATGGAGGAGATTGGTAATGATACGTGGAAATAAGTTATACATAAATATCACAAACCATTGTGATGTATGTTGCCCATTTTGTTGTATGAAATCAGACAGCAAAAAGCAATCATTCATGAACTTTGATACTATCCATAAAATCATGAAAGATATGGATGTACCATATATCGTGCAACTAGAAGGAGGAGAGCCTACCACGCATCCGCAATTTTATTTATTCATGGAATATATCTCCACGCTCGAAAAGGTGGAAGAGGTCGTGATAGACACCAATGCCTTCATGCTCGACAGGCATATCGACAAGATCGTCGAAATAGCGGTAAGGAACAAGAAGAGGATAACCGTGAAGTTATCTTACAACACCTACCTTAAAACGGTATTCAACCATAAGTTTGTCATTAAATTCGCCAATTATCTCAAGAACATCATCTCGGCTTGTGAGTTTATACCATATGTGAATTTTGCCATAAACGTAAGAGGATATACCGATAAGGAGCTAGATACGCTTAAGGACGAACTACCTCAAGAGATGATAGACATATCAAGCTTCCACCTATTTAACTCCTACGGCAGGGCTGAAAATGACAAATCTCTTCCACCTTTGAGGATAAACGACGTGTATGATGAATGGCGTTGTTACGCTTCTGATGGCGAGTGTTTTGGACATAATTTGGAAGAGAGGGCAAAACATGAATCTAAATTATAATAAAATGAATGCATTGAAATTTCAAAATATACGAGAGAAGAGGCAAGAATGCTTCAATGTTGACGAATATACGTTTAATGATTTTGACTTTGACGGGAAAAGGCGCAGGGTGTATTCGAACGTTAACCTAAGTATCTTTACTGACGATTACTGCAACGCCAATTGCAAATTCTGTGTTGCCCAGCTTAGGTTCGAGAACAAGGGGAAAATGTATAAGAAAAGCAAGATAGCGTCTGATGATGAGTATCTGTCCAGACTTGACGATATACTTAACAGGCTTAGACCGCTTAATCCTTCGATATCAATCACAGGAGGGGAGCCTACAAAATCAAGAAGACTCGTGCCAATCCTGAGGCTTATCGAAAAATATGGCTACAGGAAAAGAACATTGACTACAAACGGATCAGGCCTGTTTGATATCGTGGAGGGTAAGTCGATACTGCAACATATCACGGATAACCATTTCCAGCATCTCAATATCAGTAAAGCTCATTTTGACGAGGAGATAAACAAACGCATCATGCAATATGAGAACGGATATTGTAGCAACGATGATATTGCCCGTATAGCTATATTCGCTAAAGCCAACAATCTCCGTCCACGCATGAGCTGTTTACTGCTAAAAGAGGGAATAAATGACATGAATGGAATTATACGTTATCTTGACTATTATAATAGTCTCTATATTGACAATGTCATATTCCGTGAGACGATGGACTATGATGAGCAGGCAATGAAAAATCATGATAAAATGGCTTATCTCAAGAATAACAAAGTATATCTGAATGACATATGGAAGTGTATTGATAAAGACAATAGATTTACCCCTATAAAACAATTACTTGGATACTACTACTATGTAGAGGTATATAAATATCAAGGTATAGATATGGTAAGCGAAAGCGCAAATCTCGTAAAACTGTATGAGCAAAAACAAATTGCCAATGATGTGGTGTTTGAAATGATTTTTCATCCAAACGGCAACCTTAATGGGAGCTGGGTAGACAATGAGGATATATTACTTGCGTATAATTCTTATAAATCATAGAGATTTACCTTAGGCAAGATAATAAAAATAAATAATTATGGTAATTATATATTATTTAAATTTTTAATCATGAAAAAATGCAAATTGTTAATAACAGATTTAGACGGGACACTGATTGAGACGGTATCAGGGAATACATTCCCTAAAGGTATATGGGATATGAAAATCAAACTCGACGTGTTTGAGGCTATCAAGAATTACGCTCCTGATGATATACTGATCATATCAAATCAAGGAGGTATAGAAAAAGGATTCGTAGACAGAGAGATGTTTGAGTATAAATTCGATTACATATCAAACGCCTTGGAAGATTACACGGATATATCCGTAAGCGCTTATTACTGTGACAGCAATAATAAGCGCAATGCCAATAGGAAGCCAAATACAGGGATGATAAAGCAGTATATGGATTTCGTAGAATACATGAACGATGATGAAGATGAGGAAGAAAAGATCGTATATGATACTATCTTGATGATTGGGGACGCTTCCGGAAAAGAAGGGCAGTTCTCCGACTCCGATAAGAAGACGGCGGAGAACTTCGGATGTGAGTATATGGATGTGGATGATTTTGTGTATAAATATAATAACTGATAACGAAAATAAGAAGGATAGGATGATAATCGCCTATCCTTCTATTATTATGTAAATCCATTTTTGGATTACATTAATTATCAATGGTATAACTATACCTTTCTATCTTTAATACTACTTCTTAGCCGAGTAAAGCCATACTCATTGACTATATTCTCTATATCTTTTTCTGATAAATCAAACCACTCTCCATTTACCCTCTTAGAGCTAAATTTCTTATGCAGTTCATTCTCTATATCTCTATCAATGAAAGCTATTATTTTGAAATCAGCATTACCAATCCTTATAGAATCCTCTCTTTTACTAACATCCCTAGATTTACCTATCTTGATATAACCATTGGAATTTCCAGATCCTAGATACGTATGTACAATTTTATTATTATCATCCTCAGAATCTAAATCAACATCAATAATTTTTGAGAAGACATCATATATTTTAGTTATGGCAAATCCAATATTATGCCAACTGATACCATCTCTAAAGCCTAGAATGTTTACAACATTAAACGCCATAGCTTTCTTCTTGTCAAGAAATTTACCAAACAAATCAAATAATTTGGTAGACATATTTACTTTCCTATCAATAGGGTAAAAAGCATCTATCTCATCTATTACACAGTAATCATATCCTGTTATTATCCTTATTGAAAATTTACACCCTACTATATTATCAACAAGGAATTTATAAAACAAATTCAAACATCTAATAAACCCTTGAGGAATATCCTCACGCACATTAATATCTCTTGCTTGCAACTTATACATATTGTCATAGGTTATAAAAGACATATTTATGTTGTCTATGACCAGATCCCTTTCGGTCATATTATTCAATCTTATATTATATGTATATCCATCAAGCTCCCCATTATCATTCATTTTGCATATCCTAGATAACATAAGACCGAGTAACGGGAAGGAGTCAAACAACCCTTTCGGATCAGGCTCATGAATCCCGTCATTATAGCTACTCATAAGCATGCGTGTCAAGGAATAATCATACCCTTCCTTTAGATCTGATGATATATCTGGGTAATAATAATTCCCCCTGTCTATCATAGGGTCGTCTACATGACAAATATAAGATGATTTGATAGATAATTGAGTTAACTTATCAGGAATGATAATTTTTAAAGATCCCATTTCGTTGGATTCGGACGTCAAAATTCCATTACTATTGTTCGTGGAATCATGAAAAAGATCTACATTTGTATTCATAATAGAGTATTTATTCCCATCCGTCCGGGATGGATAGATGGGAATACAAAAATAGCCAATCAAATTGTCTTAAACAATTGACTGGCTATTTTTTTCGTCATACTATATCAGTTATCTTCCCCTGTCAAAGTACCAATTAGCGTCCTCCCCGGACTCGTCCTTATCCCTGCCTCCTAAGAAGAATCCCATCGTCATGCCGTTGGTCATCAACCAGTAGTCGGATGTCTGCTTAATATCCCTAGCCGTCTTGATATTATACCATTGCTTACCAAACGAGAACTTCATGAGCTGCCTCCATAGCTTGCTCTCGCCCTTATACACTCCGGTCTGGACGGTAGCGAAAGGATCCCAGTTTCGAGGATCGGTAAGATCACCCAACTTACGGGCTGTAACCAGCGGGTCTTGTAACATGTCTATAGCGTTAAGCTCCATGAACGGGGATGTCTGGGAGGCGATCTCATTGATCGTCCTGAACCCGATGTAGGTAATGAACTGCCCGAACCAGCTATCCTCATTATCCTCCCTATATCCCATCAAAGCCCGTCCTATGGCCATCATCGTAGCGAATACCGCCATGTTGATAATCGATCTCTTGATATTGATCTGCTCGTAGGGGGTAAGCTTATCATACTCTTCCTTAAGCACGTCATATGCCTCTCCCATCCTGCCCTCGGACATCGATCCATAGACATTACCGGCCAGTCTCCATAACGTTCTCATATATCCTTCCTCAAACTGGTTGGTTTGGAAATTGAAACCGGCTTTCTTATACGCCCGCTGTACGGCCAATATAAACCATCCACGATGAGGCAGCACCATATTAAGGATAGCGTTCCGGCTAGCCCCCACCCGGTTCTGCTCGTTCAAGGCGCCGTCGCAGATCTGCACCATGCTCCTGACCCTACTGGACAAGGTGGGTATGTATCTGTCTATAATATCCTTGTTAGCCTCGTTCTTAGCCACAATCTTTCCGTCCTTGACATCTACCATGTTCCACATAGAATAATCCCTTAAACGCTCCCAATCGCGTTTAGCCTCATTAGCGGACATATTTCTGTCTTTCATCATCATCTCCTTGAAATTGGAGTATGACCAGAACTGACCTTCGTATAGGCGGGTATCATCCATGACCGAGATAATAACCTGCGGATCCAACGGGGAGTTAAGAACCTCCATCATCTTAAACGGCAGGTCCCGGAATAAGGTTCTCCAGATCTTGTTGTACGCCGCCGATCGTACACGGTTGCGGACATTAAATACGCCTAGAGCCTCTCCGACGACATATAGCTTGTTGGTACGGTTTATATCCCCGATCTCAGACACGTACGTACTCAACTGCTTCTGGGCTTCCCCATAGGCGTATTTCATGGAATCCTTGCTTATATACTGCCCCACCATACCCTCCAAAAGGAAGTTGGCCTGCCCGGTAAGGGCGCCGGTAGCCGCCACGAACGGGGAGAAGCCTAGGTTGGATTTGGATACGAATTTGGTAAACATAAGAGCCAGCTTATTAAGATCGACCTTATAATTACCTATATTCCATTCAGCCCGCTTATTGTTTATCCTGACGTCATAGATACTGGCGTTAACCCAATCTTGAAACATCCTATAGGCATGCGTTGCCTCCGGATTCTTACCGCCGTCGTATTGTGTCTCCAGCATCATGTTCCTGTATCCCATGACATCATCCAAAGCCGCTCTCTTATGCTTGTAAGCGGCTGCTTGTAAGGATAACATGGAATAGGAGTACGCGAAATCATGAGATACGTCATCGGCATTCTCTAGCTTACTCAGATAGTACTTGGGGATCATGCGATATTTGTTATCGTTCTCATCAAGCTCTCCTAGGTCTTGCCCTTGACCGTGTATAGGGTCATCCACCCTCTCGCCAACAATATCACGCACGGCGTTGCCGATGGCCGCCTTCGGGTCAACCCCGGCCTGCACCATCCTCTCCACGCCGCCCTTGGATATTTGTGGTATCTGGTAGATGTTCCTGAACCGCTCATCATAATCCTCCATAGCCTTACGGCTTATGTTAAGCAATTCCTTCCTCATCTCCCACTTATCCTTGTTGATCGTGGCCTCCTCTCCTTCCTTGGTAATACCGTATTTCTTGAAAAAAGCCTCGTTCTTGTACTTATCGAACCTAGGCGTATGATATCCATAACCCAGATCGGGATTATAATTAGGATTCCGGAAGGAACTCTCGAAATCAGCCTCTTCTAGCCACTGGTTATTGATCGACAAATCGATCATATTAATATCGAACCCGAAACGGAATACGCTCTCTTCCTTAGATATACCATTTTCTATGGTATCAAAGAACTCGGATACCTTATACGTACCGTTATTTATCTTCCTAACGAAATCAGAATATCCCTTGGGAGAGTATCTCCTCATATAAGGATACAGCCGGGTCCTGGCGTACTCGACAAGGATCTTATCAGCCTTACCCATCGCTATGTCGTTAGCTAGCTTATTATTGAAGTCAGGACCGTATTTCCTTCTCAAAAACGATACCTCCACGGTCGTCCATGACGGGTTTTTCCGAGATAACTTGGCGGCCATCCTATCCACCTGACTCCGGGAGCGGGCAGACATATGTTCCTTGGCGAATTTAATCTCATCCATACCCTTGTCGTATGCCATGGCATCCCTTAAAGCGTTACGGTAAGAATCCGTGACTCCACTCTCCACCGTATCAGGCATATCCATCTCAATAGCCTCAGCGGAAGCGGCGGCGTTAATAACGCTCTTAGCCTCAGCCAGACGATCATATAACTCGTTTATCTTTCTTAATGAGGCGGATCCACGTAACCTATCGAAATCATATTCCCCGTATCTCGTGCTATCCCGGTACTGGATAAGCAAAGGTCTTAACTGATCGTTGATCTCATTTATTGTTGCCATCGCCTCCTCTACCTTCTCTATCCTTGATGATGATGCAGATTGCTCCGTGATCTTATCAACCAGATTCTCGTAATAATCACCCTCCTCGGATCCCCACATATCCTTAGAGAAACCAAGATGACCGCCAGCTAGCAGGAACTCAAACGCCGCCTTACCGCCCTCAGACCGCTCTATCCCACGCAGTATCTCCTTAAACTCGGCGGAAGCCTTACGACCCTCGTTGGTATTCCCGAACTCCTCGGCCCATGCCTCATCCCATGCCTTGATCTCCTCTGACATCATCAACGCCTCGGACCCCGCCTCCTTTGGTGTCCCGTCGGAATACCACTCGCTCTTGGCTATAGCCCTGTCACGAAGGATATCCAGATAAGATCTCCAAGCTATAGGGTCAGATTGGAAAGCGGCCCAATCAACCTTCTTGTTCTTAATGAACTTATCCATAGCAACATACCGGCTTCTACGGATACGGGTCATAAAATCGGACGTGGCTTGTGATACCCTACGCCCTAACCTCTCCTCGACCTTCTTGTTCACATTCTCTATCTTATCATAATACGCTTGAACCATAGGCTTCTCACGATTCTCATCCAACCACCTATTTATCGTATCCAGATATCGTTGCTGGTCCTCGAATGTCATGGCCGAGATATCAAAATTCTGGATACTTGGCTTGAATATATGATACACTTCCTTTGTAATAGGCTTATCCCCATCATACCCTACGATATCATCACGAGTCTTGACCTTAAGCCCCTTATCAGATAAAAGTGTGTCGATAAGTTGTTTCTCGGTCTTACCCGTAACCTTTTTAAGATCATATATATCAATAATAGCTTTCGCCTGCTCTGTCCGATACAGTAAATCGTATTTGGCGAAATCACGGGACGAATCAAGGTAATCAGAGTTCTTACCGTTTATCTTCTGTATAAGATCCTCATTATCCTTTATCCCCCATCCACGCTCTTTCATCATCTTAGTCATCTTATTGATATTAGCCACACCCTCAACATGAGCGTCGTTATAAGCCTTGGCAAGACGTTGCCCTAACATGCCTAAGATAGCGTTACCACTATGCTCCAGTGTGCCAAAGAATCGGGACATGACATTGATATCCTTATGGATGTTATTCACCAACTTCTTTATCCCATCCCAATACCTTTCCGGGATATTAAACATCCGAAGCTGTCCATCCAGCCAATCCTCGTTACGATCACTACGGAGGGCGTTTATATCAGACATAGATGTCTCAGCCATCCGCAATATATCATCCATATCCTCTACCATGCCAACCTTATCGTTGCTATAATAATCCGCCGCCTGATTATTGACGAATCCACGCAGATTCCTGATCAATGGCACTATCTCCCCGTATACGTTATCGATAACCTGTATCGTCTCATAATCCAACCCCTTGTCGCTCTTACGCAAGCTACTGGCAACCGTAACCAAATACTCTACCTCGGCCTTGGCTGTAGCTATAACGCTCTTGGTGGATAGCAGGTTGTTGTTTTTATTAAGCTCGCCCCCAACTTGTCTTACCTTCTCGCCTATATCACGAAGGAGGGTGATGCTCTCACCAATCCTCTGGCTTTGGCTTGATCTCATTCTCTGTAATCTAGCGTACAACCTTTCTAATGATCTTCCGTTCCTGATCAACTTATTAGCCACATCAACATCCGATAATGAGTACATGAGATGACCATTATCTTTCAACAGAAGCACGTCAAAAGCGCTTGGATCATCAGCTAACGCCGACTCCTTTATCCTATCAAGTACCTTATTCAAGTCTGATCTTTGAGTAGAGAAGAAATTCCGTATAGCCCGGATTATCCTGCCAAACAAGGAGAGCTGGGCGTCCTCGGACGAGGCCAGATCCTCCACCGCCTGTTCCATGCCCGGTACGAACCGCTGGGCCAGCGTCTTACCTAGGATCTCCCGCTTCACCATCCGGTCTAGCTCCTCTCCTTGGTACTCCTTCCCATATACCTCATAATAACGACCAGCGAATTGGTTCCATAATGAAGTTCCCTCGACAGAATCAAGTATCTCGTCAATCTCCTGCTGATTACGATAAGTATCGATCAAGAAGTGAGCCACCTCCTCATTAAGATCCTCTACCGTAGCCCCCTCAGCCAATGCTATCACGCCATTAGCCATATCGGATAACGCCCTAGCGGAAGGATCTACGCCATTACGCATCTTATACTTATCCATATATTCGGACATACCCATCACACGGATACCTAATGTGGATAAGATGTTGGTTATATCGGTCCTGTTTTGAAGATCTTCCGCCTTCTCGTTCTCAATAACGCCACGGACATTACTCCCATATAAGGCGTTATCCTCCATCATCAACGATAGCGCTAGCTCCATGAACCCATCATACCTGTTATTAAGTTCCTCGAACCGCCCTTGCCTTAACATGCCTTTAATCTCAGACCTGCTTACCGTGACCTTCTCCCCGGATGTCGTGATAAGATCAAGATCGTCGCTCACCTCCGTATCAAAACCTATAGAACCCAATACGTTCATCTCAGAGGACTGACTTCCAAATCTATTCCTGATGCTGGATAAGGCATCCATAGCGTTATAGATCTTAAGACCATCGGAGTTGCCGGCCCCTGTAAGATAATACCTATCTCCTAGCCTTATACGCTCACCGCTTAACATACCTTTCTTGATAAGGTAATTAACAAAGCCTCCACGGGTGCTTATATTAGAATCTGAGCTGATGCCAAGGACCGGGATAAATGACTCACTGTTATTGAGGGTTATGGAGGAAGAGCCAAAGGAGATGTCAGCCGTACCGGACGGGACGTCGCTCTCCTCGACACTGCCGGCCAAGAACCCGGCCTCGACCCGCCCACCGGACGATCCTTTTATGGCGTTGGCGTAAGAGTCGTGTATCTTGCCGTCATCCGATCTAAAGAACAGGCGAGGCTCACCGGAATCATATACCAGTCTTGAAGATGGAGGAGTATAATTCTCAATATTATTTAACGGCAAGACATTACCAGAAAATATGATCTCACCATCTATATTTCCACCCTTCACCCTGATATTAGGCCGTTGCCCGGTAAAAGCGCTTTCCACGGCCTTCCATAACATACGGGCTGTCTCCCTAATATCTATATTCTCCCTGATAGCCCTTATATCATCCCATGACGCCTCTTTCAGTATCGTATCGCCAACATTATTCTCGTTTATGGAATCCAGATCCACCTCCTGTACCGTGGACGTATCTACCACAGCCATATCATTGACATCACCTACCTCTCCGGAGGTAAGATAAGCCACGACATTGTCGCTATTCCCAAGGCTTCTGGCCAACGCCGGGGCATCCATATCGCTTATGGCGGACAAGACCTTGGCTGACATAAGTTGCCCCCACTCGCTGGCGCTAAGTCTGGCGCTTATGGATCTGGCCGCCTCCTTATTCCTTGGCACGGATCTCGTCCAGTCTCCGAACTTAGACCTGAACTTATCGTTATAAATAGTCATATAAGCTTCAGCGGCCTTATTAAGGTCACTTGCGGCGGCTATGCCCGCTATCTTATCGAATAAGGTAGATACCTCTCCGGAAGGGGTCAAGACACGGGTTATCTTACCCTTACTATTTCTTTTAATTACGCAACTTGACATAACTTCATGTTTTTGACAAAGATAAACAAAAAGCCCCCACAAAAGAGCGGGGGCTAATATCAAAACGCGAGAAGATGATTATAATATCATCCAATCGGTAGCCAGCATGTCAGTCTGAGATGCCGGCCAAACAAAAAAGGGGAAAAAGATCGTATCTGTGCATCCTTACCCACGTACAAAGAGCGATGGTAGTATAACCGTCGTTAAAGGACACAGACGATCTACACCTTGTAAGTGTAAACATAAAAGGTGATTCCCACCGGGAGGAACATCCTCCCAGTTTTTCAATCCAGATACCTAAAGAGCTTTTTACCTAAGTAAAAATAATCATTATTCTTATCAACTTTTCCCTGACACGACATCCGATATGCATTTGGCACACCACCCTACCATATAAGATATAGGCTCTTGATTGTCAGCATGAAACTTGACCCCTAACTCGCTAAGAATATCCATAGAGACATGAAACGCCTCGTGAGAGATCATAGACAGATCGACATCTTTGTCATCTATCCACACGACAACCAGTTCCCCGTATTTACCGGTATCCTTAAATCTCACCATAGGGAAAGTAGTCATGGTTGGTTCCGATCCCTCTTCTATCTCAATCTCGAACTCAGAGCCATTCCTTGTCGTAAACCTGTCTATAACATCCTTCGGCTCACATCCTTTCATCACGAACAAGCTCCTCGGATATATCTTAGGATCAAACTCATATACTATCTTATCCATTTTCTTTTTCCCATTCTTTTTAATATTATGTTTCCCAAAAATAGGATCACGTGGATCCTCCTTTGGATTATAATTAAAAATCTTATCAGTTAATTCTTTAAGTTGATTATTCATCTCCATAAGTCTTATAAAACGATCATTCGTGTATGCCTTAAACTCATAAACAGGCAACCCTGAATAGCTGGATATATCAGCGGAAGGGGATACGACTATAAAATCCCCATCATTAATAATTATATGCGTATCATCACGCTCCACGGAATAATATCCATTTTTATCTATAACAGATATGCCAAAGCGTTCTATAGCCTTATTGATATTCGCAATATCATATGGATGAAATTTGAATGCCTCCACATTTAAAGAATATATCATAGCTCTCTTAATTTTTCTATTACCTCAAAACACATCTTACACTCAATCCTACGATACAACTGCCTTACGCCATCTATCGTAGTCCAATAACGATTCCCGTAACGATGAAGGAACTCACTCATGACCTTAGTGTCAGCCACATCATGTAAATCGTATGAACTGAAACATAACTTACATATATCGTCAAGATCAAAATAAGTAACCTTATTATACGACATACAACGGATTTGTCTCCCATCAGGAATCTGAACATCGAAAACATCTATCTTATCCATATCTAAAAAAAACGGGGAATACGACCCCATCACAGATCTGTATCCCCTTATAATAAATTAGCGACGAAAAGCATGGTGATGGACATGCGCCACAAATGTAATTACAAAATTCGTAAAAACAAAATATCAAGGACAATCACCCGTGCATTTGCATGGAACATCGCTTTTCAAAACCCCATACACCCGATTGTCGCTAGTCAGCCATCGTTTACCGTCGCTCGTGATATAAGCCTGCCGGCATCCCTCCTGATTCACCGTGAGCGTCTTCTTAACACCTTTTGGAGTTGTTATCTCCAACTCAAGGGTACGATCAAGACCTTTGTTCATTACCGAACCAAAAGAAACAGCGGCGTTACCGGTCCCGGACCCGGGGCTGACGGTCAAGTGCTGGTCCGTCACCTCGCCTACCCCGTCTTTCCAATTAATATCTATATCATTCATCCTATTTAATGCTTTTTGTAAATACTCATCGCTTAATGTCCTATCATAAATATCAAGAGCATAAAGAGCTCCATTCCACACATAAGCTTGAACACCCCTAGAGAAAGTGCCTATATATAAATTATCCACGGTTGATGTATAATTTGAAGATACAAGATCCATCTCTCCATTGTAAGACTCCTTAGTTACATAAACGATCGATAATTCAGGGTTATATATATCTTTTACAGCAATATCCTTACTACCAAGACGTACATATACATTTTTGGAATACGCTAATTCACTACAAAATTGCTGAGCCTGATTCGTTGATACACTTTTAGATAAAAAGCAATTAGTGGATTTAGAAGGATTCAAATTAATTCTTTTATATACAAACGTAAAATCATTGATGGCCGGGAAATTCTCGCATATACCATAATCATCAATACCATCAAATACAAGAGCGCCACCTTCGTATCCAGAACCAAGCGTAAACCCAAAATTCTTCAACACAATATCGTGACCGTTTCCAGACAAGTCCTTTAACACGTCTCTATCTGCGTCACTGTTGCCCTTACCATTACATCTATAAGAAGCCACTAAATAATCATCTATATTAGCCATAATCTTTTTTCTTACAAATATACTAAAACAAACAAACCCCAATCAGCTTAAGTCGATCGGGGTTTGAATAAACAATGAAAATCGATTATAATCTTCCTAACATCCTCATCACGGTTCTAGAGGCAGCATTTTTCCATGTCCACTCATCGTTAGATGTTACGTTAACTGTCTGAGCGGAACCGTTAACATCCAAATTGATAGTTTCCTTATCAATCTCAAGAGTAGAGTCACCAGCGGCTTGAGTGATGGTAACTTGCGCCTTTTGTCCACCGGCAGCCGTTACGCTTAGCGTAGCCACCAACTCCTCGATAGAGACATTGGCAGGAACATTGGAGATAGTAATACTCCAAACAAACTCTCCGGTAGCACCAGGATCGTCAGCGATAACAGCGCCGTTAGCTGTCTGCTTACCAGCCGCCGTATAATTCTCGGGGAGCTGTAAAGTCAGGCCATTCTCCTCCGCCGGAGTAGCAGCGAAAGTAAGCTTAGTACTATTAGACTTACCTGTGATAGTTACATTACCACCGGTTTTAGCGACAGTGGCCGTAGGACTATCCGAAGTCACGGACTCAGCGGCGGCGGCCTGATTAACTACCAACGCTTTTTGAACGCCACCGTTAGTAACGACAATAAGATTAGCTGTACGCTCAAGACGACCTGTATATTTATCTCCTGATATAGATACCGCCTGATCACCTGATCCTGATACCGGATCGACTGTTACAAAACCAAATTTTTGTGATGCCATATTCAAATGATTTAAAAAATGTCTTTTTATTATGCCAAAAATAATCTATATTTAATTACACGTCAAATATAGGGGGGGGGTAGATACGACTAGCCCTGTACAACCTCAACATACAACCCTACTAAGTCCTTTAAATTATGACTAAGAGGAGTTCCACTATCCCTTGTGCATTTATACACGTCAGCGTTCTGAATGTAATATTTATCCTTAAATATCTCCATAGGAGGGAAATAAGGGATAGGATCACCTATAGTCCCGGCATGCTCCTTGTCAACAACCTTATATAAGGAGGCCGTACTGAGTCCAGGCTCCCATTCTGACGATAACGTATGAGGCTGGATAACCTCGTAAAGGATATCCGTATCCTCCTTAACTACCCTAAGACAAAATCCGGTATCCACGGATAGCCCGAACTCCGCTCCTTCTTGTCCCCATATAGGAAATAGGACCTTAACATCCAATTTCTCGTTGGATGATAAGGATAAAGATTTGTTATTAACCAACATCCTAGAAAACTCGACAGCTACTTTTTGAGGATCGAGAGCATCCTTCTCCTTCGCCTGTTGCTGGATGTACGCCGTGGTAACACTTACCTTATCAGGATAGCCGGACTGAACATCGACAGCTCTCACCTGTTCTACGGTAGTGGCTATACTGATCTGCTTTTGCTTGTCCCCTAACGCCGTTGTCAGATCGTTATCGTACTTATCCATCATCCCGATCAAGATCTTGCCTTCCGTCATATCGAACTCCAGACCCATAATCGTTATCTTACCGACTATAGCCCCATCAGCCAAAGCGCTACGTCTGTCATATTCAGGAATATAAATATCTTGATCATCCAAGAAAAACTCATGGAGATTTTCAGTCTCATAAGATCTCAGCTCCTCATATTTAGCCGATTTCTCCTCGTTAAGAACCCTTGACTCATCTAATCTAGCCTCAATGATCTCCTTAACCGTGGCTTTAGGATTAGCTTCCTTGAACGAAAGTTGTTCTTGTCCCAGCTCTATCCATGGAATCGGATTGCCATTAATATAATCATCATAACTATTACCCTTAGCGTAATTATCATCAAGAGGTTCGTCTAAAACCAACATATTGGGATATATTTCCCTGTTTATATATGTATATGCCATAATCTATTCTTTAATCTTGTTCTTTAACAGCGATGCTATACTTGCCTGAAGCGTAACACCAGATATTTATCTCGAAAGGCTTGTTAGCCGTAGTGGTTATAGAAGTACCACTCATGCTTACATAAGCTCCTGAATTTGGTATGGCTTGAGTAAAGACCGCAGACGGGACACACCTGATCATCAGCTCCTCTCCTATCTGCATACCTGACGCCACGGATAGGGTGGTAGCCGCTGATAGCGTGGCCGTGATGCTTCTTTTAGAGATAGGTAAGCTGGCTAATGTCGTGACCGTATTAACTCCTATAAGCCTGTTCATGGTCTTCTTATCGGCGGCCGCCATCAATCCATTAGTGGATTCGTTGGCCACGGCATATGTCGTGTTAGGAGGGGTAGCCCATGTACCATCTCCACGCATAAAATTAGAGGTGCTACCATTAAGCTGTCTCAATAAGCCGTTGGCGGAAGTGGAGGCCAACCCGTACGTGGTGTTGGTAGGCACGACCCATGTTCCATCGCCACGAAGAAAAGACGTCTGTTTCCCCGCTGCGGGAGCCGGGACCAATCCCGCAGCACCAGCCGCTGAAGCCGTAGCTGCCTTCATATTGGCGTAAGTGGTATTAGTGTCTTTATAATAAGGGACACCACTGACAATAGGACAGGCGGTATAGCCAGAAGCGCTGGTTACCGTACTCCCGTTCTTTACCAGACCTGTAGACCCGTTAGCTCCTACAACACCATATGTCGTATTAGTGTCTGTCCAAGGCACATTAACATACATCTTTCCGCTACTATCCAGCTCTACCGGATAATTCTTGCCATTCTCCGCATATCCGATCATTACCAGCCCAAGGGTCGATGTATTGGCCTTGGCGTATGTGGTATTAGTAGGGACAACCCACGTGCCATCACCACGTAAAAAAGAAGCTTGTTTACCTGCGGCTGGGGCGGGAACCAAACCGGCCTTTCCCGCAGTAGAGGAGGTTGCCGCCCCCATATTGGAATATGTGGTGTTGGTATCCGTCCACGGGACGTTCACGTACATCTTGCCACTACCGTCAAGAGCAACGGGATAGTTCTTGCCATTGGCAGAGTATCCAATCTTAACAAGACCTAGATTATCGCTCGTGGCTTGAGCATAAGTCGTGTTATTATCAGTCCAAGGGACATTCACATACATCTTCCCATTAGGGTCCAAGGATACGGCGTAGTTCTTCCCACTAGAGGAATAACCGATCTTAACCAATCCTAAAGTATCAGCCGTGGCCTGATTATAAGTCGTATTATTATCTGTCCATGGAACATTAACAAAAGCGTTACCAGACGAATCTACCTGAACTTTATAATTCTTTCCTGAAGTCGTGTACCCTACTTTAATACCACCAAGAACGGCAGCTGAGGACGTAGGCGGGGCGAAAGTGCTAGGTTTGCCGGTCACTCCAGACCATGGCACAGATGACGCCAAACTTGCCGTATAAGGCTCGTAACCGTCCTCGGTATTCAACTTACTATCATCCTTGACCAGATACATCTTATTCGTGGCCGTTACCTTAACCGTGTCCCCGACCTGAGCCGTGGCTGTAGTAAGTTTAAACCTTGCCGTATCATCAGCAACCACGACCATTCTCTCTAAGGCTGCTTTAGGCAACCTGTCTATATCAATGGTACCGGACGTGATCTTAGAGGCGTCGAAGTTTGCCAATGTCGTGGAGATAGTAATATTACTCCCGAAGTCCGATGAGGCGCTACCGGTCACGGCACCGGACAGCGCTATAGTCCTAGCCGCCTGTAATTTTGTGGCGGTAGGAGCGTTATCCGTCTTAAGAGCGTATTTGGAAAGATCAATATCGTTAGCCTTATCCAAAAGCTGCTCTATCTGCTCGCCATTATATTTACCTTGAAAATCTGCCATATCATAATTATTTTTGCTCAAATATAGCCATATACATAAACACCAAGAAATCGAGGGGGGGGGGTAGATGCGGGTAGGTGTTAGAAGCTACCGTCCCCATGCAGGAATCCGGTACGGAATATAATAGCCTTGTCTTTAAGTTTCTGGACAGACTCCCATTCCCATTCACCTTCACAAGGCTTAATGACATACTTATTGCCCCATGTCTTGAATTTCCTCTCTATAACGAACATCTCCGAGTCTTTCAAGACATGGAAGATACTCCCTACAGGGAAGTACTTATCCGTCCTTAATATAACACGATGATGCTTCTCGTCATATTCAGGATCACCCACGATACGAGCCTTATAAAACTGAAAATCATTTAACGTCTGATCCACAGGCTCTATCCAATAATGTCCTTTAGCCATGCCTTAAAATATTTTAAATATATAAAAACATTACATTTTTATCAGTTTAGAAGTAGACATTCTCTAGGAAACACACTTCTTACCCTAACCGGATTGAACAGCAACCCACTATCGATTATCCTTTGAATAACACCATTGGAATCACCGACTACTTTTCTCATTATATTCAATGCACCATTCACATCAGCATTGATCAGTTTACCAACAGAAGATTGAAACAATCCTCGTTTTATCCTTTTGCCTAAATAAGAATCATGCTTGGATATTGGCTCCAAAGCAAGGGCATCACATTTAGATGTATAGGATTCTTCATTTACCACGAACTCTATTCCAGATAATCTACATTTGTATTCCAAATAACTTATCAATCTCGCAAAAGGGATTTGAGTAAACTTTTGGTTGTTTTTCTTACCCATATTTACTCCAGTTTTCCAACCTTTATTATAGCCTACAATTAACTTAGTCACTCTGGAATCAATCAATATGTCAACAATCCTCCTACTTATCTTATGAAATACATCTTCTAAATATCTATCCCTGTCATAGTATAATTTATTTATACGATTTGTTGTTTTTCTTATTCTTTGTAAATCCTTTATACTTATAAGCCGTGAAAGCGTTTTATTAAAAAATTGATTATAAGATTTAACAAACCTTCCACTAAAAATAAAATTACAATCCTCGCTGATCAAAGTAACAAGATTATCAATGCCTAAATCTATTGATGCTACCTTCTCATCTCGTATATCTTCAATAATTTTATTTTCAATATCATAAACTATCTCAACCTTATAACCTACAAATAATGGAATAATCCTTACTTGCTTGAAATTAGATATTCGGCAACAATATTTATCATATTGAGGAATATCAATAAATAAATCTTTAGATAAGATAATCCTTCCTTGTCTTATACTACAAGATTGGTTAGTATAAAATAAAGAGAACTCTGATCCACGTTTCTTATATTTAGGCAATTCTGGTTTACCTCTATATTTACATGGATTCTTTTTGAAATCATGAATAGATCTGTAATAGCTCTTAATATTTTTATCTAGAACACGAAGTATTTGTTGTGAACATTGAGCTTTTAAAAGCTTATAATTTACCTCTCCATCAAGATTCTTTGTTTTAATAAGTATATTGTTTAACTCATAATAAGACAACCACTTATCTTCTTTTGATAAAGTTTCTCTAAAAATATAAAGAGCTTGATTATACAAATTATTACTAATCTTGCATAATCTAGACAACTCTTCATTTTTCCCTATGTTAAACTTATATACCAATCTCATTTTAAAAACACTTTCAATATTGAGGATATCCTTTTCCATTCCCGCCCACCCTGCCATGAACAAAAGATCTACCTCGAACAAATATAATCATAATAAAGCTACGGTCAAAAAGAAACCCCATCGGTATTCTATCGCCGACAGGGTTCTCCAACGTTGTATCAGTCTTATATCATCTCACTCCATTTGATTGTGTCACCGACGAAGCACCGCACCGCCAGATACCTTACGAACGCCGTCCCTTCAGGGGCGTCAGGGTCTTCCAGATAAGCCAAGACAGCCTTGACTATTTTCTGGTCGCAGTCCAATACCTTAGGAAAGTAGTCGCTATAGAACATAGCGAACAGATATTGGACATCTCCCCAAGTGGCGTTATCAGGTTTCTTGGCCCCGCATTTATCGAACATCTGCTTAGCATCCTCCATCGTCCATCTTCTCTTGGATCCGTCGGCGTTAAGCATCTTATCGGCGGCCTCCCTAGCCAACTCCTTGGAAAAGTGATATCCATGGGTGTCTATATACCGCTTATAATCCGGGTCATCAGCGTCTGCTCCTCAGTAGTAACGACTTCTCCTACCTCTACGCATATAAGGTTCCGTACCATCGTACTCGTCACGGATGTCACGCTCGCCAAACCATCCCTTACGGTACATCTCATCCTCCCGCTCATGATGTCTTTGACGTTTCTCAAGCTCCCGCTCGTTACGCTCCAGTTCCCTCTCGCGTCTTTCGAGATCACGCTCACGACGCTCCAGCTCCTCCATCATCCCGTCACGATCCTTGCCATAATGGTCATATACCCCGCCATCATAACCCATGTACGTGCCGTCAGAACGACGGGAGCGTCCTCTACCGCCTCTTCGATCATAGATCTCATCATCATATTCCTCTTGGCCATTGCCTAAATCTATAACTCTCATATTAACCTAATTTTTTAATTAACAAATCTTTTAACTCATCGAAAGAAGACCCCATCCTATCGACCTTCTCCTCAAGATTCTTAATCTTTCGGTCTTGATCCTTAGTCTGCTTAAAAGTGGGATTGATATCTTCCAAGATACTGTCGCATGCCTCTATGATCTCCTTATTCTTATCCACGCTATTCACGATATCCGTACTGGTTCGTTTCATGGCGTTCAGGTGGTTCATTATCGGATCCACGGAGCAGGCTAGCGTAATGCCGTTGGCCATAGCCACGTTCTGATTCTCTGGAACTACGTATGTCATGGACTTCCCGTCCACCTCTATAGTAAGATCCATAACCCGATCTTGCAACTGCTGATACTGACCTAACTGGGACTGGGCGAACCTAGGCTCCGAGACGTTAACCACCGTACCCATAAAGAATTTAGGGACCCCTGAGGTGTCCAACGTATAAACCTGATATCCTTTCTTTAAATCCTTAAACATAATAACGATCTTTTTTAAATGGGAGGGAGGTTACCCTCCCTGTTCTTTCTTAGTAAATTCATGCGCTAGGGGGCGGTAGCCGCCGTAGCCGTATGACCTAACATCCTAAATACCCCAGTGCATTTGTTATAATACACAAGATGCTCGGTGTAGGCCCCTACTATAGGATCACCAGAAGCCACGGGAGTCGTAACATCCTGCCCTGTCATATGTGCCCCAACCTTATCCACTATAGGTGTCTTGTTGACGATAACTCCAGCGTTGGATACCGTAACAGGAGTGGTAGTGGATAAGCCAGACGGAAGAACGATCGTGGCGGGATAACTAGCCTCTGTCTCCGTCACCGGATGACGGACCTTCCATAACAATATCCCCTCTGGAGGTAGTGAGTTCCACTGACACGGATTGATGCCAAAATCAACCGTAGGTTCGGCCGCAGAAGCGTCAGATACCTTTCCAGTAGTGGCTACTACCGGGATGCCTCCCCTGTCAAGACGGGAGGAGGCGAATGAACCGATCATATATCCTCTGAAATCAGCCATATTGTCCCCCTTCCTTATAATACGGCATTAGTAGTGCCGCAAGCGCATCCACATTCGTTAGCTACCCTTACGGTAGGAGTATAGCAGCAACCCGGATTCTGTACGACGTAAGCCGGAATCGGAGCCTTTGGAGCTAACTGACTAACGATGTTCTGTGTCTGTTGTTGGGTGATAGCGGAAGTAGCCAAAGCCTGTTTCTCCTCACGAAGCTGTTGGATAGTATTCTGCATCTCACGCATCTCAAGTTGACAGAACTTGTCATTGATGATTTGAGTTTGAAGATCTATCTTAGCAGCCAACGCCTGAGTCTGGGCTTGGTTGGATTGAATAACGTTATTGAAGCCGTTAGTCAAATTGTTCTGCAATACGTTCGTCTGACCGGTAATAGCCAACTGATTCTCATATCCCTGGCGAGTTATAGCGTTCTGGATATTACATCCTACGGTGTCTAACGAATGTTGGATGTTATTGAATCCACTAGCCATAGCGCTTTGTAAATTGCAGCAACATGCGCTAATCTGGTTACCGATCTCACATCCTTGTTGCTGTACAGCGTTGATAACAGCCTGAGAAGTCATACCTACCTGACCGGCCACCTTATCAATAGCGCCTTGTACGTTACAGATAGCGTTTTGTAATTGAGAGGTAGAACAGTTAAGGGCGTTAGAGATCTGATCAATAGCGCTTCTGTTGCCTTGGATAGCCTGCATCAGTAACTCACGGCCATAGTCGTTGTTCAATTGAGCCGGAAGACCGTTAGCGCAACAATCATTTCCATTACCACCAAAACCATTTCCGAATCCACGTCCACCCCATAACCAGAACAGGACGATAATCCACAACCACCAGCCGTTGGCTCCTCCGAACTGGTCTTGGTTGTTACGGCCGTTCATCAACGCCGCCACCAAATTAGGATCCATCTTATTTCCACCCAAAAGGCTGGTAAACATACCCGGAATCATAGATAATAAACCGTTAGCGGCGCTACCGCTCCCGGAACCCATGTCTATTTATTTTTGAATTAATAATAACCCCACCTGATGGCGGGCGTTACAAAGTTCAAAAATTAATAATCCTGGGATCGTGATATATGTCACCATCAAGGCACGTCATGTCATGCAATTGGTATTAATAAGAACCGGTACAAGACAAAAAAATCCGGAACGTATCACTACGGCCCGGATTCATGCAAATCTATAAATTCAATGTTTCAATGCTCGAAAGAAAACGTCTCACGACGTCAAAGAGAGATTAATTACACGAAAAATCTCGCATCAACTTATTTGTATTAGCAGTGTATTCATTAATTATCTTACTGGATGAGGGATTATCCTCTACCCTTGATAGACGGTTATCGTCACTTCTTACCGTAACGTCACCTATCTTTCGTACCATACTATCCTGATATGATGATGGGTCCGAATATATAAAATTATCCACGAAGCTATATATCCCGCCATTAACCGTCTCACCCACCTTCTCATATAGACCAGATTGGAAAGACACGAAATCATCATACCTTCCACGAGCCAAGAACAAGCCGTCCGGTCTCGCCTCGACACCGCCGTTGACCTCCCGGAGCAGGCCCGGATTCCTTTGGTATAGATATCGATAAAAACCGACATCCATCATCCTATCCTGTCTATCCAGATAGAAAAGATCCCTCATGCTGCTGTCGCTGGACTCGATAGCCACGTCAAACAGAAGATCCCTTACCTGACCTTCCGGCAGCGACATCTCTATGTTTTTTAACGTACCTCTGTCATGGTGGTTCAAAGATACATTATAAAATCCATTAAAATCAAGGAAACGTAAGACATTATTATATAAATCCGATTTTTTTAACCTTTCCTTGATCTGGATCTTCCTCAACGATGTACAGGATTTGATAAAATCCCGATCCTTTCCCTGCCTAGCCTCGTATCTCCTGAACTCCCGATCAATATCGACATCATCCATCTTAGGGGTTACGGGATGCTGGTATATCAATCTGGTAAGGATCATGTTCTCAGTATTCGAGGATGAGATGTTGGACATAACTAGCTTCTTTATGTTATCCTTGATCACGTCAATATCGGATCGAGAAGCCCCGGCAGGAACCACGCCAGCCGGCAAGTACGAGGCCCGCTCTATCCCGATATCGGTCAACATCTCATAGGCCTGATCGGTGTCGGTTATCGGGGCTGTGTTATGGTACGTATTCCTACCCATATACAACATGCTCCTATCATACATATCGGAAGGGGATGTATTCCCGGACCTTACATACACCATCCTATCACCGGTAAGGTTAGTATCCTGAACCTCGTATATCGGATTCCCTTTTCCTGTTATCCTATCAAGATCGGAAATAAAGTCATCATATACCGGATCACCATTCTGTATAGAAGATAACATGACATCCAACGATGCCATAAGGTCACGGATATCCTCCGGCCTAGATATAACCATCTCATCGCTAATCGCCTCGCTTATATCAACGCCCATATCGGAAAGATCCATGGCTATGTCATATAGACGTCCGGCAACATCCTTGATGTCCTTAAAATCGTCCATATTGATCATTTCCCCAACCTTATCCCTTAGACCTTTCATGTCCTTAGGCATACTGATATACGGTATGGTGCTATTGGAATATGAGTCGGTAATCGTATTCCCATCCTGATCCCTGACCTCCATACGGGTCATATTACGATATGTGTCATACATCCGATCGGCGTAATCCTGATCCTCCTGATACCGGAGCGCCAAGGAAGGGTATGGGACTGAGGCGAAAGCCTGATCGAACTCCCGGCGGTCGCTGATACCGCCTACCGCCCTCATGATCGTATCCCTTACCTCCATTGGATTCAAGACTCTTCTCTTTCCCAATGAATCATACACATCCTCATATATCATATAATCATCACCAAGGCCTGATTCGGAGGACAAGAAATATGTATCCTTCTCATTGAGATCCCCCTCAGACATAAAATCGACAATCCTCCTCATCATATCCCTTACCCGCTCATACTCCAATCGGTTAGTCATGATATTATCAATCTCATCAGCATCATACATCCCGGATCGTTCAAGATTATATCTGTTGATGAATATATCACCGCCGGGAAGGAAGTTAGATACGATCATATCGTTAAGATCATTGATATTATCAACGCCCAGGGAAGTAATGGTATTATTGATATCCTTAACCTCGTCAGCCATGAAATTACCCACAGCATAATTCTTTTGTTTGATAAAGGACATGACATCATCATACCTAGGCTCCCCATTGCTATCTAAGCCGTATTCTGATGGCATGGACATCCAATCGCCAAAGAAAGACACGAAGTCGGGGGAGTAGGCCGTACCCCAGACCGATAAGGCCTGCTTCTGGTCGCCAAGCACCTCCATCGCCCTTTGGTATAATCCGGATGGTTGGTTGTTAGGGGCAAGGACATTATCTACCCCACCCTCCTTATTTTTTATAACATAACAAGATCTACCCATAGCTAAATCGTTTTGTTACAAAGATATGAAAATCCCGCCTACTCTCACGAGCGGACGGGAGCCAAATAACAATAATAACAAACCTTATGTTTCTATTGAAAAGTACAAATCATTTTGCCGATCCTCACGGACAAACAAAAAACTCAATCCTAAAACTATAAAAACGAAACTTATTGTTTAGCAAAAATATTTTTATCCGATCTACTGAGAACCCTACCTTTCAACTCCAAGAACCTAGGCATCCATTCCCTAGATATCTTAGACACGATCCACTGGAATCCCTTAGGAGTCACATAGACGGTGTTAGTCCCATAGAACTCATCGTCATCACGATACCTGTAACGAGCGTAACCACGATCTATCATCCTTTGGGAAAGCAACCATCTCTTACCGGTTTTGGCGAAGAACTTATTATCCTCAAGCAATATACGAAGATTCTTCTCCGCTATATCATACCCATGAGCCTCCAGCTTTTCCCGAACCTCTCTGATCAACATATCTGTCTCTTGGGCTATTTCGGCTGTCTTAGCAAACTCAACCATAGGAACCTGTTCTTTGATGATATTATCAGATATCCTTTTGGCTTCCTCTGCCGCTTTTTTCGCCTCAGCTAACGCACGCTTCTCCTTTTCCGATTTAAGTAAAGCCTCTAATGCCTCTATATAATCAGATGGAAGTTCATTCTTTGATGGCATAGAATAGGAGCCTGTTTTTCTAATAGAAGGAAGAACCTCCGATGTTACCCATTTTTTGAATTTCTTGGCAGATTCCATCTTAGATGACATAATCAAAGAATACATCCCTGATTCATTGATTAATTTGATCTCCCTAACAGCCTGATTTATAAGGGGGTTTATTTTAAACCCCATTGATTTACAATCACTTGTAAGAATGATAGAATCCTCATCATCAACAAACCTTTTTACAGCGTTCCCTAAGTTTTCATAACCAAGACATCTGGCTATGTCATTACCAACAAACCATGGATTGCTTTTCTCGTCTAATAATACTCTTACATCCCCAAAATCAGGATTCTCAAACAATTTTAAATTATCATCCATAATATAAAACAACGAGAGCCACCAGCGTCCGTTACTCCACTGATAGCTCTCATTTATCGCCTACGCCTAAGCGATATTAATATCTTCTTCTGGTCTAGCAACGGATAGACACCGCAAATATAGACACTTATTTTAAAACAACAAACAAATAGGAGATATTTTTACAAAAAACGTAATCAATTATATTTGTCTATCATATAGACGAAATATAACTATATCTATCCTCCATCATCATCACCACCTTCTTAATATCAGATAAAGTTAATTTCTTTATCTCCATATTCCTACTATCCATCCTGACGAAAGAGTCCTTGAACTCCTGCTCGGTTATGGCATCTAACCTAAATAGATTGTATTTTATAAGTAACTGGGTTACGTCAAATATCAAGATATTAAGATCAACATCATCTTTCAACTCATTAAGTAGATCGCGCATCATATCCTTAATAGCGTCAGTGTCAAGTTCCAGCTTCTCGGCTTCCCTCATCAACTTCTTAATGATGCCATTGTACTCGATTATGATATTAGCATTATCATCATCGGTAGGTAGAAGAATATCCATCGTACATTCTATACCTATCTTATCACTAAGTCTTTCATTGAACTCCGTCATATAATCGAAAGCCTGACTTCTGCTTAAAGCGTATGTATGGTCAAGCAACTGCCTTTGTCTGTTATTGACAAAATAATGACTGGTGTATAACATCATCAAGACCTTCACTCGCTGGATGCGTAGGTCTTGCATAATTTTCCGATGTAAAAAACTATCTAACTGCATAATATAAAGAGTCCCCACCGGGGCCATCACACACCCGACAGGGACCAACTTTTAAATATCTTACTCGTCAGGTGATGGACTGACACCGCAAAGATAAATCAAGATAATTTATTTAGCAAGGATTTTCCGCTTCATTTTCTCCAGATACGACATTCCCGTCGGAAACCAAAGACTTATCCTCGGCTGCTTTCGTAGGCGAGGCGAACTCCGATTGGGAACCGGGCGGGTTGACGAACGGGGTCTCCGTATCCTCGAAGAACGTCTCATCCCTCCTAATACTCATCCTGAACTTAGGGGCTATGAAAGGATCGTTATTAAGATCGATGTTGATCGTAACGTCATTCATCAAAATATCCTCCTTAGTCCTGGAATCGCCTATCCATCCTCTTACGTCAGTAGTCATAGGCATCTTACTAGCCGCTTCCTTGACAGCCCCTAGCCGTTTCTTGATAACATCCACGTCTCCCGTCAACGGAATCATATATGTCTTATTATCCAACCCGGATCTGGCTATAGCGTTATTAAGATCCATTATATCATCAATACTTACGCCTCCGCCTAGACCCTCCATAATCCTATCAGCCATCGATCCAATCATGGATGAGAATGATGATATATCCTGATTTTTCAATCTTACGGGGTACAGGTAATTTCTTCCATTTCCTGTCTTTATAGCTACGACCGGGATACGTGAATCTTTATAGTCACCATACTTGTCCCTGACGATAGCCGTACAGAACGGGAATATATTATACTTAATATTATCCCTCATCGTAACCTCCCCGTTCTCTATATACCCTACGCTCTCGACCTTACCAACCGTCTCGTTGGTAAAGTCATTCTCGGATACCATCAACGTGCCATTATCATCACTTACGCTAAAATTAGGTCTTCCCGGCAAAACACTGGTAACTGTACCTACAAACGGTATATCGATCTCGCCAGCGACAGATCCCACATTATCCCTATACAACTCAAAGGTCATACTCCTTAAATCAGCGTTACTCCCTTTTGAGTCCGGGTCATTGGCTTTCAATACCGAGACAAAATTACCATCACTATCCACGATCTTAATAACCATATTATCAACCAGCTCTCTGTAAGCCGACTTAGTCTCATCAGAATTAGGATCAACGGCGTTAAGGCTATTGTATTTATCATACAGTCCCTTGGTGTATGGATCTGACATATCCATCTTAAACCTTACCATATCACCCTTGCGAAGGCTAGCTGCTGCTTCCTGATTCACCGACTCGTTGTTAGATCCAAACGTATCACCCGTATAATAAGGGACAATAGACCCATCCTGCCCCTTGCGATACACCATGAACCAGTTGGAGGTCGATAAGGCGGTCTGCCGCCCCAGTATGACACCGGTAGCGTTCTCGAAAGCCTGAGCGTCATCCTCGCTTATCATCCATCTTGAGTGGTTATTCGACTCTATAACAGTAAATATATCGGTTCCGTTGGTAAAATCCATCACCCTCCCATTATCAGTATCAGTGGCATCAGACCTTTTAAGTCCAAGACCGTCCATAAATCTGTCAAGTCTCATTCCGCCAACCTCATAATACATGACCCCACCAATCTCTCTCTTTTGGGCCATCAACACCACCGGGTTCTGGGCGGCGTTAACTTCCGTCCTGCCGGTGGATGTCCCGGGTTCGCTCTCTGTGAGGACATCACCCATAGGTATGGATTTATCGTAATCCTTGACAGCTATACTTCCGTTATCATACAACCTCATCCATTCCACGAATTGAAGAAGAGGCCCATCGGAATAATTATTGATAATATCAATAGCCTCATTAAGCTTATCCTGATCAATCTCATTGCCATTGTCAGCCTCATTCATAAGATCATTATAAGTCTTTATAGCTTCTTTGATCTGATCCTGATCAAGACCATTGATATTCATATCTACAATATCATCAACAGCGTCCTTGATATTATCATAAATATTATCATGGATCTTCAATCTATCTATTATCGATCTAGCCTTATTGATCCTTGAAATAGGATTATCCCCAAACCCGTTAACTAGACTATCGACACGAGGCTTGTTATTATCATATATCTGTCTCTCCCTAGGAGATAAGACATCCTCATTACCGTTCCATATCTTTATAGCTATATTATTGATTCTATCGTCAGAAGGATTTATGATATCCTCATCATCAGGAACCCTCTCGACTATATTACCTTCATCGGCCTTAATCTCGTTCTCCATAGATCTGGCTATCATATGATTATATGTCTTGAACATAAATGCCTCATCCTCCCCTATAAGACCATCTTGGTAAGCCTTGTCTATAGCTTGGTCGTTGGCGTAAAGATCATTGGCATCAGGATTATCAGTATTCCTGAAATCATACTTGCTATCATCCTCCTCATAAGTCTTACCCCATACGTTCGATAATATCTTCATGAACCCGCGCTCCTGCGCCCGGATGAATCTTCTGTCACGCATACGACGAAGAGACTCGTTTATATTCTTATAAGCCACAATATTATGACGATACTCACTAAGCAATGCCATAGCCTCCTTATAATTATCAACCCCACGGATAGATACGACGTTCTCAAAATCAGCTATAGTATCATAAGCCGCCATAAGATCAGCGGCACTGATCCTTGAATCATTTCTATTTAAGAACAACTTAGATATATCAGCCTCTGAGTTAATTAACGTAGTTAATTTCCTCTCCAATGCGATCCTATCCTCTGTTAATTTAAGAAGCCTATCATTCTCCTTGACCAACTTAGCCTTATCAGATTCAAGAGCGTCCTTCGACGCGACACTTTGTTGAAGCCTCAAGATATTCTTCTCCATCCTCTGTATATCATCCGTAAGCTTCCTGAGTTCTTCAAGATCCCTGCTCGAATCAGGATTAAGACGAGAATATATATCAAGAGCGGGGCCTATATCCGTATTGTATATCCTTCTTAACTGATTGGCAATATCGTTCAAATTATCCTTCGCCTCAAGGCCATTATAAGCCATATTGGAGATATAGGCGTTAAACGACCTATTGGATATACCATCGGTAAGGGAGTCGGCGAATCTGTTGGCCATAATGAAATTATCCACCTTCTTATTAAACTCGTTGACAAGATCGGCTTTATACTCATTGACCTGCTCATCCGTCATATTCATATCGGACGCTATATCACTATTAGGTATAGATTCGACTACCGTCCTGAAATTCTCCTTGGTATCATCCAACATCCCCATCTCCGAATCATAACGGAGACGATTGAATACGGCGTCACTAAAATCCTTATTTATGATCCTACCATCACTCTCGTACGATGTGTCTACACCAGATAATTGAGCGTTAAGAGCCATACTGCCACGAATAGCACGGACAGCGGCGGTGGTCAAGGCGCCGGCATTGGCGTTGTAGGCCTCCACCATCCCCTTGTTCCGGGACATGTCTTGGCTCCATTCCTTTATACCCCCAATAGTCTTTCCACCCATAATCGATCCGATAATCATACCGATACCGATCTCCTTCCATCCTTGGCTAGACCCGTACGTCTCCTTGAACCCATTCTTTATAGCCTCCATATAGCCTATATTCTGCCGGATAGCCATAGGATTGTATCTTGATTCTACCCAATCCTTGGCGGACTTACTAGCCACTCCCTGAAGACCTTCCTCATACAGACCCTCTGACACTGGGCGCTTGATGATATTGAACGTATTTCCGGCTACCTTCTGCCATTTCTTTGGTGTTATGGCTCTTAACGTACCGTTATCCATCCTCTCGGCACCTACGCCAAATATATTGCGTTTTATGAACTTATCCACACCAAGATCCATGCCGAACATATCGCCGAACATAGCTATATTGGATAATGACAATATGCCGACGTTGGCGGCAAATACGGCATTAGCGGCATTGGCATTATCAGCCCTGAACTTCATAAGCTCCTCATATGGGACTTCCCTTCCATAAGCGTTACGGTAAGACTGCCTGAAATTCTCCTCAGCCTCCATCAGCATACTTCTGGCCTCGACAGATGCCTCCCACGAGGTAGATGTGCCAAGGAAAGCGAGGGTGTCCAGTCCCTTGCCTATCCTCCGTCCCGTACGGGCGGCCCTAAGGTAGACGCCGAACGCTTTCTTGGTATCCGAAGCCGCTTTGCCTATCCTAGCCAAAGCCACGCCCGCCCTAGCTCCCGTACGAGCTAAGTTCATCAATCCAGCGCCGGAATATACGGCTGACGATAACATGGCTCCAGCGGTAAAAGCAAGACCGGATAAAAAATCGTTAGACCAGAAATTAGCCGTGGTCATGCTTTGAAGGAAATTCATATCCCGCTCCTCACGATTGTAATAATGAGCAAGACCGTAATCCATCTTCTTGTCCTGATCATCCAACCATCTCGTGAAATCGTTATCAAAAACAGCGTTAAAATTACCTCTGGATACACCGGCGTAAATACCATAAAAAGGCTGGATAACGCCGCCTAATCCGTATAGGGCAGTCTTACCTACAAATTTTCCCAAACCTCTCATCCATTTTTCAGTCCTACCTTGACTCCTAGATAAACGTGTGTCATTATCTACACCAGGGATATAAGACTCGTATTTAGGTATCCAAGTACCGCTACTAAGTCGATACCTTGAATCCTCCAACGATATCTCCGGACCAGTAAGATTAAACCTGCCCTTATAGCTTTGATCAGAAGCCATATATCCTAATGGGGACATATGTTTCATATCATCATAATAATTTGTCTTAACAGTATTCTTGATCCTCTCCGACAATGACGGTATCTGGGACTTTGATCTCTCGGAAGCGGAATACGGATCCAATACCGGAGGCAGGTCACGATCCGGTATATCATAGGGATCCGTACCAATAGCCTTTATATTATCTACGTTTATGGTAGGATATCTGTACTTCTCGGCAAGATCCTTTCCGTTAGAGGTATTATTATAGATTTCCATTGTTTCCATTATTTCCACTATTTCCGTTATTCCTGTTTCTTATCTCCTGATCAATCATATCAGCTATGGGCGAGATGAAGCTCTCGAAATCATCAGTAGTAGATCTTCCCTCGCTCCTCCAATACACCTCATTCTCCTTGCTAAGTATCTGTTGCCATGCCATGACCAAATAATACTGCGGGCAGAAGTCGATCTTCCTTGCTACCTCATCAGCATAGTTAACGCCATCCAGATCAATTGAATACAACGGGGTATTACCCTCTCTAGCCCCTCCTTTGCTATATATATCAACATTTATCCCAGAAGAACCATTATTATACTTATATCCGGAAGCCCTTAACTCGTACATAGAAGCGTTATCGAACAACACGTCAGTAGCGATCATCATCTGATTCTTCCTGATATTACCGTCATTTATATTCGTAAACATATCTATATAAGGCATTGTCATATCCTTAGCTCCGCTGGCATAAGCCACAGGAGCTACCTGCAATGCCTTGGCCATCTTCCCATAAGCGTTATCGCTTGAATTGGCAAACGATATAGATACAACACCAGAGTCGTAGGTCTCGGATGGTATACTTACATCCTCCTTATAAAAAGTAAGGTCATTGGCGGCTAGATCTGCCTCACTTACCTCAACAACAGATCTTCCATCACCTCCATTATTACCAATGATCTGATAATTGCCATCACCTATAGGAGATATAGTAAACGTTATCTTCTTATTGGCATTATCCTCATCCTTGGGGATAAAACCACCACCACGAGTGAATAGATCACTAATCTTTATATAATCATACTCAGCTTTGCTTTTAGACGGATAATCACCAGAGAAGATATACTCACGCTCAGCGTACTCATGACGATATTGTCTTAGATAATCCTCACCGGCACGTTTAGCGTCGCTAGCAAGTCTTCCTAAATCGCCACGGCTCCATTTATGCCTAAGTACATCCCCATTCTCTTTATTTATCTCATCATATATAGCTGTAGCAACAACGGCATTCCTCTCGTTATAATTACTCAACCCTTCACTTAGATTCTTTTTAAATAAATCAGATGTAGAAAAATGACCAGCCCCCATATTAGCTAATAACTGTATATCATCCAATGTTAAGGAGGTTCCCATAAGATCATTTATTCTTCCTAGGACTACTGACGCTTCTCCAGAATTAACACTTCCAAGACTCACACCTTTATATGATACTGGATGCGTAGGGTCATTACCCATCTTAATAAATTCTACACTATTACTAAGGATAGAGCTATATGCGGATAATTTGGCCCAATCTTTTAACGATATATCTTTTATGGCTTCATGAGAAAAAGCCAAATGCCCTCCTTCTACAATATCTCCAAGATCAAACGTCCCATATCCATAACTAATATCAATTCCAGATCCAGTAATAGATCTAGCTTCTCTCTCGACTATAGCATCAACTCCATCCAAGACAGCGTCCTCAGCCTTATTGAATCCCTCATTGATCCTATTATACTTATTCCTTTGGTTGTTTAACCCAAGAAGCTTTATATAGCTGTCCTTGCCATTGTAATCAAGAAGCGTATTCGTAGACCCGCCATTAGCCTTGAAATAAGTCATGATGACTTGATCATCACTCATATTCTTGACAACATTACTATTCTCAGGATCGGACGCCCATGCGCTAATTTTTCTCTTGGCGTCATCTGATAGTGATTTAACAAAGCTATTCATACCAGCATTAACAGCCTTCTCATTAGCCGTAAATCCGTTCATGAACTCATCACTTATATTCACGTCATCAAGATTATCGCTCTTCGTAACCACCGTAGGCCCAACAGTATTATTACCACCACCATCACCACCGGATTCACCCGATTTACTGGCTTTCATTAAAGCGGCTTTCTCCATAGCCAGATTATGCCTCTTTGTCTCGTTAAACCTAGCTCTTTCCATCATCTGTTGGTTAGCCTTAAAGTAATACTCATCTACGCCCAGCGTCTCATATGAGTTATTATAAGACCATCTCAGCCCGACGCCACGAAGGAACTGCTGTCGTACCATGAACATGCCGGCTCGCTCCGGGCTGTAGTTGCTACCGATAACGCCCTCGGCATCCTCCACGAAATCATTTCTCTGCTTGATAATATCCGCCAGCTCTGACTCCAACCTAGCCTTTTTGACCTTATCATTGCCAACGCCCTTTAGCTTTGCCCGTATAGATTCTTCCTTGGCACTAAAATCATCAATATACCCTTTAAGGAAATCAGAGGTACTCTGGACATTGAATAGGTCAGGATTCGTCCTAGCCATATACCTACCCTCTAGTTGCATCTGAGCTTTGCCGTTCTCTGATATGGAAGCCATGGCTATATCCCTGACTTGAGCATAGCTCATTTCATCTATATACATCTCACGCATCTCCCCCGTCCTGTTACCATTGGCATCAATCACCGGCACATTGACTTTCTTTCCCTTATTAAGGGAGATGAAATTCTTCATCTTCTCATCAATCTCAGCGTGATAATCCGTATAAGGGGTATAATGTATAGGATTAAGACGTGTCCCTACCTGACCGTCATTCATCCAAGCCACGGCATCGGCGAAAGCCTCAGCCTCGTTTATAGGACTATACATCTTAGGATTATTCAATTTCATATCCTCCATCTTCTCACTAAACGACCGGATCTCCCTAGTGCCGGCAATGGCATTCAACACACGGGTATCCAGAGCCTCTCCAAGACGAGCCTGTATACTTCTGGCTATACCATCAGAAGCCAGATTAGATTTACGATACACGTTATTCACGTCCTGTATCAATCCATTTAACCTATTCTGAAGATATTCCCTATCCTGAGGTTTTATAATGTCAGAATTGATAATATAATCAGCATACTCGTTTATAGCCTGCCGATTGGTATCTATCTTCTGCTGCATGTATCCCATACCCTGCATCATGACATCCATGTTGTAGGGTGATACGTACTTGCCGTAATTCCTTAATATACTATATTGTGAAGCCATCCTTTATCCTTTCTTGCCTTTAGTTACTTCCTGAGCGGGATATAATCTCCTATAACTCAATATATCCCCTTGAGGATCAGCGATCAGCTGCCCATTAGGACCGATCTTTACATCCCCGAATATAGATCTTAATGTATTCATGGTCGTAGCCGTATTCCACTTCTGCTGAATCTCATCATTGACGCTATCGAAATACCTAGCCCAGTTCTCGTCATTTATAGCCAATCCCTGCAATATCCGTTGTTGATAAGCTTGACGTTGGGCTATGTTCTTGTCGTAAGTATTCGCCCATGATTGAGAATTGACATTATCAGCCCAAGTCCTTTGAGCCACATTTCCTTGTTCTACCTCATTTATATACTTACCTATATTGGAACTCATGATAGCCTGTAAATTGGAAGATAAAGCCCCTCTCTGGGAATCCGGGACATTACCCATCTGATCCAATTGTGATTGGAAAGCACGATTAGCCTCAACCATATACTGATCAGCCGATCTCAACACCGGATCCACGGTAGGAGCGTAATGCCTTTCCAGACCTTCCGTTGTCACGGCTCCCGGGGTCATCCTAAATACCTCGGGGAAGTCAAGACCGCCACCCACTATATTCCTGCCTCCATTGCCGCTGTTCGACTTACCGGCATTTGTATTGGTTTTAGGAAGTGTATTAGAATCAATCAGCTCAGGCATATCCAGCTTAACATCAGGATTCTCCACATCACCTATATCCATAGGACCGGGAGCCACCTTATGAGGGTCAAGTATAAAATCAAGACCTTCCATTCCTTTCATGGATCTCAATGCCTGCATCTTAAGCATATCCTCCCCAAGTATCTTATTAACGACATCCTTGTTCTTGTCAGAGAATAGTTGGCTAAAATGGGTGATACCGGCATCATTAAGAGCCTTATGTTGTTCCTCTGTAACGACATCCAAACCGATCATAGGACGAGATGTGGTAAACAAGCCTAATTTATTATCTCTCATCCTATCATGATATGCGGCTTTCTTGTCTTCCGGGTAATTACCTTGACTATCCTCACCGCCAAAGGAAACGAGCGTCGTGTAATCCCGAAGCGCCTCGGCGTTGGCGATGATCGGGTTCTCAGCCGTAGCCAAGCCCATCCAGCTACTTGTCTGACCGTAGATAGCGTCTTGCAACGCCCTAGCCCTAGTGCCCTCTGAAGCTCCCATATAAGCATCGTAAGCGACCGGATTGAATGTCTTATAATAATTCAACCTCTCATCCGTATTAATACCTCCATAAGAGCCATCAGTTCCTTGGCGCTGATAACCGAAATAGTTAGGATCATTGTTGAACCTATTCTCGATCGGGCGGAAAGTTAATTTACGACCGAACAAAGACGTGCCTCCTATCTCCATCTTCTGGCGAATACCAGCCACTTTCTTAAGCAGCTCTTTCTTAGCCTCAGCTATATCCTCCTCCGTAAGACCGTATTCTTTCATGGATCTGGATATGATGTTATCTATCTCACCTCCCTTGGCGAAATACGTATCCTCATCCTTCTTCATCTTCAGGTCTTCCTGCTCCTTGTATATGATATTAGCGAAGTCCGTAAATCTCCCCTCTAATCCATTAACCGTATCGTTACTATCATTTATGGCCTTAGATAATACAGAGGCGTTTAAACGTTTCGTATTCTCATCATCTATCTTATCGTTCTTCTTCAACTTCTCTAACGCCTTCTTCTGGTCATCGTAAGCCGATTTAAGACCGATCTTAGCCTTATACCTATCCATTAACGTAGCGTATGTGTCCTTAGGCGTAGCCTTAATACCATACGTATCTCTAATGTATTTAGCGAAATCCGACTCTATGGTGGTATCATCGGTAATAACCTTCGTACCTTCCTCCAAGGGAACGGGGGTTCCCCCATCGGCGTGCTTCTGCCCCATAGCCTCCATTGGCGCCTCTCCGGGCTGCTCCACGTACTCGCCCTTCTCGACCTCTACGTTGGCTTGATCTTCCATCGACTTAGGTAACGGATATAGATACTCACCGGTAAGGCTACCGCTATCGAATCTATTATTAGGCCCTAGATAAACACCACCTCCATCCTTATACCGCATCTGAGATTGCCGTCTCTGCCCAGCCTCTCGCTCTTGAGCTAACCTGATATTAGTACGAGTGCCTTGCTCTGACGCCATCCCTGAGAATACATTCCTTGCCAACCCTAAGACACCGCCGATGCCTGACATTACAGTACCCACGACATTAGCCGTCTTAGCCCCGGTGGATAAATCACCGTATCCCTCGCTTCTCATACGCCCTATACCACGACCCATCTGAGTGAATCTAGACCCTATATCATCAGCGCCATAATAAGGTATGGTGGTAAAGTCAAAAACATCCGTACTGCCAGACTCGTCAACCTTCTTATTGCTGTCAACGATAGCGTTCAAATCACTTGTATCAATGGTATTAATATCAGGCTGCTGAATATCAAATCCTATCCGGGTAGACGAAACCAGAGGTTCCACCCCAAGACCCTGAAGACCAACAACATTACCGGGCATGACAGGATCAACTTCCCCAGCATCTTGATATTTAGGTATCTTCCTTTTAATTACATACTTTCCCATATATCAAATTATTTCGTTCTGATACAAAGATAGTTTAAAAAAAATACAGACTCACCATTTGACAATGATGAGTCTCTTTAATACTAATCCTTTAAAGACATAACAGGATTACCCCATTTCTTTTTCCACTCATGACCAAGATAATCTATAAGTTTATCATAAGTATCTAGGTGATTATATACCATTTTACACTAAAATCGTAAAATGATATATATCTATACGGGAATCCGTACCGGGTTCCACCAAAACCCTCTACCTTCTGGTAAGGTACTTACATCGAAGGCTTCTTTTGCCGATTTTCTGATGATATTAAATGCAGCGTTGATATCGGCGTTAATAATATTGCCGGAAGATGTCTTGAACAATCCTCGTTTGATACGTCTTCCAGCATATTCCTCATGCTTGCAAATCTGCTCGTTATCCAAGAAACTACATTTTGAGGTATAGGATTCCTCAACGATCTTAACATTGATTCCCTCAAGTGTAGCCTTATATGATATCATTGAGATAAACATATTAAAAGGAATAGAAACAAAGTTCTGATTATTCCGCTTTCCGATATTGATCTCTTGTTTCCAGCATTTGTTGTGACCGATTACGATCGTATTAATGCCATTGGAGACTACATGATTAATCAATACCCTACTAGCTTTATGCAGATAATCCTTGATCTTGTTATTCCTTTTGTTGGTTAACGATCTTATTTGTCTTGATACTTGTTTATTGTCTTTTAATCTTGATTTTAAATATGCTAGTCTTTTATTATAATACTGGTTGATAGATTTTAGAGGCTTACCGTTGATGATAAAGCAGGAACCGGTATTTGATACACAAGATGCTAAATTGTTAAGTCCAAGATCAATACCAAGGTAATTACCGTTATCATACATAAGATCTTTCTCTTTCTTGTTATATACGATTTCAAGTATAATATATCCATTCTTAGGGACGAACCTGAGTTGTTGGATATTTTGCTTGTTGGTTCTCGTGGTGAAAGAGAATTGTTTTGGTAACTTAATAATACCTTGTTTTATCCATTTCTGAGAAAAGGCTGTTGTCGGGAAAACAGCCATAAACATCCCGTCTTTATCAAGATACTTAGGTATTCTTACTTTCTCAGAATACTCACCTCTGCTTTTCTTGTTAAGAAGATTGAAGAAGGACTTGAAATTCTGATCGACCATCATCAATACCTGTTGGGCTACTGGTGATGGTAAGGCACGATAGTCAACGTCATCTTCTGTTCTTAACTTCTTTTCAAGAGAGTAGTAGTTGAGGTATTTATACTTAACGGTATTATCATCCTTGTATTGGAAATAGTGTTGCCTAACAACATACAATCCTTTGTTGTATAAGTTTTTACACTTATGCAACAGATCTTGAAGCTCATTATAATACACCGAACTTTGCTTGATTATATATTGTTCGACCAACCTCATGGCACAAATATATGGATTATTATTTATATATAAAAATAATTCAGTATGTTTGTAGTGTAAGGTTGTATATAATTACCTAAATTAATAAATGCGCCTATCCGCTCGTGATGAGTAGATAGGCGCACAAATATAAATAATACTAATATAATTACAAAATATAATTAACTATATTACAGATAATAATACCTTGTAATTTTAATTCATCGCAAGATAGTTACAGTAACTAGATCCTTTTTACAAATAACGAACCTATTGCTTTCACTAGGTCATAGAAGCCAGCAGCACTGAGCCCGACTGCCACTCCATATAATAGAGCTTCCCACCATTCACTACCTACCAACAATGGGGATACCTGAAGGAACCAAGCCAAGATACATACCAACATGCCGATAACTACAGCCGACAGGATCTTAGCCCACTTATGGGTGTCGATATACGGCACCACCTTAGCTAGCTGAGTGGCTGACATCGTGACGAAAGCCATGATGCCGGTAAAGGTAGTCAGATCAATAGTAATAGGTCCCTCTGATGGGATTACCTCTTGCGCCATCAAAGCGAATGGCGTCAATAACATAGCAAATAAAAACAACAATCTTTTCATATCTAAAACGTTTAATGATTTCACAAATGTAACATTAATTTTGAGATCTACTCATACCCTTTATATTCAGCATCAACCCCGGTATCATATTAAGCACCAACTGCCTTTTCGCCTGTTCCTTACGCATACGCTCGGCCTCCGCTATCTGCGCCTCTGATTGAGGATCATTCTTAATATTATTAGCGATGTCCTCTATAGCTTTCTTGTTAGCGCCGGATTGAGCTAGCATCTTATATAACAGGTCTTGACCTTCCTTCTCCCACCAGCTATCCATGGAAGGGCGGGAAGCCAAAGAAGGATCGGCAGGGGCTACCGTCTCAGGCACGGGCTGCTGGCCTCCGTCTCCCGTACCAGAATCCCGCTGCCCGAACTCGTATCTCATTGGCTCGTTCTCCGGGACACCGTATCTGTTGGAGAACATATCGGCGAACTCAAACCGCTTCTCGTTTCTTAATGTCGATCCAAGGGGTCTTCCGTATCCTTGATTCCATGCCACGGTAGCGTCCTTATAATTCGTGGCGTTATCAAAATCAGCCTTCGAATACATATAGTAATTATAAACATTGCCTTGAGCGTCCTTATCAAAGAACTTGCCTTGGTTCATGTAGTTCCAGCCTAGCCCCGGTACACGACCTTGATACTCATCCACAAGATAATCCAGTTGTTGGGTCAATGTCGGTTTCTTACCATACCTGCGCTGTAACTCTTTCTTCCTAGGCCCAAGCCATTGTTGGATGCCAAAGTCACCAGCGGCTCCTAGGGCTTCGGTGTCCCCTCCGGACTCGGCGGCGATGTTGGCGAGAATCCCTACCGCTTGCGTTTGTGGTATTCCTTTCTTTTCTGTCAGATAATCCCATATCTCATCATATACGACCATTTTGCTATCGTCCGATCTATTGGGATCAACGACATATCTACCTTCCCCATATCCCTTATCAGTATCTACAGGTCCACCGTCCTCTTTCTTGTCATTCTCATCATCGGCCAATGCAGTGGATATCAACCCGACATAATAGTCAAGGTCCCTATGGATATTATCCGCTACTTTCTTAGCCACGCTTTCAAACTTCTTCTTATCCTCCTCGTCAGGTATCCTCCTCCTTATACCCCTCAATGTCTTCCCAAGATATTTGGTAAATATCTCATTAGGGATGCTGGCATAATCGTCCAACTTATCAAATATCCTTCCATAGATACTGGACTCCCATGGATTGGTAAACACGTCCTTACCTACCAGTCCCATCTTATAAGACGGGGAGAACCTCATGGGAACACCCCCGGTAAGGACATCAAATTCGGGATGGGTATCCTCTAGCGGCTTATCATTGAGTTGTCCATAATATTGAGGGGACTGACCGGATATAACGCGATCAAGATCCGACCTGTACATTTTTCTGGCTATATCCTCTACAGGACCTCCCTCCACGTACTCATCGAAACTCTTGAAATAATTCTTGTAATTACCTGTCAGCCACTCCGCTTCCCGCTCAGAATCCACCATAACAGTGTCGCCGTCGGCGATGGCGCTTTCAAGCGCGTCCCACTCACCCCTGTTATTCCTAGGATCAGTGAAGTCGTATAACTCGCCATCTATCTCCCTGACCGAAGGGTATATCACGTATCGACCATCCACGCCAGCGTAGCCAAGCTTATGCGTGGCGACATTCCCATCGACCTCCCAGTCAGGTATGGTTTTCCTTTTCTCATCCCTTAATCTTCTGGCGAAATTGGCATCGCTGCTCTTGATGAGGGATATAAGTTTATCCTTATCAATCTCGCCTCCACCCTGTTTCTTCTCTATCTTCTCTCCCCAAAGACCGTACTTCTCCCTAGGCCAGATGCCGTCTATGGCATCCACATAACCAACGGGATGCTCCCCGTCCAGACGCCGGTTCCGTCGCTCGTCCGCAGGGTACAGGGCGTTGGCCAACGGCTGCGTGATATAACCCAACCCCTTATCTTTGGATCTCGACATAGCGTCCACCACAGTCTGATATATAGGTCTTAATTTCTCAGGCAAATATAACCCCGCCTCATCAACCAGCTCGCCTATCTTCTTATTTATACCCCTAATGCTGAAATTATAATTACCCATGCCATTATTCAACGGAGACAACGCACCTCTTATCCCATTCATACCCTTAACAGCAGCTCCTCCGCTAAGGATATCAAACTCCGGGGATACGTTCCTTAAAGGACTATCATCCATACCCCTGAAATACATAGGACGCTCACCTCTTACAACACGATCAAGATCCTCCTTATACAAATCCTTTATCCATGAAGGGATTTCCTCTTTCTTGTCTTTCTTAGCCATAAATCACGTTTTCTACAAAGATATACATAATCGGATGCAGGATAAAACAATAGGCGAGTACATGATCTTAATCACCTACCCGCCTACGCTTTTCAATGCATGTGATAAGCCGCTAGAGCTTTCTTAGCCGAATCCCTCGACTTGTACTTGGCTGGCCATAACTTTCCGGTCTTGTTACTAACTACTCTCCAATCACTTCCTACTTTCTTGATGCACCCCGATTTAGGGCACTTACCTGATTTACTAACAGCAGATCTCTTTTTCACCATATCATTGCGTATTAACAGTTATGCTATAATCACCTAAATCAATAAATTTTCTCGTCATTACTAAACCATCTTACTATCATCTTGAACCGGCTCTCAATATCATTCACGAACCTTGCCAAGAACCAATCGCCACGAAGACGATCACGCCACCTCCGGTGATAATCGACAGTCCTGGGGTCGATCTCCCGGCCAATATCGTTCACGTCCTTAACCCATACCGGTAGGTTATTAGTATCGTCTTTAACCTCGTTGAAGTAGTCGTTGATATTGATCTTCTGATCAACCTCCGTCACCAGTATCTCACGGCTATCGTCGTTAGTTATAGGATATCTTAGGCGCTGGCTCATGTCGTTCTTATCGGCGATGGTCATCCTAAGCTCTCCACTGTTGTTGGTATCGTTATAGAACCATGCCTTATTAAATCCAGTTGTTCTTCTAACCTGATAATTAACCTCATCCTGATACCTTCTGGCATCCATCCGATATTGGTAGTTCGTGAGGATCTTATTCACATACTGCTCACGGACAGGTACCTCTATGACGAACGGATATAGCTTACCATAAAATACCTGATACGATTGATTGGTTAAGCCATGAGACCACAATCCCACTTCCCGACTATCACTAGAATAGTTCTTACCAGACTGGAAATAATGCTGGTGCTCGATATAATAGTCAGGGGTGTATGATAGATATGATTTCCACTCACCCTTCAAACAATTATATCCAACGGTAAAGGAGACATCCGTGAAATGGCTGGTGTCCGAAAGCTCCACCGCCTGCCCGTTCCTGTAGAACCGGCCTCCCCTGAATTGGTACTCGCTTGGATTCCCTACCGGTATGTAATCCCTCTTGGTTATCAATACCCTCTTGAAACGATTATCCCAACCCATGGACAGACCTATACCAAAGAACTTGTTATCGATATCATAATAAGACAGCTCAGCATCCGTATCGGCGTTATATATCCGGCTACGGATGATCTTCATCTGAAGATGCTCCTTAAACCAGTTTCTAAGCCCCGGTGTGACCTCCGTAAGATTCCTGCCATTAGAATCTACCTTGAATACCTGACCACGCCTTAAATCGACCCAAAAATGCCCAAATTCACAACTAATCATATCCCGGCTCTGGGTCCCGGAATATCCTAACGTCGTATTATTATACTCGATACCACGAGAGGCGAAAAGACCACCTGTCCCTAGTTCGCTATTCTCCGGGGATATTCTCTCCGCCAACACGTCTATGGCGTTGTACAACCCTACCTGATTCTCGAAGCGGGCTAATATCTGATCCGACTCTATCCCCTTCATGCTTACAAGTTTCCCGAACGAGGTCTTGAACTCATGATAATCCATAGGCTTGTACGACAGCCAAGGATCGGTCATGCCGTTCTCTGAAACGTCGGCGGTGCTCCATATGACACCGTTGGGCCTTTGGTAAGCGCAGTCCCAAAAATTGCTATCATACGTCTCTGGTAATGACCTCCCGCCTAGCGTAAAACGATTCTTGTACACAGGACTCATCTTAAACACATTATCCCTTGATATAGGGACATTACGCTCTTGGGTCCATGATATATAATCCCCTACTTCTGGATAGAATCCCTCATAAGGCTCAGGTCCAGCTATACGGAAATTACAATTAATCTCAGACTCCACTAAAAACTGAGGTATGCCATAGAAGTATAGGAAGAAACGACCACTAAGATACATATCCCCGGTCTTGCAAGCCATCTCATAAGCACTCTTACGGCTAGGGAACGAATATAGCGATCCAGTATCCGTATCAGTCTTATTAAGATAATCCTCCCCGGTATCATAATTAACAAAATAACGTGGATACCCGATATTCCTATAGTCGTAGTAAGGGAATGGTATCATATCTCCCTGACCAAACTGGGTCAAGTAAAACATAGGCATTTTCCTTTTAAGCGAGAATCTGGATATAAACACATCACCTCCAAAAACAGGTTTACGCTTATCCTCATCCATCAACCCGCACCCGCCTAACGACACCCACCTGATATCCTCTATCTGTCCGTATTGAGCTGGAGAATATTTCTTTATCCTCATATAGGGGCAGGATACGAAAGATTCACGTGTCATAAAATGAGGCGTCATACCAGCCACCTCATCGTTACGAATATTACACTCATCCTGAATACGGCTGGTATCATAACTTGAAACCAACTCCGGATATTCAAGCATATACTTATCCATACCAAATGACATGAACAACGAATGCTCACGATCGAGATTATTTACAACTATAGGCTTACCGCCTACTACTTTCCCTTGTGATGAGATATCCGTTACCGGATACAATCCGCTTTTAATATACTTAGCCGTAGATAATCCACGCAACTCTGATGCCCCTGTTTTTTGGTAAAATAGATTATAATGAGCGACAGAAGTATAATAATAAGCGTAATTCCATCTAGGTCCCCTATCTATCAAGGCCGTTAACCACTGATACCTGTACTTCCCTATATCCACGACAGACTGGGAGGTAGCCTTGGCGATACCTGTAGCCAGACGGATAGCCGTCAGCGCTATGCCGACAGGGTTGGCTAAAAAAAACACGCCTCCACCGACATATTGTTGGGACGCCGATTGATATGTATATTCAGCTATAGCGGATATTAAATTAGCCATAGCCTCCACCGTAGCCAATGACGTTGCCATACTATAAGCCTTACTTCCTAATATCGTCCATTTAGGGTGATCCTCCACCTCCCTGAATATACCGGAGGATTTACCTAATTGATAACCATCAACAAGGCACTCAGTGGGAGCATCAGGCTTGTTGAAGGCAATATCAGGGCTTAAGAATGAATACCAGATATTACCCTTCCTGTTAAACGGATGCGTTATAAAATTCTCACGATTAATATCCTTATAGATATACATATCATCAGACAAATCATTGTAAGGATAATTAGGATAAAGGTTAGCCGATCCGTCGGGATCATCGTACTTAAACATATCATAAGCCAGACCGGTACCGATAACGCTCTTATCCAATGTCCTATCGCCCCTATACAACTCATATCCTATTATGGAATCCCTTCTATCCTTATCTATAAGGCCATTCTCTACCGCTATATCCAGAAACTCATTAACGATATCGTCATCAAGCATCACCCCCATAGGATAAATATAGGAGTCAACTCCATATTGACCGGTCAGTTGAGACGGATTACCCATAAAAGGAGCGACAGAGTTATCCGGGAACTTGTAATGACGTATAGGTCTCTGACAAAATGTGGTTGACGTATTGGGATACTCAGCGTTATCTCCATTACCCGTGAAATAAGACTTACCTCCCACGGATTTAGGAGACCCATAGTATTTCGTCAAAGAATCTATTATATCCTTCCTCTTCGATCCTCCCGACGATATCCCGATCTTACTTGAATCATACAACTCAAAATTAGCCGGATACTTATTGATAGATTCCCAATAACCAAAATCACCATACTGATAAGGTCTAGGAGCACAATCAGCGGGTTTATCTCCACATGAGATGCATTTCGCCTCATATGTGACAAATCTCCTTAATTTCAGTTCTTTCGTAAAGAAGAATACGTATTTCACCTCCAGTGGCCGAATGCCAAAACAGAACGGGGCAGGGAAAATGGCGGTGCCGGCCGTATAGAATCCTGCAAGTTCCTTCATGTCCTGCCTCATGGCGAAACCGGTGAAGAACACGCATACCGCAGGCTCGATGCAAACATATATCTTATGGAAAGTAGTCTTGTCATCATTCCAGAACAAGTACTTTGGCATCATAAATATCTTATGATCCACGTAATTCACTATAACACCTTTCTTGGCATCATTAGCCAAAGGATTAGGAGCCACGGTACCTTCCTTGTCCGAGAAAAATGTTATACGAACCTTATTGTATGATGACGAGTCGCCGATCGGATAATTATAGTTACCCATCATCTCTATATACATAATACCGTTATCAGGATCGGATAAACCGCTTACGTATTTTTCGTAATCCAACTCCACCCATCTGGCGTATGAGGATACATGTGGATAGAACTTGAAATAAGTCAAGTTGCTTCTACCGAACCAATTGGTCTTGGCGTCAATATCATTCTGCACAGACACACGATCTTCCCAATCAGTAGATATGCCAGTATTGAACTTAGAGTTATCACCATCACCAAAAAGACACATGGCGTTCTCAATACCAAACTGACTCTCATATTGAGGGAAGTACTTTTTCATTGAATCCATCAATATATCAAGCATAGTCTCGGTATGCTTCTTGCCTTCCCACCCATCGCCTTGGAATAAGAACGTACATTTACCCAATGACCTACCTCCTTGGAACGTGGGTAGTTGAACATCTTTAATAGTAGGATTCACGTAAGGATCACCTACCGAACACCCATTAGTACATATACCCTCATCATATAACTGCCGGACATTAGACATATCCTGACACAAGACCAAGGCGGAAGAATCTATATCAGACGGGAATTTGTCCTCATCCTGACCATCCAGCCATTCTTGAACCAGATCTATGATATTCTTACCTCCACTGGAGTAATTATCGAAATCACACAATACAGAAAATTTCCTTTGTGACTCGGCGTTACTTTGTATTAAGGTGGTAGGCTCTGTCTCCGTATAATCACTAGCCAACTTATATGTAAAATCAATCCTAGAATCCACCAAAGAGTTTTTATCCAATATAGTCCTGGTCTCTATCCTCTCGATATCATCACATCCACTAGGGAAATCGGGAGCCTTTATACCGTCTTGATCCTCTGGCAATGATATAGCAGCGCATAACTCGTCAGTAATACCTACATTAGATTCTATGATATCACACAGGTTCTCTATATTATCAGCGATATAATCAATAGCATCATCTACCGTAACATCTTCCCCCATCGTATTGATAACGAATTGGGTCTCTCCTACCGTGGCATATTCCTGCTCTACATATCTGAGCTGCTTGACATCTAACTGATTCTTACATTCTCCTCCAAAATCATCAAATCCCCAAGATGGGTCGTTTATGATCTTTGCCGTATTCTTAAACTGCCAAAGATGACGGCGGCTGTTCCCTGCGCACTGCGGGTTGTTCTCCAGCACCGACGCAGCCGACAGGTCGTCAGAGTTACCGTCCTCATCAACGATAACCTCCATCTCCTCCCTTGTGGCCGGACGAGGGATAAGCGGGAATCTAGCTGTCCTGTATCCTGTATTGGTAAAGAACCTTATACCCAACGGATATACCTCGTCACGCATGAAAGAGGCGTATTTAGAGCAAGCCACACCGTCTTTATACAGATTCTCCGTGGCTATCGATGTCTGCCATTTAACGAAATGACCCAAGAAATTAACGACCGGTTGAAGATTCCATTCATTCTCCACGGTCAATCCGTATTGAAGAAGACGATTCCCGACAGACGTCATGCCTCTGGCTGTCTTATATACCGGTATTTCCTTGGATAACTTCTCCATGGTCGTACGCTCGCTATATTGATCCGTAAGGTAATAGATGGTCCTTTCCGTTATCGGATGTATACCTTCTATGAAATACTCAAGAACCGGGCTTTGCTCGCCATTATATCCAACGGTGTTCTGTATAACACCTACCTTATAATGAGATACCTGCTTATCTATATTGGATACAGTAAGCCGGATACCCATGTTGGTTGATTTGCCCCATAAGCCATCACGAATGACTATATCCTGACGATCGAATATCATGATAGGGTTGGTCAATGAGCAATATCCGGTCTTCTCTATCCCGAACTCATCGCACAACGCCACGCAGAACTGGTAGGTCCCGGCACGCAGGCTTCCCCCGAACTCCACGACCTCAGGCTCCACGCACGGGGCCGTCAGCAGCGGGAATACCAGTAGCTTCTCGCAAGCCAGCCTACACCTCTCTATTGGCTTATCATCCCCACATGTCTTATATCCATGATAATGATACCAGAAGTCACCATCATCATCCGGATTAAGTGCCTTGTCAACCATAACATATCGCTGGGGGTTATATCCATCAGTCCAGTATATCACCTTACCACACTTCTCATCCTTGATCTCTATATCAAAGATCGGGTGATGAATGGAAAAGTTAAGACAAGGGTCATCGGTCCCATCCTCTATCAACACCTCCATCAAATCACATATCTCATCGAAACGACCATCCGACTCCTCAAGCCTCTCGCCAAGGATACGATGAATATCTTTCCCTGATCCCGCTAATTGATCCTCTACGGTCTTGACATAATCCAATGACCTCATGAACGTGATCTTAGAGGTGTTGTTATCAGGATTCACCAGAAAGAAATAAGTGTTATCACCAGCTATATCATTCTTATACCCAATAACCTTATAGCCATCAAATCGCTTACATAAAAGGGTACTAGGCTCGTTCTGGATCTTAAGCTGACTCCCATCGTCACCCTCTATGGTAGCGTTCAAGGCGAAACTGTACTCAGACGGGGATAGGTCCTGTGGATGCTTATCCCTGTTCATCCCGGAATCGGGAACCGCTATATTAGAATTATTTTGCACGATGTTATGTTTTTCGCAAATATAGCAAATCCGCCAGATAATCACTTATGTGGCGGATTCTAATAAACTGTACGTATTATGCAAAACATTCAAATCGCACAAAAATAGAAAATCCTTCTGACTCTTACAAGCCAGAAGGAAAATCTAAACACTTTGCAACGTTTACCCCTAATGAAAATACAAAAACATAATAATTATGGATTTTTCCCCATGTAGCTTGATTGCTTGTCGGCGTCCTCTACGGATATGTAGAAGAACCCGTTAGTCACGTATCTCTCATTGACGTCCACAAAATCAGTAGATCCTTTGTCCACCCCTTTCTTCGATCCCTCATCACACACAGCGACCAGACTATTAAAGTCATTGGAATAACCTACGACTACACCGTGCATATCCCGATTTCGAGGATCGAATACGTACCTCATCTTACACCTATCGTAAGCTAACTCTAAAGAGCTTTTGCTTAGCCTCTCATCTAATCCAGCACCCGCTACCAAGGCCAAAACGCTCTTTGATATGTCACTCATGGTGGTATCCTTGGCCGGAGCCTTAGGTATAGAAACGCCTTCCATGACAAAATCCAACGCCTTATCTACAAGACCATCGAAATCATCATCTCTTATATAATCCTTAAGCACCTCCAGTATATATAACCGGACATGGAGTTCGTTATTGACATCATTCAATGTAATCATAATACTAGTTTTTGGCAAAGCTAGATTATTCCCACGCAATAAAAGATCAAATATGTCTTGACATACTCCCATCACTAAAGCAAATGGGATTCTTGGATACAGACGCAAGAAACCCCGATATTACTATCGCTGGAATTACTCTTGCTCTCCAATTCGGAAATGCCCTTCCGAAGTATATTACGGGCTGCAAGAATATCACGGTCGTTGATTGCGCCGCACGACGGGCATACCCACGTGCGGTCGCGTAACGACAAGTTTTTATTAACAAGCCCGCATTCACAAGTCTTTGAGGAAGGATACCATTTGTCAATCTTATGTACTATCACTCCATACTTTGAAGCGATATACGTAAGTTTGTTAATAAAAGAAGAATGACTAAGATCGGAAATCTTCTTTCCCCACAAACGTTTCATTCCTTCAATGTTTAGATCTTCAATGAAAATATAATCATATTGTTTGCATAATTCATGAGCTAATTTCCATTGAAAATCAGATCGAAAATCGTTTATTTTACGATACGCTTGTTGAAGTTCAAACAGTCTTCTTTTTCTATTATTGGATCCTTTCTTCGCATTAGAAAACTTTCTATTTAGTTTTCTAATCTTGTTTTGATATTGCTTGAAGAATAGTGGAGAATTGATTTTACTACCATCGCTTTTAGTTAGGTAAGTTTTCAGACCAAAATCCAATCCTAAAGATGCACCATCATATGTCTTTCTGTAAGAGTTTGCAGGATTGTAATCTGTAACTATAATCAAACTAAAACGATAGCAGGTTTCTCTGACTATCCTTATTTGTTTAACATTACCTTCATATGTTCTACTGTATGAAAACTTAAAACGTTTCTTTCCTTTGTTGATTGTAAGGATATTACCGTTTAAGGTAAAACCTCCTTGTTTAAAAACAAAAGAGTTGAAACAATCTGATCTTTTAAACTTAGGTGGTCTCTTTGATTTTCTTTTAAAGAAACGATTATAAGATTCATCAAGACGTTCAAGTATTTCTTGTGTTGTTTGAGAATGAAGAAGATTTCTTTTAATTCTTTTAGCAAAATGCTTCTTCATTTTACCAATTGAGATATATTTCCCAAACAACTTGTAATACCTACGCTGTATAGATAAAGCGTGATTCCATACAAAACAACATTCACGAAGCATTTTATCAAGATACTTCGTTTTCTTGGAATGATAGATGTTGTATTTGTAGGTAATCATTTTTTTTATTTGTAATTTTGATTCAAAATTAATCAAACCAATTCATCCACCTCCTAAAGTATGGTGGTTTTGTTGGTTAAATAATCATAAGTAAAGGACTAAAAAACAAAAAAACTCCCCCATCCTCACGGACGAGAGAGCTGATAGATATTTGTATTATGAAAAAGAATAATCACTCACCTATTCTTACAATACAGTCACGAGACTCCTTGTTATAAATCATCGTACCTACCTTAGAATACAAGGTCTTTATATTTTGCCAATTATCCTCACCATGAGCGGATACGTTAGTGGGAGCGTCACCGGTATAAACCTCCTCGCCTCCGATATTGACAAAATCATATCCACGTTTCTCCATAGAACCGCCCTTATATGCCGTGAACCTGATAGTGACATCACCTTTCTCACGACCACCATACCAGTTACCGTATATACTGCATCTGATCTCAAGAGGTAATTTATCGTAATTATCGCCATCCAACAACGGTCCCATCTGGATCAAGGCGGCCTCATTACCTGATTCCATGTTATCACCACCGTGGATAAGATAATCACCTACCCGCTCCTGCGTGGTCTGGTACTGTTTACTCCAACCAACAAGCTTGCCGTCAACGTCCGGGAGGCCGGTGTTATCGAAACCGGTAGCCGTGTCAAAGTCAATGCCGTCCTCGTCAGCCCAGATATACCTAAGAACAAGGTAATCGAACTCCGGGATGATCACCACCGGGACGGACTCCTGCCTGCACACGAACGTCTTCTCTTCCTTGGTTCCCTCTTTTATAACCTTGTATGTTACCTGACGTATCTCGCCGGTCTCATTAATATCAGCTGTAACCTTAACCTCAGCAGGGCCAGTACCACTTGTCTTATCTAAATGTATCCAATCATTTTTCTTTGCCATATTATCTTTTTTTCTTTTTAAAAAACGTATATTCGCGTCATAATCGCGGGGTGGAGAAGAGGTATCTCATTAGGCTCATAACCTAAAGATCGAGGGTTCGATTCCCTCCCCCGCAACTAAATAAATTTGATATACTTATCAAAAGCATTAGGCCACATCCGCTCATAAGACAACATCCTTCTCCTATTATCCTCAGCCAACTCCCGATAATCATTTAACGTGATCATCGACATCTTAAGCTCCTTCATAGCCCTAGCGAACTTACCCGGCTCCTGCTGAGCATATAATTTATAAGCGTCACCAGCGCCTTGTATCAAGCCATTCACGGCGGCATTCTCGAAGATCTTCATCTTGATATACGTCTCGACATAATCCTCAAGGTATCCTAACGCCGTTTCTGGTATATACGGAAGACCGTCATCGTCCTTAGGCGTAGCACGATATATGATATAAATAAATCCATCAAACCCTGTATACATAGTATTGCCGGATATAGTTATATCATAATTATCCCAATCGTACTTATCCCGATACTTATCGGCGGCGCAATCACGCCTCAACCCACGACCTATAGATAACCTTACGGGATGATGATAATGGAAACGAACCTCGTGAGACCCTATATATATCTTCTCCGTGATCGTCTTCTCAAACTCCTCCTTACAGCACTCGGTGCAGGAGTTCCAACGGAACCCACGCTCGGTGCGCTCGACCCAGCCGATCTCGTGTTGGAGGTCAGCCTTAGCCTTGTCGCCGCCCGGTATCTCGCAAACCAGAGGCTCACATCTATAAGCGTCAAGCATGTCGAAAAAATCGGAAGGCAATACCGCCTGTTTGTTGCTGGTCTTGACAACCGCCTCGGACATGACCGCTATAACACCCCCGAACCTTTTCAAGGCGATCTCAGCCCATCTATAAACAGACGAGGTATCTATAGCCCCGCTATCATCGTATTTATGTAAATCGGCCTTGATCTCGGCCAATAAGCCCTTTATCGTCATATTTAAGTCTTTTGCACAAAGATATGTATTTGAATCATTGATACAAAAAAAATCTAGTCTACCCTCACGGGCTAACTGGATCACAAAAACTTCTACAGCTTATAAACCCATTTAACTCCAAATACCTTACTCTCCGACTCAACCTCCCGGTACAAGAACTTATACCTCCTACCTGATTCCATAGCCAACCTACACTCCCTGTTCAACGCCGGAGAAATATAGAGATGGAAATACTTGTTCCGAGGCATAAAATCAATACACGTATGTACATAAGAATATCCACCAGTTCCACGTCTGTTAATAGTACCGGTAAGCTTATTCAGATATATCTTACGATTAGGATTTATCTTATGGCACAGATAACCGATGTTGTTTATATAAACCCCGCCCTCATCCTCCAGATACCTATCACGTATGACTTTCCAGATCAACGACTGGCACTCAAGGATATCATTCTTATCCACGATCGTATGCTTCCTCCTTTTCCCGTTCTTAGACATAATAGATCGATAGAATCGAAGAAAGTATTGATCAAGTATTTTAAATGACTTTGTTTTCATATCACAAATATAACGATTTCATCCTAATACAAGAAATTTATACACAAAAATACACCGCCTGCACCAAGGACGAGGCAAACAGGATAGCCGACAATAACCTCCAATCCGATGGTATCTCTTACGCTAATGGCTTGGCGCAGGCCGATAGATGCGATTGCCTCGAAACATGGAGCGCTTACGCTAGCGGAAGTTTTAATGGACAATGTTTAAGTATATCCGTAAGTTATGATAATCCATGTGGTAAATCTAAAACAGCATCATTTGATGTGTATTATACTAGATCTGAACCATCTGGAGATGTAGAATATTTCTCTACCACTAAAACAGTCACCATACCATCCGGATCGGGAACGGTATCAGGCGGAAGCGATTGTGTTAGCAATGCTACAAGCATGTATGTATCTAATCCAAGTCAAGGTGGAGGCTGTTAAAAACAAAAAGGAGAGGTTGATTATCCTCTCCTTTTTATATAAACCTAAGATCTTTTCTCTTAGTATGATTTAATATCCTACTAATATGTCTGGTACTTAATCCCGTTCTTTCCTTTATCTTATCATAGATATAACCCTTGGATACGTAAGCCGACATATCTCCCAGATCTTTTATAATCTTATCATACATATCGTGCACCTCATTATATCTTATGATAGAGCTGTCTCTCATCCCTCTTTCGCCTATACCGTCAACTATGGCGTCATTGAAACCAAAGAAATTGATTATTGATCTTATTAGATTCATGTTATTGAATTTTTTGTGTTTTCTTATTAATATCCATATCCGGGTTCTCATCCGTAGGGATCTGCAATTTGGTTACAGTTTCCCTTAATGTTTCGGAAACCACATATTCAAGAAGTTTGTCTGGGCATATGAAATCATAATCCCATTGAGATGTACATGGCTTATCTTTTTCAGCTCCACACCCGGATAACTCTAAAGCCGCTTTTCTATCCAAGGTAATAAGATCAACGTTTATAGCCTCTATATTAATATCCGGTATATAGATATAACCATCATTGACATAGTAATAATATTGATCTATATTCCCGTATTTACGTTCCTTGTTGTTCGCGTATTTTCTCAATGATATAGAGGTAAATATAATATCATCCATAATATTTGATACCTTAATGATAGCAGGTCCTATACGGGTATATATCATATCGGGCAATCTTTTCTTGGATCTCATAAGTATCCTGCATAACTTAAACTCATCAAAGCAACAATCTACCTTACGAACCCTCTCCATTTCCATGCAATTGATATGAGTATACAGCGATTCCTCGCCGAACAAGGTTCCATCAGCATACTTCTGGGCTATATAAGACCTTGCTTTTTGCCTGCCTATGGACAATATCCATCTTCTACTGACATGAGCGTCCTTATTGATGGAGTTCATGTCATTCATGATCCTAGATACAAATTCTGAATTTTTCATATGCTAAATACTGAGGAGGGGATATACCCCTCCTGTTATTACTTTTTCTTCTTAACCTTACCTCCGCATTTCATTTGAGGTTTCTTTTTCTCTGAGACTTTGCCTCCTTCTGCCATCTTCTTTTTCTTAGCACATGCCATAATCTTACTTTTTTTAATGTTAGTGATACAATATTAGTCATTTCTATCGAAAATAGAATAAACAAGGTTGATGAAACTACCAACTTACCGCCGCGGCACAGGCTGACGCACAGAGACTAGCGCAGGAAAAAGCCAATGCGATGGAGTGCGATTGCGTGGAGCCAACAAAGACGTGGTCATGGTCGGTATCTATGAATAATGATTGCATGAGCCATGAACAACTTGTCACATCAAGAGGATTTACGATTACGTATAATAATCAATGTGGTAGATCTATATCTGGTTCTGTGAGTGGTATAGGATATACACAAAACGGAGAAGAGCAGGTCAATAGCGCTAGCTTTACAATTCCCGCAGGATCCGGAACCAAGAGTGGAAGTGTATATTTTAGCCGAGAAGTGGTATGTGGAGATGTAACAATCTCTGGTCATGATTCAGGTAATTGTTGACAATCACTGCTGTTATGGTTTTTAATAAAAAGGAGAGACTTATTAGCCTCTCCTTTTTTTGTTATACATCAGAATCTTAACAGTTCCCAGATCCTCCTCCAGAAACCCTTATAGACCCACATTGTACTCCTGAATCAAAACCTATGACACCGGTTTTTTTACCAGACCCAGTAGGTATACTTACGGTAGTACTTCCAGCCGTAACGGTTTGTCCATGATCATTCCTACCAGTAACAGTTACAGTTATTGATTTAGATGATCCACATTGATTATTGTAAGACACTTCATAGGAGCACCTTAATGCAGATGTAGAACCAGACAGACCATTACAAGGATCACCGCTCAGCATAGCGTTGGCGCTCCACGTCTTTGTTGGCTCCACGCAATCGCATCTATCGGCCTGCGCCAAGCCATTAGCGTAAGAGATACCATCGGATTGTAGGTTATTGTCTGCTATTCTATTTGCCTCGTCCTTGGTACAAGCCTCATATTTACCAGCGATTTGCTTATAACTGATAGTCTTAGGAGTACAGTTGCTAGGACAGTTCGTAGCCTTGACATTTCCCCATCGGTCATCATTGCCAACCTTTGCAGAACAACCCGCATCCGCTAATGCCTGAGCTTGGGATCTAAGTGTCTCTATCTTATCGCTAGCCTGAGCGTTGGCAGAAGACGTACTAGATGCACATATAGATCCAGAAGGTACATCCGGATAAGATATCGTTACTCCACAAGGCTTATTGGATGGACAATTCCTACTAGTAACAGAGCCTCCTTGGAAACCAAGTGTATTACAACAAGCAGATCCATAGCTTCTATATTCCTCATCTCCACAATCATTTCTATATAAAGCTACACTTTCGCCAGATCTACACTCAGCGTCTCCTACTCTACTCCAAGAATTAGGATCACAACAGCTATCGCAAGAACCACCGGAACATCCACATGAGCAATACTCATATACCCGATCCTCTGTCTGGTCAGCATGACATCCATTCCTATCACTCCTTCTGTATGTAGCCCAAACATCACCACTAGAGCAATGTCTTCCACCGTCATAACTCCAACTAGTCCAATCTGGAGGAGTATCCTCACAATCGCCGTTCTTGTTGGCGTAAGCCTGAGCTGCGGTTCTGGTAGCCGAATCATTTCTGAAAGCTTCTTGAACCTTGTTGTTAGCGTCCGCCTGAGAAACCGTTGATGTTATAGGATTCAATCCTAATGAGCTATAAGGAACTGATATAGCTACACCTTGCTTACAAGAACCGCAATTGTCCTTATAGAAAGTATAGCTTCCAGTACCGGTCCATACGCAAGTTCCATGTTGGTTAGCGTAATCCTGCCCCTTCTGGTCTAGGATCTGCTCTGCCTTGCTCCTGGCATCAGCCAAAGAAACCTTGCTGGTGATAGGCGTACCGCCGTTGGCTTGCGTAGAGGTCACCGTTATTCTCTGGCCAACCCCACCATCGGCGCAATTGTTCTTATAGAAGTCACGGCTAGCGACGTAAGTCCATGTACATCCTCCGTTCTTGTTGGCGTAATTCTGACCATCAGATCCACGAACGGCATTCTCAGCTTTTTTATTGGCGTCAGCCAAGGAAACGGTGGAGGTGTACGGGTGTCCCGGCAGCCTGTCGCTACTTACGGATACCATGTCTCCTACTCCGCCATCAGCGCAATTGTTCTTCTGAACCTGACCGGTATAGCTTCCTGTCCAAGTACAAGTACCCTTCGAGTTAGCCACGCTCTGTCCCTGAGACGTAACAGCCGCCAATGCCTTGGCGTTAGCGTCAGCTTGTGATACACATGACTTAAACTTACCTCCCGTAGTAGGATTAGGATCGTTAACGTCATTCTGAGTGACAGTAACAGAACTACCCACACCTCCGTCAGCGCATTGACGGGTAAAGGCCTTGGATGCCGTACCCCACCAGAAACAAGTCTTATTACCACCAGCTATATACCGCTCTTGATTGTTAGGATCAGTATAACATGTATTGGTATTACGTTGATGTAATTTAGAGATACAGTCCTTACATACGGTCTCTATAGTCTCCCATACCGGTTGCTCGGTCTTCGTATGGCACGTATCATCATAGTTCTTGTTGACGAACGCCTGACCCATCCTATCGATGTAGGCCTTAGCCAAAGCGTCAGCCTCCTCTTGTGAACGGGTAGAGGTGAAGAACTGTCCCATAAGATCCGGGGTTACGGTAATAGGATCAGCATACTGGCAAGTAGGACACTTAGGAGTGAACTCCTTACTATAATTACCGACATATATCTTCAACTCATCACAAGTACCACGATCGTTGGCTATAGCCTGACCTTGCGCCTTGACAGCGGCCTTGGCAAGCTCATCGGCGGCGAACTGGCTCTCGTATGAGTAGAACGGACCTCCGGTCACGTCAGCCTCAGTAACGGTAACTGAAGACGGGATAAGACCAGACGGACAGTTGTTCTTCTCGAACGCCTCGCTATAATGGCCGGTGTACTTAGGAGCCTCATGGCAAGTACCACGCTCATCGGCGATCTTCTGACCTTGATTCATGACAGCGGCCATAGCGACTAAATTAGCCTCATCTTGAGATACGCAAGACTGGAACGGATGACCTTCCACCATATCTTGTGTTACGGTGAACGGATCTCCTACCTGATTAGCGCCACAATTGCTCTTCGTAAACTCGAAGCTAGCCTTACCGGTATACATAGTAGCGTTAGAGCAGGTACCCTTGGTATTAGCCAAAGCCTGCCCTTGGGCTTGTACGGCGGTCATAGCCATAGCGTCAGCGGCGGTCTGCGAGTCGTTAGACTGGAATGGGTGTCCTTCTACCATATCTTGAGTGATCGTCACCTTAGATCCGATCTTACACTCACCACAGTTGTTTCTCGTGAACTCCAAGGAAGCACGGCCGGTGTACGTACAAAGGGCATGGATATTGGCAAGAGCCTGTCCTTGGGCGTCAACGGCGGCCTTGGCCTTGTTGTTGGCGTCCTCCTGAGATATAGTCGAAGTAAATGGATAACCATCAACCATCCTATCGTTTACCGTATAAGTGCCACCAGTACCAGTACCACAATTGTTACGGGTAAACGTACGTGTATAAGTACCGGTATATACAGGAACTTTCTCACACTTACCTTTCACGTTAGCCACGTCCTGACCTTGAGCCTCAACAGCGGCCTTAGCCTTGTTATTAGCGTCCTCCTGAGACACGGTAGACCTAAAGTCTCCTGTCACCATAGTCTCGTCTACAACAACCTTAGTACCGTACTGGGTCTCATCGCAATTATTACGGGTAAATTCCTTACTGTATTTACCATGATATACGACCTTCTCCTTACATTCACCTTCAAGGTTAGCTTGTTGTTGGGCGTTAGCCTCAAGATCGGCCTTAGCCTTATTGTCAGCATCCTCCTGAGAGATAATAGAGAAGTACTTACCAGCGGCTACAACATAAGTATAAGGTTGACCGATATGGAACTCATCACAATTATTTCTCGTGACTGTCTTCTCCATCCTAACGTTATAGTAGACGTTAGTCTGGCAGTCACCACGCTCGTTGGTGATAGCTTGACCTTGCGCCTCCACAGCGTCCTGCGCCAGCTTATTGGCGGCATCCTGTGATACTGTAGAAGTAAACGGATAGCCGGTACACATCTTCTCATCCACGGTAAAGTCAACAGGCGTAGAACCTTCAGGACAATTGGTTCTCTGGAATACCTTAGAATACGATCCGGTAAATACCGGTATCTTCTCACAATTACCCTTGATATTGGCTATATCCTGACCCTGAGCCTCTACAGCGGCTTGGGCTAACTTATTAGCCTCCTCCTGAGATACGATGGATCTAAAGTCACCTTCTACCATAGTCTCGTTAACAACCACATCCGTTCCGTATTGAGTGGAGTCACAATTGTTACGGGTAAAGGTCTTGCTAAACTTACCATAGTAGATGTTCTCCTTAGGCTTACACTCACCTTCCAGATTAGCTTGTTGTTGACCATTCTTTTCAATATCCTCAAGAGCCTTCCTGTCGGCGTCCTCTTGAGAGATAGAAGACACGTACTTACCCTCAGGTACGATGTAAACATATTCCTGACCATCACTGAACTTATCACAATTGTTACGGATAAAGGTTTTCCTTTGCTCCTCGTTATACCAGATGTCAGTTATACACTCACCATGCTCATTAGCGTACTTCTGTCCGTTAAGAGCTATATCCTCCATAGCCTTGGCATCGGCGTCCTCCTGTGAGATAAACGACTTGTACGTCCGTTCCTCAACCACATACAAGACAACCGAACCGTGCTGGTTGGCTAGACAGTCATCCTTGGTAAACGGCTGAACCATCTTGATATTATAATAAACGGGCTTGGCGTCCTGAGCTATCATATACTCCTTGACAATACTACCGTCCTTTGACGTTATACGGAACTTAGCCGTACAGATCTGACCGGTGTAATTAGCCTTGTATACGATGTTAAGCTTATTATCGCCTACCCCATGGCTCTTATCGTTAATGGCAAAGCAATTACCCTCAACGCAATTCTTATCTACTTCCCTTGCCATGTCAATCCTCCTCTATTCTCCATGAAACATTATCTCCGGCCTCTACCCTCACGATTTGAGTATCACCATCCTTATTAAGCGTCAACTTTTGCGGATCCACGTTAAAGGGTGGTTCCGGTTCCGGCTCCTCGCTGCCATCTCCGCAAGTGCAACATACCAGCTCAATATCATACTCAGTGTTAGACTTAATATCAATAACAACCTGACCGTTCTCACTAGTCACGTTATCAAAGTCATGATCAAGTATAATATAAGGTATATCATTAGGCTGTTGATTGATATTAACAACCTTGCCATTCAAGACGAACATCTCATGATGCTCCTCGTTATCCATATTCTTAGGCATAGCTATAACAAAACTAGCCTCATACAAATCAGTGGCACCGGGATCCTCAGGATCGGCGTACACCACGTATCTGCTATCCTCGTCAGGTATCTTAACGGATAACCCGTTGACGTTCATAGACACCATATAGCATTTACTTACCGAACCACCAAGGGTAAGGCAGGAGGCCTTGACCGAGGCGGAGTTAAGCTTGGCGTTGATGACCGCCGTCCCACCCTCCATGTCGAACATGATATTGGCCGGATCTACGCTCACCCGCTCAATACCCTTCTGGGTTATGGTAGCGAGTTTCGTTACCTTGCCTTTCTCGACCGCTACGTAAGTCTCCCTAGGCAACCTACCCATCCATCCCGGCTCTACTTTAATAGCCACCTTATCAGGGCCGGTACCGGAAATCTTGTCGTAGGACACCCATGAGGAACCTTGCTCGATCTTAGCAAGAATATCTTTTAAATTATTCATATCATTCCGCTTGAGTTATAGTCCATTTATCACTCTTACCTACGATAATCTCCAGAATCTGCTCACCGCCCTCAGGAGGATACTCGAAGTTAGTAGGCTTAATCTCAAATACACTGGCGCCTCCACAACCAAGATCGCAGATCATGTCCGGCAACCATCCCTCCTCGAAAAAACGCTCTATAAGCTCCCTGACGGCCTCCGAGAAAGAGTCAAGCTCCAATCTATCGGCCGGGACAGATCCTTTCTTAAGTGTCTCACCACATACCCAACCGTCGCACTCGGAAGCCAATACCGTATCATATACTCTATTAGCCATAACAAGAAGTATTTAAAATATTACTATTCAATGTAGTATATACGATATTAACATCAGCGAACTCATCGCCCATGCAATACCTTTTCTTAAACTTAACAGATCTTCCGGAAACCACATACCCGTCGTTAGGTACGATAGTACCGCAGTAGGTCACGCTAAGAACATTCAGAGGCTCGTATCTTAACCTTACGACCTGCACTCCCTTAAACGAATCCCTTTGGATGGAGGACGTGGCAGCAGATACGGCTACCAACTTCCTTACCAGAGACTCGATCACGTTATTCATTCCATCACCGTTCCTGATATCCGCCTCAGGAAAAGACTGACCGTCATATATAATCTGGGAACTGTAGATACTACATTCATTCCCCGGTCTATATTCCGGCTTACATGGATTACAATTTCTCATGTCAAATCAATTTATTAATCATTCTCCTTAATTCAAGTATCTCAGCATCCCTGTCCCTTATGGCTTTTATCATAGCGTTAAGGACATCAGACATATCGCAGCTGGGAGATAATCCCAATGACTCCACACGTACCTTGTCTCCGGGATAAATACAATCGGTGCTCATATACATAGAACATGGCACCTTAGTCTCATCTACAGTAGGCCTGTATTGTTTCTTGTTACAACCATTCATTACCATACCTCCTCTTCTGCACCATTATCACCGCCGCCATTACCGGCATTGACAAGCTCGTTTATAATTTTCTTCAAATCCAGAACCTCACGATGGTATAAATCTATCTGCTTATCCCTAGACGCTATAATACGCCTCAATGAGTCTATAACGACAGAAAGACCCGTGCCTTTTTCTATCCCATCCACCACCAACTCATCACCTGAGTATAAGATGCATTTATCATACAAAACTATAGGACATCCGTAGCCAACACAAGGCTCGTCCTGACAATCCCGATCGCAAGGATCACAAGGATCGTTAGGGCATTTGTTAAGAAACCTATCTATCTTAACGCCATGACAACACTCTTCGGGACGTTCCCGTGAATGATCATGACAACAACCACCTGTATTACACATATTAATAATATTAATGTTTTTAGCAAAGATACTTATTTGGTTTGGAAACAAGACAACATACGTTATTAAACAATATAAGGGACACGTCATTCGCATCCCCTATACCCATAAACCATAACAACAAGATAAGATCAGGACTTCAATTTAAGAACAGGATTACCCCATCTATCTTTCCATTGCCTTCCCAAATCGTTTATAACGCCATTATAGTCTTTTATATATCCAGCCTTAATAGCGTAAGATATATTTCTTTCTATTGATACTATCATATCTAGCTCCTCGAAGGAAGCCCTATTTCTTATCCCTTCCTCATGTACGCCAAAAACAACAAAATTTATACCCTTAGCAATTCTTGATAACGATTCCTTTAAGTTACTTTTGTCGCTTATAAGCGAAGATACGCTGCTGCACATCTCTATATAAGCATCACCAGCTGCATTTCTTACCCCTACGATATTATCAACAAACCACATCACAACATCGGCGCAAACCTCAGGACTCATTTCCATGGCCACCACAAGGAAAAGGTAGGGGTTCATATACCACGTTTGACCATCTCCCTTACCCTTTCGGCATGCCAACCCTATTTTATTTAAATCACTAAGATTCAATGTCTTATTTTGTAAGCCGATTTTTGTCTGCTTACATAAATTCCTATTTTCTAGCCTACTTATTATTTCCCTGCATTTCTCCTGGAAACCATTATACTTAATAATATCATTAAGTTTCTTAGGAGATAAACCTTTTTTAAGCCTATCATCAGACAAGACTTTCATAGCTAAAGTGATGTTAACAAAACCATTATCACTGAGCGCAGGTATAACAACGCCCATCAATCTCCTGTCAGAAGATTTGATTTCAACCCGACTTTTCATAACTTTGAACAATATTTTAAATTAAACATAATACCTATCGGTTCGAGATGAATAGATAGGTATGCAAATATAAAATATATTCAACATATAAGCAAGTGTATTACAGTATATAAACTTATCACCCTTGATATATATACAAAAAAATGGAGGAGACATGCAATCTCCTCCAAACACTAAATCAACTATTATGGAAAACTAAACGCGCATCATCACCAATAACATTGATCCTCTTGATCAATATTCTCAATCCATTTCTCGCACTCAAGATTAAGATCAGCGTACTCCTGCCCCTCTACCATCAAAACCTCACGAGCTTTGGCGTTGGCATCCTCTACTGATATCCATGATCTAAACCTATTGGCTTTGATAGAATAATATACCCTACCTGATTTATATCCAAACGGACATACCTTCTCAAACCAATCACCGATCGTAGTATTATAGAATACAGGGGAGCAACTACCTTCGGAGTTAGCCTTCTCCTGACCTTCTTTCATGAACTTCCTATAAGCTAACGTATCAGCATCAATCTGGGATATATCAGATATGACAGCTCCGGCTGGCAATTCATACACAATACCTTCTTTACCTGATGTCCCGGTCTCACAATCGTTCTTGTAAAACAAGCCACGAAGAGGCTGTGAGGCCCAGTCCTCGCAGCAAGCCCCAACAGCGTTGGCCTCCCCCTGCCCGATCCGGTTCAGCTCCACCCTAGCCTTATCATTGGCATCCTTCTTGGATACGTAAGAGACAAACCTACCTTTCTCTACACATATCTGTTCCTTGGATCCCTTACCGCTTACGCAATTGTTCTTGATAAACTCATCGCATACCTGATCATTATACCATACAGCCGGTATTATGTCGGCATATGTATTGGCGTAATCCTGACCGTTGGCATTGACATCATCCTCAGCCTTACTATCAGCCTCCTCCTGCGTATCGCCAAAATAAACATCGGCCGGGACCCGGTAGTCAACAGAGCCGCCCACGTACCCGGCAGGTGGGTTGTCTCTGGTGAACGTCCGTACTATTTCTTTGTTACCGTATACCATTGTCATTCACTTTGTCACAAAGATACAATTAAAATTCAAATCACAAAGGAAGAGCCTTTTTGCTTCTCAAAACCTTATACAGATAATCCCTTAACTGTTCTTCTGTGGTTATATATCCAAATTCAATCATCTTAGCTATATCAATCTCCAGCTCCATCAATTCCTTAGCCTTGACCTCTTCGCCTACGGAATTTCTTATCATGCTTTGATGCAATCCGTATATGATAATATTTACAGATCTCGCCAGATCTTGAATCTTATCCCTTAATCTTGAAGGCTCAATTATCCTAGACAAAGCAGAAGACATTCTCTTATAAGCATCACCGGCCTTATCCCTATAATCTATAAGCTGGTCATGAACAAATCTGATAACCTGAACCTCAAACTTAGGGTTTATCCACATAGCAAACTTGATAAATAAATAAGGATGCATCCATGCCTTACCAATAGTTTTAGATCCATCTCTCAACGTCTTTGATTTTATAATCTTAAATACCTGTGTATCTGGTAACTGCATTTTTGCCCCATGGCTTAAATCACTTATTAAAGCGTCTATAAACTCCTTTGTTTTAGGACTCTCTAAAAATCTCTTTAAATTTCTTTCCGGATTACCCTCTACAGCATTCCACTGCCTCAACAATTCGTTAGCATCAAAATAACCATCACTAGTTCTTTGAAAAACGTTAAAATCACCCATTTTTCTCGTCAAAACATTAACTGTCTTCATTTTTTAGTCTAAGGTGATTATATACAAGTTTACACCAGTATAATTTGACGCTTCAAGGTCCCGGCCAACGCCAGCGACTCCACGTCCCCTACCCGGTTCACCACCGGTGACGTATCTTATTGGGTTAGAAGATTCTGTTTTTCTAACCCAAATTTCTTTATATTCCTAGCTGCCAGTAAATCCCTATCATTTACGGCCCCACAAGAAGGGCAAGTCCAGATACGATCGGATAATTTAAGATCTCGATGTACGTATCCACATTCGCACATCTTGGAGCTAGGTTCGAATCTACCTATCCGAATCAAATTCACGCCCTTCCAATCCGACTTATAGCTTAATATTCTAAAGAACTCGCTCCACGAGCATGAAGCGATGCTATTAGCCAGACTATGGTTCTTCATCATCCCCTCCACGTTAAGATCCTCAATAACCACGGTTTGGTTCTCGCCTAGGATATTGTTGATAACATGATGCAGGAAGTTATGTCTTTGATTTGATATACGCTCGTATGCTTTAGCTACAGCTAATCTAGCTTTTTCCCTTCTCCGGCTTCCTTTTTGCTTGCGAGTCAATCTACGTTGTAAGCACCTTAACCGTGCGGAAGACCTTTCCAGATATTTCGGATTCTCGAAAACCGAACCGTTCGATAAGGTCGCGAATGTCTTTATCCCTACATCGATACCTACGGTTATATCCGGATTTATAGGAGACTTGTCCGGTAATTTAAGGCCGTTGTCTACAAGGATACTGATATAGTACTTATTTGTAGGTGACTTTGATACTGTAACAGTCCCTACCTTGCCTTTAAATACTTGGTTAGAGTAGAATCTTACCCATCCTAATTTCGGTAACTTAATCCTGTTGTTATCGAAATCGATATGGACATTGAGGATATTCTTGAACGATTTCCTTGATCCTCGCTTTGATTTGAACTTCGGGAAGCCTTTCTTCTCCCTAAAAAATCTGGTGAAAGCCTGATCTAAGTTCCTTATTGACTGCTGTAGACATTCGTTAGATACCTCGTTTAGCCAAGAATATTCTTCTTGCTTTTTAAGACCAGTCAGTTTTTTGCATAGATCAACGGCCGTCAGTGATTTTTTATTATCTTGATACGCTTCGATTTTAGTCTGTAAAGCCCAGTTATAGATAAATCGGGTTGATCCGAAAGTTCTATCCATTAGCGAGATCTGTTCGGATGTCGGATTTAGTCTATATTTATAAGCTTTTAGCATATTACTATTGTTTTGACGCAAAGGTAAAATATAAAAAGTAATTATATACTATTTTACTTATGTTATATAACATAATAGTGTAAAATTGTATATAATTACCTAGTCTAATTTTGATATTAATAATTAAACAGTTTATGTCCGCTCCCTCGTGAGAGTCGGCGGACATACAAAAATAGCCAATCGGGATGATAAACACAAACCGATTGGCTATTTTTAATATCCCAAAATCAGGACATTAATCACCCATTGCAAATCTTATCCTCTAAAGCATAAAGAACTTTCGCTACGGTCTTATCGCCACTTACCTTCACGCAAGACTCACCAAGATCCCGGACATCTATAGCCTCCCTGACACGGGTAAGCTCGTCATATATCTCCTCTATCACATCAGAGATCATAACACACTCATCAGAGTCCTTATGCTTTGACCACTCCGGAAGATCACCCTCATAAGGTACGCAAGTGGACGGAGTTATATGTGAACAATTATACTTTCTCATGCCAGCAACTTATTAACACGTTCCTTTAACGATCTTACCTCATCCGGGCATAACCCGCAATCATTATCGCATAATGACCTTTGTAGACGAATTATCTTGCCCCAATAAGATACATCAGGCTTATTCCCGATCCTGTACCTATAATACCTCATGTATCCACTCCATTGACAAGACAGCCATTCGTCTACGACCCTACATAGGTCTATTCTATCAAGGCTTGATATACTTTGCGCGCCCATCGAGTATCTCCTTTTTCATTTCCTGTACCTCCTCATCAGGCGGGCATCCATATGGCAGGTTCTTGATCCATTCACGGATCTTCTTCTGCATGTTGAGATAGACGATACCCACGTCACCTATGGTACGGGTCTGTTTGTATATGCTCACCACGTCACGCTCCATTGTCTTCAACGGATCGAGCATGACCATACAACCGGCGGTGCTTCTAGAAGCATATTCCATATCACTAATAACGGTGGAAGAAACACGACTCATCATGCTTCTCTCAATTCTTTCCCTCTCGGCCTTTAACGCCTTTTCCTTACAAGTATTACAACCCATAATTATATCTTTAAAATTCAACAATCCACGCAATTAGTAGCCATCTCAAGAAGATCTCCTACACGATCAATGATCTCATGAGCCGCCTCTATATTATCCAACCTCACGTTAGCCTCCGCTACGACCATAAGTGTCTCCATCTCCTGTATCTTATTTATAAGATCCTTATCCTTGTCCTCGCATAGGATATCAGTCTTAATCCATAGCCGATCAAGACGCCTGCGTATAAGATCCGTCTTAAGATACTTGCGACTGAAATTGTAAGTGGAAGGGCTACCTATGATCTTGATATCATATATACCGTCTGGGAGGTCAAGGTATTTGACATTACAATCATCGTAATTAAAGCAATTGAGACCTAGTGTTAAACTGGTAAAGGTATTGACCTGATTCTTGCCAAGAAACAACGTAACAGGGTCGGACATGCCCGGCGTAGTGATCTCGATAATCGCCTTCCTATCCTCCAGCAGCCCCCACTCGGACTCATCCAATACCTGCAACACCTTGGGATCACGTGTCTCTAGCACCTGAAACGATAGCCTAATATCATTCATATTAACCTTCTTATCGTACCGGCACAAGCTATCGTCATAACGGGCTTGCATATCAAGATCCGGGATATCGGTATAATATGTCTTGACCTCATGCCCGTTGATAAATACCGATGTTATCTGGCAAACATGAGACCTGGCGACATCGAAAAACACTATCCTTACATTACCCTCATAATCAACGCCAGATGTCGGGTATGTCAATATCTGGGTATTATACTCACCATCGTTACGTCTAGCCACGACAGTAATTACGATAGGTTTCTCTATATCGTAATCATCCATGATAATCCTTGCGGCAAACTTATCATGAATTATCTTCGGTATGATATTTATCTGATTCATCTTTACTACTTTTAAGCAAAGATACAAAATAGGGTCATACCAATACAATAAATCTACTTTAAGATAAACCCTAAGGCATTCACTATATCATCACGATCACCAATAAAACCTTTGTCAATCATCATAGAAAGCAAATCAGTAAGAGTAAAAAACCCATAATCGTCAACATGCGGCCTACTTAACAAAACAAACAATATAGATATTATGCGAGTGTCTTCCTTGGCAATATCAAATAGCTTCAGCATGTCATCTGACATATAATTTCCTACATTCAAACTTACCATGTCGGACAATGGCAGATAATCAATATTCCCATCACCACCATGAATAAGATTGCTACAATAACTCAATATAGGATCAACGCTATCATCATAATCATCAGAATCGCAATTGACATAATCGACAATTAAACGCATCACCTTATCTTTCAAATAGAGAGAAGAGCATTTAATAGCCAAATCCTTAACATCCCCACCATCATATTCCCCAAGAAGCTCTATCATCATAAATATATCCACCCATATCATAGACAGTCGTTCGTCAACAACATACATGAATGTGCCAGAATCCATCAAATCTTTGACTATATCTTCAGATTCATCTAAAGAATCAAATAATGATGACACTTTAAAAAGTTGCTTCTTATCATCAAACACCGTATAAAAGTCATGTGATTTTATATTAACCATAATATTAGAAATTAAAATTGTTATACAAATACTGCGATTCAATATAATCGTCAAGGAACGGTGTGCTATTATCAGGAATCCACACCTCATCAGACAACGCGGCCATACCAAACTCATCAACTATCTCATCTCCAGACACATAATCATAAGCCTTGACGCCAAATATCTTAATCCTTTTAACCTTGCCAAAAGCGGACTTGACTTCCTTTATCTTCCTATCCAACCTCCTCACCCCATCGACGAACTCAGAGAAAGTGACACCACGCTCATCTAAATAGCTCTTTATAGCCCTCTCTATGGTCTTGATACTGACATTACCAAAGCCCTTCTTCCTGACCTTGTTCTGAACCTTTTCCTTAAAATAAATGCTCACCCCATTGTTTTTGGAAGACACAAAATCCTTAAGGTCACGTTTCCTGATCGAATCCATAGAATCATAAACAACACGCTTGATATCCTCGGCACGCTTCCTATTGCACTCATGGGCTTTATAGGTAGGATTATTTATATTTCGTTCATCCTCTAGCTTATGATGCTTAGGAGGGCAATTGTCCCAATAATAATACCTCGCATTGTTGCTATGCACAAAAAGATCAGGATGCTCCTTCTTCGCCTTCCTCACCATAGCATAATAACCGTGGACAACAGCCACGTTAACATAACTGATCAAAAGCCACCTAACTAACTTTATCTGATAAGCAAGATTATCACCACCAAGACGATGGTGCTTAATATAGTAACTAACTATCTCATTCACAAAGTAATAGAACCACTTGATATTGTACTGTACTCCTAACACCCTGAACCTTATAGGGTCAAGGCATATAATAAGAAGACCTATCAGTGTCTCCGATATCGGCTTCTCTAATATCTCTGATCTGGATGATGATTGACGCTTTATCCTAGGGTTATCGCAACAAGGATTAGCGTTGTCATTAAACAAATAAGGCAGGATGACCTTGCCGGGATCCCTCCTCAAGGCCCTATTTTCATCTGACATCCTCTTTTTTTCTGAGGAAGAGACGAATTGATCAAATATAAGCATTATCTTTGCCATAATTAGATTTTGTTTTAGCACAAAGGTACTAAAAACTTTGTCATTTCAAAATGAGTGCTTGTGAAAGTACTCATTTTTTTGTTTATGATCACGGCTTTTTACGGCGATCGCTATGGTCGAAATACAACTTGGACATTGCGTAGGGAGACTATCGTAGGGGTAGTTAAGAAAAGAGATGCATTTATTTATCCACCTTCTTTTATAAACACAGTTGTCTATTTTGTGACATGTGATATAGGAAACTTTCGCCCCCTTAAGAAGGGAGTCTCATTATAAAGATTTTCTTTGTTTATATCATAAGTTGATTGATTAAAAAGCGTTAGCTAACGCTTTGTTATTATCTAAAGTATATAACTTAAATAAATTAACTTAATAATCTGTAGTAAATTGAAAAACAAAGATATCAACAATGACTTATATCAATGATTTAATTTAGTGTATTTTTTACATCTAATTATGTTGTCAATGGATCTTTGATCGACAAATAACTACCTACATAAGACATTAATGCATTGATATGTTTACTTCTTTCCAACGCTTAAGCGTAATACGCCAAGGAGAAAAGGGAGGTGGACTACGAGTCGCTCCGCTCCTGGCCTGCCGTGTAAGGATACCTCCTGCCCTGCCTCAAGGAGCCGCCACATTTCCTTTGGTGTCAACAGAGATAGACTTCAAAGAGATATTGCCTCACCTAGTAGATACTAGATAAGGGATTCTCTTTAAGGGATATTCTAGTTGAGTAAAAATATGGTCAAAGAGGTTGTTTGGTCAAAGACAAAATTATATATTCGCGTCACGGTCGGTTGGATGAGTTGGTTTAGTCGGTGGTCTGCAAAACCATATACCTCGGTTCGAATCCGGGACTGACCTCATATTTGCAATTCTTTTCTGGGGTGATAACCAATAGGTGTATGGGGTTTCTTGTACACCTATTATTTTATCAATCTGAATCTTTTCAACAACACGAATAATACAACCAATATACCTAAGATCGACATAAAGATGATAGCCATCGGCCACCTTGATTCCTCCTTATCGTCTATATCCTTATGCTTGATGTCTGTCTTCTTATCAATATCCTCAATACCGGTGATCGTCTTATCAACGCCAAGGGAATCGGTCGTCACCGTGCTATCCCGCCGGCCGATGACGATATGGGCGTCAGTCACGGACGATACCGGTCGCTCTCCCGTGGCGGGATCAATATCCTTATCCGTATCGAATTTCCTCTCAGTTATAACGATATCGGCATTAAGATCAGAGGTCTTTATCTCCACCATCTTGCGGTCTATAACTTCGTTTATCATCGTCTCTATCCTGCTTATCAGCCGGCTATCAATAGACGCCTCGCTAACCTGCCTCCTGCTTCCACAAGAGGACAGGAATAGCGACAGACCTAAACAAAAAATCGCCCTAAGACTTATCCTTAACCTCATCATCGGCAATCCTCCTTATATCGTCAAACGTCTCATCAGGTATGTTCTTGGAGAAGCTAAACATCTTGAACACGTTTATTCTCTTGAACACAGCCTTGAATACCTTCACCAAATAAGCGTCAGCGAAAGCATCCCCTATCGTATTCAAGAAAAGCATCACATATCCAACAAGGGCTATATACACCCCATATTTGGTAACGGTAAGTATCATGCTAGCCTCCTCCTCGATCGGGTATAACGTCTTATATATAACACATAATGTCATTACTATAAAACAAGACAAAGCGAACTCCTTAAGAATATCAGTGAACCTGACCTCCCTAAGCCATCTCTTGAAACTAAACCTCCTCCTACGGCTTCTACGGAGCTTCCAGCCCCTTACGCTTTGCGCTAACCTAGCCAAAAAATTCGCTATTAATACTATAAGTAATACAGTCAATAAATGATGCACTGGCTGGAAGTAAGCCCAACAAGAAGCACCATACGCAAGCGCTATATTCCATAAAGCCCCTACTCGCTCTATCATGTCTTTGTCTTTCATTTTGTACCCTACTCGCAAAGTTAACCACTATACCATTAAGTACCTAAAACACCACGGCGTGTATACCGTTCCTCGTATCAAGGCTGTCAAAATGCAACCAACCCACCTTCCCTTCAAGCCGGAAAGGATATGGTAACATATCTTGATGATCCAAAATCAAGCCTCTAGCCTGTTCCGCCGTCATCGACTTGATATCAAAATCACCAGCCTTACCCAACACATGAGCGGATAGATAAACATCTTTCTTATCCTTAACTATCTGACAGATGTTGCATCTAAGACCACGTTGGGAAAACTGCCCTTGCTTATCCCAGTTATTACAATACATAGGCTGTTTGATTATATCCCTCCGTAATATAAGAAGATTATGGAGAAACGCTGTATCAAGAAACTGCCACGATCTGTCCTTCCACTTATTATATGTATGAGGACATACTAATTCCACTATATCAAAATACGAACCTAGTTCTTTTATAATACTATTTCTATCCATATTATCCGTTTTTTAAATAATGCAAAATAATAATACCACGATAACCTGATCCTCCTCGACCGCTTGTAGCCCCACTACTAGAAGCTTTAGAGGCTCCTCCACCACCACCACCATAATAAGTGGCATTACCTCCATTTTCGCCATTAATAATAACACCCTCAGTATCCTCAGCTCCAGCCCCATCACCTCCTCCGTGATTGCCACCTTTACCTCCGGATAAAAAGCCTTTATCCCATCCTCTTGTATAAGCTCCCGATCCACCACCAGCGCCCATAGGATAAGGGTATCGGTCAGGATATTTGTTGTTAAAAACATATGATCCATCTTGCCCTGGATTTCCCGGGGAAGGATCATGACCATCCCCTTTAACTCCATATCCGCCTCTTCCACCGTTACCGGCAATAGCCTGATATATACCGAATATACTATCACCACCTATATCTCCTACAACCACCCTATATGTAACACCTGGATTTACGGATATAGTCCCAGTTAGTACACCACCTCCGTTACCGCCACTCCCGGCATTATATACATCGGAATATTCTCCATTAAGACCTCCGGCGACCAACGCGAACTCAACCTCATAGACCCCATCAGGAACCGCCCAATATCCATTATCCTGAGGAGATAATTCCTCGAATACCTCTATTATCTTCCTTTTGGGTAACATTCTTCTTCTCATCATAAGGCAAATAGGATTTTACCCCCCCCCAATTTAGTTTTAAAATATTGATATTCATAATATTATTCTGGTTTAATCGTCCATCTCTGGGCGTAGTTATTTTTTAGCACATATATCTTCTCCATAGGTGTAGCGGGAGACCCGTTGGACGAGCCTTTCACGAATCCCTCTGGGGCCTGCTCTGTGCCGGAAGGACGCTGGTTTTCGGTTGGATAAGCAGCAATATACATGCTTACCGAAAGACTATAGAACTGGTTCCTCTTCCCATCCTTAGCCACGGATGTCATAGTAATCTGATCCCATCCTACAACAAGGTCGTAGAAAGAGTTCACGAAATCATCTGATCTTTTTTGGCTATGAGTGGATCCATTCACGTCAAACCATGTAATAGCCCTCATCTCATAAATATAATCCGGAAGCTTATCCATTCTAAGACTATTGCTATGAGCTGCAATGAAACCAGTAAGATGTTCCAATCCCCTTCCAGACATATTATCATCATTCCAACCCGTCCTCCTTTCTCCACTTACCCAGTCATCTAAAAAATAAAAATCAGTAATATTAGGATTTATCTTATCTACCTCGAAAAAAGGAAGGGTATTTATATCAAAATAATTCCACATATCAGAAGGGCCAGGATGTATTTTCAACGAAGTTAATTTAGGAAGATCATCAAACTCCTTTATATACCTATCCAAATAACATGAAGACAATTCAAGGGTTTGAAGATTTTTCATATTCTTTATATTCCTTATCCCGCTAGATTCTATATCCCTAAGATCAAGCATATTAAACATATTTAAATAATATACCTCTGTCTTACTGGTTATAGCCTCAGGAATTACGGTCATTCTTTGCCCTATATTTTGAAGATCGATATAAATTAACTTTTTGGATCTTGACAACTTGTCTACAGGTATACCGTCATTAACATACAGCGTATGCGATACGACCAAAAACTCAAGTCCTGGTATATCCACAATCGGGAAAGATGTCATCTTGCAAACTTGGATATTGGCATAATAAATATCACAAGTAAAATCTATCGACACAGCCCGTTGTACATCCCTCCTCCCATCAGCGTAAGCATGATTATCTATAGGTACGTATTGCGATCCATCCTCCTTCCTGAACCACCACGTAGTATTGGGATTTTTCTTATGTTGTATCGCTAAAGAACGGAATATAATACGATAATTATCCTCCCCTTGAACCTTGGTCATAGGAAACTGCTCCTTTATTCCATCCCCCCAATCCACATTAGCCATACCGGGCTTTCTGGATATAAACTCAACATACGTATTAAAAGGATTACCAACGACAGGATCAGGTACATAATTATAATCATCGGTATAATAATTTCTAAGTGCCCTATCCCATGTGGTGAACCACACGAACTTGTTGGATGATGCCTCGTATTTATATAATGTCTTAGCCATTACCTATCTTGTTAAAATATTCTACAATAACATTCCTGTCCAATCCCATAGAATCACACAAATACTCCCCTTCTGGTTGACCCCCAAACGATAATACCTTATCCGTATCATGAGCTAAAACATCTCCATTGCCTACAAAGGTACGCCCATCGTCAAATACGATAAGCTTATATGGCTTATACGACCTCGTGTCAATATCAGAAGATCGTATTGACCTTAACACCGAAGCCTCTGGCGCCATACTAAACCTCCATCCATAATTATTCATAAGCACATAAACCATCTCCATAGGAGTCGACGGAGAGCCATTAGACTGACCCTTTATAAAACCAGAAGGTGCCTGTAATACGCCACTAGGCCTTTTATCAACAGGATTGGCGGCCAAATACATACTTAGATACAATCCATAAAACTGATTCCTTTTGCCATCGGAAGCAGAGGAAGACATAGTGAGATAATCAAACCCCATTACCTTCTCATATAATGTTGATATAAACGTATCACATCGACTTTGGGTTGACAAGGAGATATGCATATAAAAACTACTCATAGATCTCATCTCATATATATAATCCGGTAGATTACTTACATCTATATTACTATAGCAATATGAGGCGGTAAGGCTAGTGATATTTTCCAGCCCCTTGCCAATCATATACGGATGCCAGCTCACGACAGACCCATACCATCTATTTATATGATCGAAGGTCCTTAAGCTAGGATTTATCTTATCCACCTCATCCATAGCCGGGCATGTATTAGGGTCAAACGATGGCATAGCCACTCCCGGGGATATATATAATTCTTTTAGCTTGCTAAAGGACAGCCATTCCCTTGGATATACCCTAACCCTGCAACCTGCCAAAGATAATGTTACAAGATTAGGCCACATAGAGGGGAATTTCCTTATATTAGAAGACTCCGTATCATTAAAATCAGCCGTTCGACTTAAATTAATGCCTTTTAACTTAGTCAACCTATCCCAATCGTCTGGTATGGATGTCAATGTCCCTACACCTAATTCGTTAAGTGTTATATACTCTATATTTACCGATCTACGTATCCTATCTTTAGGAATATCGGTTATATTCCCATCGCCGGTAATGGATAAGATTAAGTTGATAATACTTGGGGCGTCTAATATCGGGAATCCTACCATCATTATCCTCGATGTTTGAACGTATGTAATATCATTCGTAAAAGTCATGGTAATAACCCGCTCTTTATCTAGCCCGTCAGCGTAAGCATGATTAGGCGCGGGGATATACTCACTCCCATCTTCCTTATAAAACCACCATGGATGGCTATTCGGATTCTTACGATAACTTATATCCCTTCTCCTGGACATCAACCTATATCGCCCGTATATGGATTCGCTCCTATCCTTCACGAAAGGAAATTGCTCTTTATTCCCGTCACCCCAATCGACCTCGCACATGCCGGGGGTCTTGGAATAAAACTGTATACTCTCATTATAATTATTAACATCCAATATAGGATCAGGCACGTCATCCGTGGTATCATCCCTGTCGACACCCCTGAAAGCGTGCTTGCCTTTAGTAAAAAAGGTTATAGACCCTTTATTCGTATCCTTACATATCAACTTCATACCTCTCCCTCCTCTATTCTCCTGAAATACTCGACAACCGGTGAACTGTCCAATCCCAGATCGTTACAGATATCTATAGCCTCGTATTTATCGGCGAAATTATACTTACTCATATTATCATCCAATACATCTCCGCTGAACACGGATACATGACCGTCCTTTACGCCAAGGACAAACGGGGTGATCCTGGTCTTCCCCGCCCGCCTTGCCCTCGTAAGGGCGGCCTTAGAAGCCGGGGCAGGCGCCAAGATCCACGTCTGCCCGTAGTTGTTGGTAAGCACATACACCTTCTCCATAGGCGTCGTAGGATTACCGTTGCTAACACCCTTAACAAACCCCTCAGGGGCTTGATAAACGCCAGATGGTCTCTTGTTGGTAGGAGCTGAGGAAGTATATAAATCTAAGGTAAGTTTATAAAACTGATTCCTGTTACCGTCAGAAGCCGTCTGTGACATCGTTATATAACTCCACGACATTATCTTATCATAAAACGTGTTAACGAACGTATCAGCCCTCTCCTGCGTATTTATAAATCTACCTTCATCACGCAAAGTCCATATCCTAAATTCCCTTACCTCATATAACCAGTCTGGGAGATCGTCTACCGGTACCGTGCTTGAATTACAATACGTGCCCTGAATCTTATTCAACTTACCTCCTACTAGATCTTGTTTCCATGAGCTACCCCTACCCATAAAAGTAACGCCTGTCTTATCATCTCCAACCTTATCCACCTCATCAAATACAGGTATGTTATTCCTATCGCTAATGATATTTATATTCGTAGCCGGAATAGAATTAAACGCCGGGTCATACGAAGGGATATTACACCAATTGAAATTAAAAATAGTAAGATTCTCCCATTCCGAGAATCTTCTCCAATTCGAATCAGGATTATCAGCGAAATTAAAAATATCGTTACATCCGAAATACCTCAGATTTTTCATATTTAAAAAACCTTCCGGCCAATTATCCCAAACACCAGGATGAGAAAAAGACCCCATCTGTATATTACGAAGATTAACGCTCCTGCTTATCCTGTCATATGGGATATCTCCGTTTTTTAAAACGGACCTGACCATAGCCAAATAAGTTATATCAGGTAGATTAACTACAGGAAACTCATGGAGGACAATACCATCCATATTGAACTCCCCATCGATTACGTTAGAGAACCTCATCGTAACCTTCCTACGCCTAATATCGCTATACTTATGGGGAGGAACCGGTATATACTGAGATCCATCCTCCTTCCTGAACCACCATGTAGTATCGTCAGGATTCTTTTTGTACTCAATATCTAAAGACCTGAATACTATCCTATAACTACCGTCAGATATCTTGACCAAAGGGTATTGATCCTTTGTCCCATCACCCCAATCGACGTCCACGAATCCTGGATTGTTTGCCGAGAACCTGAGATTACGATTAAAATTACCTAAATCTACTATCGGATCAGGCACATAATCAGCATTCCTCCCATTATAACAAGGGAACCTATCCTCGTTAACATAAAACGTCACCGAGGACAGGGTCGTATCATATCCTACTAAAAATCCCATATCAACTAATTGAGGTTATATCATAAGACACCCATTCCTTGTATCCGTTAACCATCTCATATACCTTGTTGATGGTCTTGCATACGACAGCGAATCCGATATCCACGTTAGGGAACTTCTCGTTAAGCTCATCTATTGTAAGCTCCTTGGTTATGCTCTCATCCCACTTACGCATCTCCTTTACCTCCATAAGGATCGGTTTACCAGTTGCGCCTACGCTCATGACCCACTCACCCTCACGATTGGCATCCGCCAGATCTGGGAAGATAGTAACGCCAAACAACTCCGTGAGCACGAACTCATCGCCGTTCCGGGTAAACGACACCGCCGCTCCGGGGGTCAAGACTACCTCGTTCACCGCCAGCATACTCACCAGCTTCTTGGCTCCCCCTGACACGGTACCATTCAACACGACAGTCACGTTACCCGTAGCGCTATTAACGAACTTGATATCATTCTTCTCGCTATTTATAGCCTGTAACCTAGACCCAGATACGATATTAACGATCTCATAATTCTTGTCGTAAGTACTCTGTAGCGTCACATTGCCGTATTTAGTATCGATAAGGGTAATCCACTTAGCCTTACCACCTACTATCTCAACAAGCTTATAAAACACGTCATTGCCGTCAGAGTCAACCCATCTAGCTATAGCACCCGGAGCGAAATTAGTCACCTCCCGATCTTGAGTATAACTTATAGTGCTTTCCGTAGGCTTATTAGCTAAAGTAATATAAAGACATTGCTCTACGTCAGCCTCCATCTTGACTATCCCAGCACCATCGTAATAATAATCAGGTACGTTTTTATCTCGTATCAACAAGATGGTACCTTCCTTAAGCTTATCGGCGTTAGTAGGATCGTCTACGAAAGATTTCATTTGGATATAGGTATCGAAGATAATCGACATACTCTTATCCTCTATCTTCTGATTAATATCATCAACAATATCGTTAATCTCGTCTTTCGTATAATAAGGAGATAAGTCAACCTTAGGACCTTCCTGCTCTAAAGCCTGAGTTCCATCCCACCAATAATCAGGTACCTCCTGCTCCCTGATCCAGAAGCTGTCCCCAACACGGAGCTTAGCCGTGTTCTCCTGAACCGCCAGCCACTCATTCATGGCATCGACCGTATCAAATATATACGCCGTGTTCTTGCCCTCAGCTATACGTCTTACGACAGCCAACTCGCTCTCGACATCGCTAAGTCTTTCCTTTATATCATTGATCTCCCGCTCTAACTTATCATAATTATCCTCCTGATCTATAGCCTCACCAATGGACATATACACCTCATTAATTAGCTTATTGTAAGTAATACGAGCTACTTTCTCGTAAGATGTCTTATACGACCCAGCTCCTTTATGGGTATTACATACAAAATCATATGTATTCTGATATACTACAGATCCACCGGTATTTATAAAATTATATCCGTCTTGGCTCATCGTACCTCCCTTGTATCCGACAAGCTCAAAAGAGCATTTACCCGTGCCTTTAGATCCAAACCATGTAGCGTAGGCCATAAAATACGTCTCTTCAGGTAGGATATCATAATACTTAGCCCTTAAATCCTTCACCGACATCCAAACACATTCCTTACCAGACCCGGTATTATCACCACCCCATTTAAGGACTTCCCTAACAGTACTATCTCCATTTCCGGGACCAGACCAACCTACAGCAAGATTATCTATGGTGGGAACATTAGAATTAAGAGCTTCCGTCATAGTATCCAAATCCCTTCCAGAGCTTGATTCCCATAAATACCTAAAAGTCACAAAATCGACATCTCCAATCTTAACACCTCCAGTATTACTAGGATATGTTTTTGTGACTAACTCATAATACCATTTACCGTCACGGAAAGTAACCCTTATCCTCTCTACTTGCTTAGGGGATATAGAGACATATGATCCTCCAACGGAGATATTATCGCTATCAACCGCACGGGAAGTCCCATCCTTTGGATCCTCAGGATCTACGGGGGTGTAGATCGTAGCCTGCTTATCTCCGGTGTTGATAATAACTATATAATAGCTATCCCCGTCAAGACCCTCGTCATGAGCCATGGTGACAAAACCTTGCTCGCTATCCGGTCTCCATTCAACGACAACCATATGCTTGTCCATAGGTATACCGGAAACGCTGTTAACGTAGTTGGTTGAAGACATGAAAATAGCATGGTCATCATAAGCCTCATCTACACGTTGATGTTTAGTGGCCAGACCATCAAGACGAGATATTTCTGTGGGGTCGGAAACATCGACCCCATTATAATCATACCACTTATATCCTATCATCGTATTCTCACGACGATATTTCCTTTTTCTTATGACCTGACCTCCAGCTAAGGCGTCAATCATAAAATAATCATTACATACTTTAACCATAGCCATTCAGATTAACAGGTTTGACATAAACAAGCCACGATAGTAGCGCCAATAGGAATGGAGGTCAGTGTCGTCCCTACCGGGTAGGTAGGAGAGGATGATTCCATCACCGTTAACGACGTCCGCTCAACGACCATATCGTTATCCACCAACCGACTTCCCTCCACATAGAACCGGCCATCGACTACCTCATAGCACTCTCGCACCGGAACCATATGTCTTTGGCTTTTATCAGCGTAATCGCATATCGTGACCTTAGCCCCATCAGGAATAGAAGACAACTCATCTCCAACACCGTAATCCGGATGATCTGAATATACCACATAAAGCTTGGACTTAATATCCTGCAATGCAGGATTGACCGTCCTGAATCCCTTCAAATGTATCTTATGACCACCTATCTCATAACAATCATCCACGTCCATGATATTGAGATCACAGCTAATAACGGTCCATCCGTCTATAACAGATTGCGTAGGTGTAGTATTTAATCTATATGCTGGATCAGTAGACTCTACGATCTTATAATCAAATGTCTTGAGATCAAGATTACCGTTAAGAGACTCTTGCCTCCGGATCTTTACCGTACCATTGCCGGTATCATAACAGGTCTCGGTAGTATCTATAAGCCGATCCATGTAATCCGGCTCCTCGCATTCGATACGAGTAAAATTAGATGGCAAAGAGATATATTGAGTACCAATCTTGATATCATTATCCGTAGAACTCAATACATGATGATTATACGACCTAATATGATTTAAAGGGTTGATAACGTAAGTGGATTTAATTCTTACCGATCCTCCTGGAGTCGAGTAACATTCTATCGCACTTCTGGTAATACGATCATCCAACCTTTCCATGGCACACCTTTCACGGATAAAAACCGATGGGATGCTATTCATCCTATCCCCTAGACCATATCCGTTATCAGACGAGTCCACAATCTCCCAGAACTGGTTTCTTTTCCCAAGATCACCATCATAAGACACCACATGTCTCATACGTATGCTCCCGTTTGATGTCCTATAACATTCCTCGATATCAATAGGTATTCTGTCTTCCATATCCGTGAAATCACAAGACACCAAAGACCATCCGGTAGGCAGGGTGGATATCCGCTGTCCCGGGGTGAAACCGCCGTTATCCGAATCCAGTACCTCGTAGCGGACGTGGCGCTCGTTTGCCTTGGCATCATAAGACACGACTCTCCTTACCTTGACATTACCCTCACCGCTATCATAACATTCCACGAAAGACTCGATATCACGATCCTCCATATCCTCCATCTCGCACACCATGCGATCCCATCCTCCAGGTATGGCATTATATATCCTATCCACGATAATATCGGGGTTCTCAGATCGTGTAACGACATAAACAGCGCCCCTTATATCTATATCTCCATCATAAGACGTTATTCTTAATACCTGTACACGACCTTTATCTGTATTATAGCATTCTTTCCTTGACTGAAGCATTCTATCCTCAAAGTCAACGAAATCACAAGGAACCAAAGAGAATCCGTCGGGGAGGGTAGCTAGGGCGGCTCCTGGGACAAAGTCTGCGTTATCGGAGTCCACTACCTCGAAACGTGTGTATCTGGCCTTTATCTTGGAGTCATACGACACCATCCTTCGAAGTTTAACGTTTCCGCTACCGCTGTCATAACACTCTATATAGGATTTGATATCTCTCTCCTCCATATCGTCAAAATCACAGACTACCCTTATCCAAGTGTCTGGCAAGGAACTGAAGCTGGCGCCCTCAGGTTGTGACGGATCGGTAGTCTCCAGGACTTTATAACTCTTATCCCTAACTCCTATATCCCCGTCCCATGACGTAAGAACCTCCAGCTTCACCTTACCGGCCGGTGTCTTATAACATTCTATAGTTACCTCAATATCACGATCCTCCATATCCGTGAAGTCGCAAACAACCTCAACCCATTCATCACTTATACTAGTGATAAAACCTCCTACGGGATTCTCAGGATCGGTACTTTGCTTGACGCGATACCATTCCTTTCTGGTACCCATCTCATAATCAAATATCTTATACCCCTCTATCTGTACCCTTCCGGTCCCGGTATCAAAGCATTTAAGCACCGGTATTATCTCCCTTTGGGTCATGTCCGGAAAATCACATACTATACGCCTCCACGTATCAGGTATGGCATTATACTCCGTTCCAATAGGGTTACTATCGTCAGTAGTATTCACCACCTCATAATGAGACACCTCCGGGTTCAGGCGGGGATCAACCGACTCTACGCCCTCTATCTGGACCTTGCCTCCTTCCGTGGCATAACATTTACTTACGAATATCAACTCCCGATCGGTCATCTCCGCTATACTACAATCTATAGCCACCCACTCGGCAGGGATCTTATCCAATTCCGTGCCAATGGGAGTATCGATATCCGATGAGTTGATGATAAATATCTTCTCGGCCAGTATCTCCCCCTTATTATTCATATAGGTATGGATACGAGCTTCTACCTGACCACCCGGCGTGCGATAGCATTGGTTGACGATCGACACACGGGCGTCCTTGATGTTAATGAACTGATAGTCCTTTTTAGGGATCTCGCTTACAAGTCTCTTTACTCCTTTATCATCGAAGTACACGTAACACCCGTCATTCCTCATCATGACCGGATACGTCTTTCCGTCTATGACAACACCTGAGAAGTCATCTGGCGGAACGGAGAAACCCATGCTACCGAAGATGGAAGCCAGTCTCTTTAAATACTCATTAATAGCCGACATAATATCATATTTTAATTCTACTGCCTCAAAGATAACAAAAAAGGGAAGAGAATTGAATCTCTCCCCTTTAGGAAATATATGAACGCAAAAAAGGTTCTTTATTTCGGCTCGGTTACGATAGCCGGACCAAGACCAGCAGCCGCCCCGATCATATTGATCATCTCCTGAACACCCTCATGAGCGCCATAGCGTACACGTAAGATCAAGTTGACAGGATCATCAGCAATAACCTTTCCGAATCCCTGAGCGTATCTATGAGGATTGAGCGTAATCTGGAAGTCCACGTATTGGGCTGTTTGTTCAACACGGCTGTATTCGTTCATGAATGTCCGCCCCATGAAATCCTGATGTTTCGGGAATCCATTGAAGTGAGCGTACCCCTTAAGCTCATCATCCATCATATTGCCACCTACGTGAGTGCGCGGGGCTTTGCTGGACAGTCTCTCAAAATGAAGTTGATCCCACCAGATAGGAGAACCCTCATCCAAAGAATCGGGGTAACCGCCACTAGCACCTACGATCTCAACGCTATCCTCGATATAAGTCATTTGATCCATCAAGCACTCTGACGGAGATAATAACATTTCCTTGCCACGGAAACGGATACCGCACTTGCAGTTACTACCAAGCTCTTGTGCTGATTCCAATTTCTTCCACATCCGGTTACGGTAAGACGCCGGAGCCTCGCTGGTGAAGAATCCCTCAAATACCTTGTCGCACTCATCGCACAACATATTGGTATATACCTCTGTCTGGAAGCTATGCTGGCAAGCAGCAGGAGTGCCGTAATCAGTGATCTCCAGTTCCGGGAACGCCTGCTTGATTTCCTCCAAAGCACTTTCACCACACTCGTTGTCCGGGATCGTGATATAATACTTCTCCTTAGATACCTTGCAAGATCCGCAAGCTGACCAGGAAGCGGTACGAACCGTAGGATTCTCACACATATCAGAAGTCTTAGCGACATAATAAATAACCGTAGTAGGATTAGCGTCTACGAATGTCTTGATCTCATTATCGGTCAATTTCTTTGACGTAGCGGCGATATAAAGGCCAGTGCCCTTGATCTGGCTCATCTTATTAACCGTATCTGAAACTACGTTAGGAAGAGACTCGATAGTAGAAGACATATCAACGCCATCATCCTCCAACGAAACGGAATACAGGTATCCGCCCTTAACCTCAGTATAGCTAGGCGGGCATTCCTCGCATCCTTTCATGATAGAGATCAGACGTTGAGTATAGTCAGCAGGTTTAGCCCCTTTCTTCATAACCTTATAACGTGACATGCTGCCGTTGATGCTCTCACGAACGATCTTCAATCCCGGATACTGGGCACGAACCTCAGCCAAGGCCAGGTCATCACCAGTATCGCAAACCTCCATACAATAGAAGTTCACGTCCTCCGTCTCAGGCTCCGTAGCCTCATTAGTACATCTTGTAACCGGAGTGATATCAATATAATCAGATACCTTACCACCACCAGCGATAGGCTGGTTCTTCATCCTCTCGATACATTTCAGGACGGCTGGCAACAAATCAACCTCCTCGCAAGGATCGCACTCCTCGCATTGATTTGGCGTATTATCACAATCATCCAAAAGAATGGCGTCATTGATCTCAACACGACCCTCCTCATAGCCAAGAAGCTCAAAGGCACGACCAGCGAGAACCAAGCGAATAACGATACGGTCTCCTTTGGAAACTGAGAATGCCGTGTCATCAGAAACACCATTGTATCCTAAGATAACATCATCGACATAAGCATGATCTTTCTTCGGCCAAGAAGCGTAGATCTCCGTGATCTCGTTCAAGGAGAATAACGGCGTGGAAAAATCCTTATCATAGATAGAGCGGGAAGCCGCTTGTTCATTACGACCGATACGGATCTCATAACGCTTGTCGTTACGAGGCTTACCGGTAAAATCAATCACGGCCTTACAACCGTTCTCGGAAGTATCTTTAGTATCGTAAATACCGATCTGTCCTTCCTTCAAGAAGATGGAATCAACATCCACCATCTTAGCGTGTGGGGATACGAAAAGTACCCGGTCTTGCGGTCTGTGCAACATATTATCAATATTTTAGTTTAAAAATCATTTACCTAACGCAAACATAATAATAAACGAGTTCACGACAATAAAACACGATCACGAGTGTATAGGCATATAAATAAATTACATTTTTTGTAAAAACATTATTTAAGCCACTTTTTCTTATACATCTTCCTCATCATATCAACAAGTTCATCGAAACTTTTTATATAACCCATATCTATAGCCCATATAAGATTGCCTTGTGTTTGCTCCAATTCCTTCAGCTCAGCTTCCGTGGCTTTATTCCTGATCATACTTTCATGGATATTAAAAACAATATAATTAAGACCCTTGGCGATCTTAACATAATCTACATCCTTAAATCTAGAAGCTGCCCTAGACAAAGCATTATACCTATCACCAGCCTCTATTCTATTAAGAATAAGCTTATCAGTTAACCACGTAACAACCTCGGCATACAACATAGGATTCAATTCCATAGCTACAAGAACCCATATATAAGGATTACACATAGTTCTCCTGTTCTCGCCCCTACCAACCGTCTTATAAGCTCCAAACTTTTTCATTACTTTTATAAGAGACTCTTTTTCAACCATTTCCATAAAAACAGGAAATCCTGTTTCTATCATATATCCTTGTTTTTCAAGAATATAATATATTCGCTCAGCACTCTCCTTGTTAGAAAGAATATTCTCTATTCTCTTATCATTCCATCCCTCCTGAATCCTTTTCCTTGTATAGGCTTCCTGTAAATCAGTCAACGACATGAAAGACGTTTTAGTGTCTTGCTTGATAGTAACACCAAAAAGATCCCTATCCTTGGAGATCATAACAACATTAGTTTTCATATTATATATATTTAATTATTTAATACGACGCAAATATATAAATAAAAGTTTTACCGTAAAAATATATAGATAAAAAATATTCCAATATAAAATCATTATATTAAATATTTTGCAAAACACAAAAACCATACTTACGATTTCTGGAGTCGGAGAAATCTCCGATTCCAGAAAATATGCATAGGATGATAAAAAAAATAAGCCTACCCATTTCTGAGCAGGCTTATCAATCAAAACTAACGTTGTTTATTTAAAAGAAGCCACATTATCCTTATCAAGCTGATACCTCTGCAACTCGTTCTCGTTAAGGCTGAATTGTTTAGCGACCATATCCAGAATCTCCTCCACAAGATAATCGGGCAGCTCCGGGTCGATGTCCGTAGATTGGATACCGGCGGCGTTGATATACCCCGACAGGTCCACCCTGACAGGACGGCGGTAGTACGTCATCTTAACCTCCTCGGTACGGAAGCCTGACTCGTAGACCACGACCTTCCCGTTCCCTATGGAGTAGAATGTCTCCCGATAGTCGTAAGAAGGGCGGTTATTCTCGTCTCCAAGAAGCTCATGGATATTCTCGTTCTTAGCCTCCCACATAACGAAATCAGTGACCTCACACCCTTTGTATGAGAAAACGCCTTTTATGTTAGAGAACCATAGATAGTCGTCAGGTAAGTTAAAGGACGTAGACTCAGGGTCATCCATCCTACCCGCATTATCCAACGACATCCAATAAACAAGAAGGTTTTGGATGGAGCGTATAGTCTCGTCATCCTTCCTATTGAGATAGTACTTAACCAACCGGTCTTGGGCCTCGTTGAACAACAGCACGAACCTTCCCGGATCAAGCTTAATCCCGCCATTGGCCAGATTCTGCTCGTTCTTCTGCAAAGACCTTAGATACGCTTCTTGGATTGTCATCGTTATTCCTCCTTAGCCTTATCACCTTCCTCTACGTCATCCTTCTTCTTAATATCCTTAACCTTCTTGGTCTTGGACTTATCATCGATATTAGACATAGACATGATCTCCTCATACTCATCTAATACATTAGCCTTTATGTTAATAAAGTCTTTCTTGGTAGCCAAGAACTCAGCGGATGTCCGAACGTCAGGTCCTATGATCTGGCCATTATATTGTAATCCGGATGGAGTCATATTGATACGACCATTTCGTTGAAGGACGTTTACGATACGGTAAAACTCAAGAACTTCCTTGAAATCACCTTCCAATGACCGATCCCAGATATCAAGCAGATAATCAACATTGGTCTTCTTCTCATTCATCCAGTTTGATAGAGATCCTGTATAATACTCATCCTCCGTGAAATCCGGGCGAGTTACGATACCGATGTAAAGAAGAAGATCTATGACAGCCTGACGATCGTCGCCGCCTTTCTTAAGGGCGCTGATAAACTTATAGCTGATGTTCATCTTATTGATCTCACGCTGCTGAACGAAATCCTTCATATTGTCTTTCTCCACGAAACAGAACATGGAGTTCATGAAGACAGGATCGCCATCCATTTCCTGAGGAGTCAACATGCCGGAAAATACAGCCAGATATAAATAAAATAGATCTACGGTATTAGCCGTATTATAAACCTTACCCATGAAGATCTTATCCTTAGCGTCATCCCAAAATTCTAAATTGGTTTGAGATAGATCCATCTGCGACATTTCCTCGAAAGGCTTCATGATATTATCTACCCGCTGTTTGACGAGCTTATCGATCTCATTCTTGTCAAGACCATTATAGCATCTTGATCTTGGATAAAAACCGGTGTTATAGGCCTTGGAGAAATCATCCCAAGGGCAACATACGTGAGTGGCGTTCTCCGGGAACGGAGCTTTAGCTATATTAGCGTCTTGAAAGGCCTGAGGAGCACTTCCATCATGTTTGCCTACAACCTCATATAAGGTATCTGACATGATATTGAAACCGTTTACCTCGGCCAATACCTTCCTTGATTTTAAAATTTCTTTCATTTCCTTTTTTTGCGTTACTTAAAAAAGAGGAGAGGAATATCCTCCCCTCTAAAAACCAAATTACATATATGAAAAAACTTAGCCGAAGTAGTTCGGTTGAAGCTCGATAATCAAGAACTTACTATTATCCATAACCCATGCCGCGGAAGCAGAATGACACCAGAATTGCTCTTTCATGCCCGGCAAGGATGATACGATCTCATTACCGTTGGCTTTGTGCGCCCAACGACCGTATTCATAACCCCACCACATACTTACACCTTCTGGTTTGATATAGAATACGTTGTTATTCATATTACCTAACTTAGCGTTAGCCGTATTAGGAATAGCGGAATACGCGTTAGTCGATCCAGCGTCAGTGATATTCTCGATAATACAAGAATAAGAGGATCTAGGATACATGCCATTCACCAACTCGCTACGATCTGTCATGTCGGCGTAATCCAAAGAAGGATCATGCTCGAACTCAACATTACCGATGCCCGGGATGAAAGCTCCCTTAACCTGAACCGGACCTAAGATCATGGCGTCATTAGTACCAGAGATAGGGTTAGAAGGCAACATCCTATCGCTTCCCATACCCCAGCTTAAGTTCTGCAAGGTAGTGAAGAACGATTCCCTGATCAACTTCTCTAAATTGATCATAGCCATAGCTCCTACCTTGAACTTAATCTTACGTTCCGTAATAGGAAGATCCTGACGTCCACGGAAAATATAAGATGCGGCAGCCATAAGCGTGTCTTTAGTAATACCCATCGGACGGCTATAGTAAATAGTGTAACCACGGCGAAGCTGACGATAGATACCTTCATTCAAATGGATAGGACCATTTTGATCCATGATAATACCACCTTCTTGCCACATCAACTGTCTGGCCTCCAACTTAACCAACTCAGCCATACAGAACACCTCCAACGTAGAGGCTACTTTGGCCGTACGCAAATCAAGTCTACCATTAACAGTCTTACCGATAATAGCCAGATCAGGAATATTACCCTCATACTCACTTCTCATGGCATTCATACGACGAAGAGCGGTCTCCACAAACTCCGAAGTGCTGTTCTGGGCGGCTTGCATGGACTTCATACCAGCATACATAGTTGTCTCACCCTCAACACCACGGTGGTTTCCTAAACGGAACTCACAAGTCATAGAACCGGCCTTGTCAGCCCCAGATACCTTGGAGAACTGGGTGCTATACTCTCCAAGAGCATGACCGATCTTCCAGTAGCGGACACCCGGACGTAATTTCTCTTTAGGGAAGTATTTAGCCTTACCACCGATAACACGACACCAATAACGTGTCAAGTCGCCTTCTGTCTTAGACGGGATCTCACCTGAGATAAGGATATTACAACCGTTAGCGGCATCGTAGGTAATAACATCATAAGCCGTAAACTCAGATGTATTCAAAACGATATCAAACAAGCTACCATCAATACCAGGTTTCAGATGATGACCTGAAGTATCCTCAGCCGTAACAACAGCGAATGTCTTTGTAACAGGTAAATCATAACGGAAAGAAGCTCCAATACCGTTAACGGAGATCGTAGCGCCGTTATTAATCATACCCATATACATCGGTACAGGGTAATTAGCGATATTAGAGAACAGATTCAAAAGACCCAGATGATTCTTATCAGGATCCTCATAATACCAGCTCGCCAATGAGCCTAAGTTATGCTCTACGAGCGAAGTCTTATAGTTCTTGGCATCGGTAAAGGCAATAACGTTATCGCCATTCACGGTAGCCGGGAAACTTTTTGTAAGAAACGGATTCATTTTCAATATATTTAAACGTTATACACTCTTTGATCCACTCAGATCAAGGAAGTTAGCTTCTATAGTATCGTTATCGATATTAGTCTTATTCTGCTTTCCTCCCTTATTGCCAGAAAGAAGAGTGATGGTCTTCTTATTAACCTCCATCTTAGCCTTGTTGGTTTTCTGTTTAAGGAACTCGTCCTTATTCATCAAGAACAAGGCCAAATCAGCGGCCATATCCGGATTCTTGATAGCCTCGGAATAGGCTTTATCTATAGCCGTATGACCTTGATTGTCTATCGGCTTTGTAACGAAATCGACAGCCTTACCTATCATCGTGTCAGTCAACTGGAATCCTGAGCTTATAGATGTCTTTAGACCTTTCTTATAGATCTTCATCTGCTCAACTAACTCCTGTCTCCTTTTCTCGGATTTTTTCTTCTCCTCCTCGATAAGGTTATCCATCTCCTTTTTCAGGATATCATGGAACTTATTGGCCTTAGACTCGATAAACTCATCGCCTTTACCAATCATCATTTCCATATTATCCTTTATCTCATCTTCCGGCATACCCAGCATCTTATAATAATGCTGGATAACCGCAAGCTGATCATTTTTATTACTCATATCAAGGTTATCCAACGGAGCCTGAATACTCTGATATTGGCTTAATAGTTGACCAACGTTACCACCGGCCTTATCCACCTCTATCATCTTCTTCATGAAATCAGACATCGAACCGGTATCAACCTTATCCTTCAACAACTCATCAGCCTTGTCCTTGATCAATCCCTCCACTATATCGAGTAAATCATCCTCTTTAGTGATAGTAGAAAGATCAACCGGTTTATCATCTACCATAATATCTAGGTTCTCAATACTATCTATGATACCTCTGGCAGCCATCTTCTCCAAGAAAGATTTTCCGTTAAACCCTGATACCACGTTATTATTATCAGCACCGCCTTCGCCAAGAGAATCCGGGTCAGGGTTGGCCGCATCGCCGCCCTTATCCCCGCCACCGTCAGCCGATCCGCCGTCGGCAGGTTCTTTCTTGGTGTCATCTATAAGATTACCATCCTTATCATATTTACCCTCAATATTATTCTTATCGCCATCACCGTCACCACGGTAAAAAAGCTCCTCGACACTCATGGTCTTAAAACCCTTAGCGAAATCACCCATGTCATTCATACAATTTCCTTTTTTGCTTTTTACAAAATTATCATTAATCTAATTACCAATTAAATCAAACCCATTATAGTATATGACAGAATTTTACGCCAAAATGATTACAGATTTTGTAAAAATATTTACAAAACTTGTAATCAATTCTTGTTTATTATTGACGTAAACCTATCTGTATCAGAACGTTTGTTTCTAGCGTCTATCTCCTTTTCTTTTAATTCCAACTTCTTTTTCTCTATATCCTCACGAGATCTTCGCTCAGCCTCGGCGTTAGCCTGTCTGGTTCTCATATCCTCCTCCCGGATGTCCAGATCCCGTTCCTTCAAGGCCCTATCAGCCATAGCCTCAACGTAATCCATACCTTCTGAGTTGTTCTCAGTCCTAGCGGCTTGACCGGCGGCCATTATGCTCTTACCCCGTAAATCGAAATTACCCTTGATGTAAGCAAGCTCCTTATCCTTCTCATGCTCATCGTTACGTGCCTGTTGTTCGGCCTCGGCTTGCTGCTGGACAAGTCGCTGTTTATTCTGGTATTCCTCTTGCCTTACACGATCGGCGTAAGATCTGGCATCCCTTCCGATCTGATTCATCTCAGCCGTTGAGTTGGCGCTCATCATCCTAGTGATATCAAGCAAGTCATTACCTAACGTATTTGTCTGTAATATATATTGTTTCAAATTCTCCAATTCCAGACGTTTCTTGGAATTAGATACAGCCATAACATTAAGATGACGTAACGACAAGCTGTTATCCGTAAGACTGATGTAAGCCAAGGAAAGATCGCTGTTCCTGTACATCACGGTCCAATCGTATCCTTCCTTCTGACATACTTGAGCCACGGCTAGATGAATATCCAATGTCCGTTTCTTGAAATCATCGAAATCATTAAAGTAAGTCTGGGTCTGTAGCATAGTAGCGTTAACTCCCTGTTTTACACCCGTAGAACTCTCGTATCTAGTTGACTGACCCATGGCCTGCTCGGATATACCTATCATCCTATAAGCCATCATATAGGCGTAAGACGCCATTTCCATACGGGATCTTATCTGATCCGTATTAGTAAGATCATATACACCGAACTGATTATATATGCTGCTCATCTGCGGATTCTGGTAAGGATTGTTTGTGTCATTACCACCTACACCCATAAACGAGACAGACTTAACGATCTGCATGAAAGTAGCCAAAGCTCCCTTCTTGTCCATCATATCCTTATATTCCGTAGGCAGGAATCCTAAGTCGCCTAAGAAGAACTTACCGATCTCCTTCTCGGCGTTATTGTATAGCTGGTTCATAGCAAGGTTATACATCATCTGGAACGGCTGTATGCGATCAGCGAGACTAGCCCCTATAAATCCAGAAACCGGAATGACATAATCATACAGACTGCTATCACCATGTATCTGATGAGGTATTGGATCCCCACCAATATATATAGGCTTATCCATTAAATTACCTCCGGTGATCTTAACGCCAAACCTAACCTCAGGGACATACTCCAAGATGTAGGTGTTCACCTCAGGATCACTGACGGCTTCGGCCATAACCCTCTTCACTTTCTTGATACCGTTCTTCTCCAAGAACTCCGGGAGAAGCTCATCTGTCACAAGCTCCTGATCCACCATCCCAGTCTCCGTCATGTAAGTTATTAAGAATACCGGTTTCATGGATACCCAATATCCCTCCATGACTCTAAAAAGGCGGGAATCTATCTCATATCTCTTGCCATCGGCCATACCGGAGTTGAAATATCCAAAGGGATGGAAGCGGGGCAAGAAGCGGGGCTGGGTGTGCTCCTCCCCGTCAGGTCCGAAGGTATGGTACTCTCCCATCGGCACACCATAATAGTCCTCAGCGGCGACTATAGACTCATAGTCATGGTATCCTTTCCATGGAATAACCTCATTCTCATACATACCGGTAATAGAAGGCTTCTTTTTCTTCTGATCATACCTAGTACCGTCATTGGATACCCATCCCTCGTAATCATCATCACCTCCCATAATCCGGCGCTTATCCTTAGCCGTCATCTTATGACCGTATTTTGATATCAACTCAACACCCTCATAATAATGAAGACGGCCTACATAACTTCCATATTGCGGATATTTTACATCAGGATGGAACACCTCCATAGGACTCCACACCTCCGGTCGATAGTAATCAAAACCGACGAAATGATTACGAAACATCTTTCCGCTAAGAAGACGATCCCGGAAATTCTCCCTGTCAAGCTCATCCATATAAAACCTGCTACGATCAGCCTCGATCGTATGATCTCCCCATACAGCCGCCTGCGTCTTCCATCTGGTGCTCATGAACCTCTGGATATCGTCAGGGGTCATAGACGCCTTGGCCTGCTGGATTTGCTGGGCGTAAGCCTGACGTTCCTCCTCGGAATTAAACTCATTGTATGTAGGATCAAGCCCGGCCTCAACAAGACGTTGGTTGACTATAATATCCCACTGTTCTTGGATATGGCGGTGAAGTAAGTTGGACATCGTATCCTCGTACTCGCTTATAGCCAGATCCCCTACCTCGTTAACAGTATATTTATCCTGTAGGTTCGTCAACCATCCCTCAAAGGCATTCACGATACCACCTATGATATCATAATGCTTCAAGAAAGAGGGTATCCTTATATCACTCCTTAACTTCTGTACGTTTCTTAACTGTGGGATAACATCCGCCATCTCCATAAAAGATAACTTACCATCCGCCATCAGATAATAGTCACGGTACATTTGGTTACGATCATATTGTTTTAATCCTATCACCTCAAGAGCGTCCATACAATCCTCTTTCCATTTCCTGTTCTTTTTCTTCGTGGAAATAGCCTGAGGAGGTAATCCTAATAGCGCTCCTTTTGCTGGAAACGAATGATCTCTATTGAAAATCTCCATGTCAATCTATTTTGTTTTTAGCAAAGATAAGTTATTAAGCGACACCAAACTACCGAAACGCACCTATAGATACCGATCCGAACGCCGAGGCATATATCTCATGATGTTTATAAGCGTCTTCCTTACGGGCGTTATTCATCTCATCTATCTTCGATTTAGGCATATAATTATTATCATCAAAATACCTTGCTAGCACAAGAGCATGACCGAAGGATATTATCCTATCGACGTTCAATCCTGGCTTGTACTGTATTATTTCATCCAGTAGAGCTATATCATCAATCAACTCAATACCCTTGACCGTTATATCAAGACCAGTACTATCATCATATCCGATAACGAAATCCTGCCAACAGTAATCCACGACACACGAGAATAGCAGGTTCTGGTTACCGGGGGTAGGGTATAGACCTAACTTGCTGTTCTGCCGGGAGCCGGCCTTCACATACTTATTGGCTATTGCCTCACCAGCGAATAAGAAGAAAGATGCCGGCATACCGCTTTTACGGTTAAGGTACTGCTCATACATCTGGTCAGCGTTCTCCATAAGACATATAGCACCATATCCCTTCTGAAGCACCTCGCACGTACGGCAGAATTGGTCTATAGATGATGGGCGGGATACGTAAGAGGCAACTATTCTATAGGCATAAGGATCTCGGATACCAACACGCCTTTTGAATATATAAAAGGATCCCAATGAAGGAGTATCAGACTTGGCCTGCTTATACGGATCTTGGCCCGCCACATAAATAAAATCATCAAACCTATTGGATTGAGGCATCTCGAATATCTGGACAGGAGCGTCAATAACACCGCCGCTAAACGGGAATCCAGCCAGTTGCTTATTCGATTTAGTAGTCCCCAGTTTATTACCTGACTCAAGAAAGACATCACACAGCATACCGCTATATTGCCCCGACTCAAGGAGATCATTCTTATGCTTGATAGCGTACTCGACCGGAAATAGGTTCTGGGATGAGCTTAAAAAACAGTCATCGATCGTAAATGGATAGAACATAGTATGAGAAGTGTACGCAACCCTATCTTTTGTAGATAGTTTCTTCCGTTCCTCATTAAGTTTATTGGTACTAGCCTCGAAATCAGTAGCGTCGATCTTGATCTTATTAAGCTTCTTGTCATCAGGCTTACCAAGATAATCCCCCAATCCTATAGTTCTCTTAACACCGGAGTTAGCCATCTGACCGGGAACGAACATCGCCCATTTCCGTTCTTTCCATGTTTTCCCTTTCATGGCTCTACGATTTAAAACATCCCAGTCCATGACCAGAAGGTTATATGTCTCGGGATCGGAGAACATCTCTTGAGCGTCCTTAGACAATTCCACCTCACCACCGGTACCGGCCAAGATAGGACTAAGACGCCAGCCATAAGGCGTGTCGTAGGAAGGCATGGCGGCCGTGTAAGGTTTCTTTAT